ATAGAAAACTAATACCAACAGGTTTAAGATTTGATATTCCTGAAGGTTACGAAATACAAGTTAGAAGTAAAAGTGGATTGGCACTAAAACAAGGATTAATGGTTTTAAATTCTCCGGGTACTGTAGATAGTGGTTACCAAGGTGAGGTTAAGGTAATCATGTTTAACACAACAAATGAAAGAATTAAAATAGAAAAAGGGCAAAAAATTGCACAGGCAGTTTTATGTCCTGTTATGTGCGGAAAATGGGTTAATTTAGTTAAAGTTGAGGAGATAGAAGAAAAGGATAGAAACGATAAAGGATTTGGGAGTACAGGATTATGATAACAATAGGATTTTCAACTAGAAAACATAATCAAGAGTATATTGATTATCTACAAAAAACTTCAATGTATAAAGAAGTACAAATCATTGAGAAGGTTAATAATGGTGAAAAGTCTTTATCACAAGTTTATAATGAAATATTAAACGAATCTGAAAATGATATTGTTGTTTTATGTCACGATGATTTAGAAATAGACACCAAAAATTGGGGTGATAAGGTACTTAAACATTTTCAAAAAACACCTGAGTATGGTATTTTAGGTTTAGCAGGAACCAAATATTTGGACACAAACGCTAAATGGTGGGAAGTATTTAACACTATGTATGGTGTTGTTAATCATAAACACGAAGGTAAAAAATGGACTAGTACATACTCAAAAGACATAGGTAATAAATTAGAAGATGTTGTTTTAGTTGATGGGTTGTTTATTGTGGTAAACAAAAAAAATATTAAACATAATTTTGATGAGTCTATTGATGGGTTTCACTTTTATGATTTAGGTTTTTGTTTACCTAACTTTTTAGACAATGTAAAAGTTGGGGTTATGTTTGACGTTAGAGTAACCCATCTTTCAATTGGACAAACTAACCAACAATGGGAAGATAATAGGGCTAAATTTGCGGAAAGATATATGGATAGTTTACCAATAGACATTAATAAAAAAGACGAATCAGAAACTTTTATTTTTGTTCACGATCAAGATTTAATTATTGAATTTGAAAATAAAAAGAAATTTTCTAACCTATATAATTACAGATACGTTTTTTTAGGTAGTCGTCCAATTGATAAATTAGAAAATTTTAATAATGTCATTATCGCAAGAGACTATGAGGGTAATTTAGAACAATACCCATTGTTTACTTCATATACCGGATGGTTCTGTCTTTGGAAAAATAATTTAATAAAAACAAAATATGTAAATTTATTTGAGTACGATACTCTTTTAAATAAAAATATAGATCAGTTTCACACCAAACTTTATAATAAAAATGTAGAAATGATTGGTTACGTACCTTTCCCAATATCACATTTTCAGTTTGTTCAAAATCCTGAATGGAACCAACACATTTTACCAATTATAAAAGAAGTAAACAAAATAGATTTAATTAGTTATTACTCTAAAGTACTTCAAAAAAATCCAAATGCGGTTTGGTCCTCAACTTCAAACACAACATTCAGAACAGACATTTTCAATGAGTACATGAAATGGTTCGAACCAATAGCAGATAGGATTAAAGAAACAAAAACTTGTGGACATGCGCATGAAAGATCAATCACATACTTTTCACATATAAAAAATAAAAAAATGTTAATTACAAATAACATTTTAAAACATCTACAATTAGATTCACACAAAACACAAGGACATAATGTAGATATGGATGTAAGTCTTAATAAACTTTATCAAAACATATTTTAATGAATTATTTAAGTTATAGTTTATGGGGAGATAACCCACTATACAATGTCGGATCAATTAGAAACTCAGAACAGGTAAAAGAAATTTATCCTGATTGGCAAATGATTTTATATTACGACAATAGCGTACCGTCAGAAACTATTAATTCTCTTTTGAATAACAATGTAATTTGTTTAGATATGTCTAATAGTGGTATACATGGTTCTTTTTGGAGATTTTTAGCTTCAGATATTGAAGATGCTGAATACGTTTGTTTTAGAGATTGTGACTCTAGATTATCGAACAGAGAGTTTCTGGCGGTACAAGATTGGATTGAGAGCAAAAAGACATTACACGTTATGAGAGATCACCCTGCTCATGTAATACCTTATGGTATAAGTGAACCAGGAATTCTTGCGGGTATGTGGGGAATAAAGGCTAAAACGATACCTATGACAGATTTAGTTAATAAATTTAATCTTGGCAGGACTTTAGAATATGGTCACGATCAAGTTTTTTCTAAAACCATATACCAAATATTTTTAAACGATCGTTGTACACACGATGAATTTTATGAAAAAAAACCATTTCCTATTAAAAGAGAAAATGGTAGATTTGTTGGTGAACGAATTAGTATAAACGAAACTCCGGTAACAGAAGATTATAAAATATTATTATGAAAATAGATTACGCAATTGTTAGTACAGATAATAACCAAATGTACTCTGAATTTTGGGAACCTGTAAAAAAACTTTGGTTTAATTTAGTCGGTATTAAACCCTTATTAGTGAAGATATCCGACAATAATGATGTTATTGAATATGATGATTGCGTTATTCACAATTTTAAAAAAATTGATGGGATTAATACGGGATTTCAGTCACAAATAGCCAGAATGTATGTCACAAAATATTATCAAAATAGTGTATGTCTGACATCAGATATTGATATGTTACCATTATGTAAAAATTATTTTGTTAAAGATATTGAAACTATTAATAATGATAATTTAGTTATTTTTAGTTCTGACGCATACCAAGGAGTTGTTAGATACCCAATATGTTACAATGCGGCAAAAGGAAAGGTATTCAATGACATTATGAAATTTGAAGACACTTTTGAGGAGTACTGTATAAAATTAAATGATATGGGATTTGGTTGGGATACGGATGAGTTATATTTTGGAAAAATGGTTAACTTATATGAAAATCAATCAATAATTACTAAATTAAATCGTGGCTGGGAGTATGGAAGAGCAAAAAAAAGAATAGATAGAGTTTATTGGACATATGATGAAAACGAATTAAAAACTCAAAATTATGTAGATTCTCACTCTTTACGACCATATTCAAAATACAAAAATGAAATAGATAAATTAATAAATTTTTTAATATGAGAATATTAATTTTAGTTCTTTCATATGACGATTCAGGAATATATACTGAATTTTATAAAACACAAAAACAAACGTGGGATAGTTTACCCGTTGAAGGTGTTGAAACATATTACTATTTTGGTAATAATAATGAAAATATAATAGTCGGTAATAATATTTTAACAGATGTCCCTGAGAGTTTAATAAATTGTGGTAATAAATCTATAGAAGCCTTTAAACTTATTTCTAATATGGATTTTGATTTTGTTTTTAGAACAAATTCAAGTTCGTATATTGATAAGAATCTATTAAAATTACATTTAGAAAATAAACCCAAAAACAATTTTTATTCTGGAATTTTAGGGAATCATTTTGGTATACCTTTTTGCTCAGGATCCGGGTTCGTTCTATCTAAAGACTTAGTGCATTTATTAATAGACAATAAAGAAAAATTAGATTTTAGTTTGATTGACGACGTTTGTTTTGGAAAATTTCTTTCTTCTAATAATATTCCTTTAATAAATTCATATAGATTTGATTTAACTTATAATACAAATGAAATTGATGAGGGATTTTTTCACTATAGACTTAAAACTAATAATAGAATAAACGACATAAATAATATGATATTAATACACAAAAAAAAATTAAAATGGAAAAAATAAATTTAATATACGAAAAACAATGTTCAACACCTTCAGATATAAATGAACATCTACCAACATTACTTAAATATGCTAATGAATGTGAACACATAACAGAAATGGGTGTTAGGTGGGTATCATCTACTTGGCCACTACTTTTATCTAACCCAAAAAAAATGATTAGTTACGATATTGTTAGACATCCTAAAATTGAGGAGGTAATTGATTTATCTAAAAATTACAACATAGATTATCAATTTATTCAATCGGATGTTTTAACTATAGAAATAGAAGAGACGGAATTATTATTTATAGATACATTACACACATATAATCAATTAATCTGTGAGTTGGATATTCATTCTGACAAATGTTCAAAATATATCATTTTACACGACACCACAACTTTTGGGGATGTCGATGAAAATGTATATAGTCACGCAAGTCCTCTAATTATAAATGAATCAAAAAACAAACAAGGTTTATGGACAGCAGTGTTAGATTTTTTAGAATCGGAAAAAGGGAACCTTTGGAAAGTAAAAGAAAGATTTACAAATAATAATGGATTAACTATATTAGAAAGAAAAAAGTAATGTTAACAATTCATACTTTAACATATAACGAAGAATTAATGATAGAATTTTTTGTAAATCATTATAGAAAATTATTTCCAAATTGTATTATTAAAATATATGATAATTATTCTACCGATAATACTGTAAATATTGCAAAAAATTTGGGGTGTGAAATTTTTTATTATGACTCAAATAATAATTTGTCTGATTCTAAATATTTAGAGATAAAAAATAACTGTTGGAAAAATTCAAATACCGATTGGGTTATTGTTTGCGATTGTGATGAATTAATTCAAATAAACCAAGAAGAGTTAATTAATGAGGATAAAAACGGAACTACCCTTTTTAAATTTAAAGGTTATCATATTATGAATACAGATGATGAATTAAATTTAAATAATTTATCATTTGGGTTTCCTGATACTATGTATGATAAAATTTTATTATTTAATAAGTCAAAAATTACTGATATAAATTATGAACCGGGTTGTCATTCGGCATCTCCAATAGGAAGTGTAATATATTCTAAAAATATTTATAATCTTTTACATTACAAATATTTAGGAGTTAACTATACTGTTGATAGATATAAAATGTTTGCGGAAAGAATATCAGACGAAAATTTAAAATTTGGATGGGCAATTCATTATTTAAAAAAAGAAAACGAAATAGTTGAGGATTACATAAAAAATAAAAAAAATTTAATAAAAGTTAAAAATTAAAATGAAAATAAACGAAAGAGGATATTGGGAAACCTTTGATTCTGAAGGACATATTTTTGATTCTTCATTATCAAATAAAGTGATTGAATTTTCAATCGAAAATAATGTAAAAACATTTTGTGATTTTGGATGTGGAATGGGTGATTATGTATCAAAATTATTAGACAATGGGTTTATATGCGAAGCTTACGATGGAAATCCGAACACAGAAAAATTAACTAATGGAATTGCTAAAACTTTAGATTTATCAATTCCATTTGAATTAAATAAAAAATTTGATTGTGTTTTAAGTTTTGAAGTTGGGGAACATATACCTTCTGAATACGAGAGCGTTTTTATTAATAACTTGTGTAATCACTCTGAAAATTTAATTATTGTGAGTTGGGCGGTAGAAGGACAACCAGGTCACGGACACGTAAATTGTAGAAATAATGATTATATTATAAAGGAGTTTGAAAAAAGAGATTTTATTTATGATGAAATCAATAGTACATCTCTACGTAATAGTCATTCAAATGCTTGGTGGTTTAAAAACACAATAATGGTATTTAAAAAAAATAAATAATATGGAACATTTTTATAAAAAAATAGATGGATGGTTTAATATGGAAAACGAATATTCAGAATTATTAAACTTTTGCAATGATGGTTCTAATTTTGTTGAACTTGGAGCATGGAAAGGTAAAAGTACTTGTTATGCGGTTGTTGAACTATTAAACAATAATAAAAAAATAAATTTTTTTACTGTTGACACATTTGAAGGAGTGACTGCAGGATCAGATTTGAATGAAGTAAATGCTTACCTTAAAGAAGATAAAAATATACTCGATCAATTTATAAAAAACACTGAACCGATTAAAGAAAATTTTAAATATTTTATTTATGATAGTGCAACAGCATCTAATTTGTTTGAGGACTCGTCGGTTGATGCGATATTCATCGATGCGGGACATTCTTATGAATCGGTTAAAAAAGATATAGAATCTTGGTTTAATAAAATGAAACCAGACAGTATTATGTCCGGTCACGACTACTGTGAATCTTGGCCTGGAGTTATTAAAGCAGTTGATGAATTTTTTGGTAAACCGGATAAGGTTATTAATAGATGTTGGTTTAAATACGTAAAAAAATAATAACATGAAAAAAATATTAATTTTAGGTGGTGGTGGATTCATAGGAGGACATTTATCTAAAAGATTATATGATGAAGGAAACTTTGTTAGGGTTGTTGATATTAAACAACATGAATATTTTAAACAAGAAGAATATTGTACAGAATTTATATTAGGTGATTTAAGAGATCAGAACTTAGTTTCAAGAGTTATGTTCGCACCGAACCAAACATCGTTAAATGATATTGAAAACTCATTTGATGAGGTATATCAGTTAGCTGCAGATATGGGTGGTGCTGGATATATTTTTACAGGGGAGAATGATGCAAATGTTATGCACAATTCAGCACTTATTAATTTAAATGTTGTTGATTATGCAACAAAATTTAATGTAAAAAAAGTATTTTATTCTTCATCCGCATGTATGTACCCTGAACATAATCAGCTTAATCCTGAAAATCCTAACTGTGAAGAATCTTCAGCATACCCAGCGAATCCCGATAGTGAATACGGTTGGGAAAAGTTATTTAGTGAAAGATTATACCTCTCATTCAAAAGAAATTACGGACTAAACGTAAGAATTGCAAGGTTCCATAATATCTTTGGGCCTTACGGAACTTGGGATGGTGGTAAGGAGAAGGTCCCTGCAGCGATGTGTAGAAAAGTTGCTGAATCAGATACAGAAATTGAAGTGTGGGGTGACGGTAAACAAACAAGATCCTTTCTTTATATAGATGAATGTATAGAAGCGGTATTAAGATTAATGGATAGTAATTTTGTTGGCCCGGTTAACATAGGTTCTGAAGAAATGGTAACAATAAATCAATTGGCTCAAATGGCTATTGATATTTCAGAAAAGAATATTAAAATTAAAAATATACAAGGAGACGAATTTCAACTCAAGTACGGTTTTAAATGTCCTGTTGGTGTGAGGGGTAGAAATTCAGACAACAAGCTTTATGAAACAAAAATTGGTTGGTCAGTTTCTGAACCACTAATCGAAGGTATGAAAAAAACATACGAATGGATTAATAAACAAGTATTTTTAAATAAATGACAAGAAGAAAACCCCAACCTCAAAACGAAGAAAGTGAGTCTAAACCTTTTTCAAAAAAAGATTTTATAAATTCCGTCATAAAGAAAAAAGTTAAAAATAAATTTTTAACAGAAAATCAAGAACATTATTATAACCTTTTAAAAAATAATCAAATCACTATTTGTTCAGGACCCGCAGGTGTAGGTAAATCGTACATAGCAATGAAAGCTGCGGTAGACTTATTAATGGATACTAATAATTCATATGAAAAATTAGTTATTGTTCGTCCAGCAGTTGAAGCGGAAGAAAAACTTGGATCTTTACCTGGTAATCTTGAAGAGAAATTAGATCCATATATTTTTCCATCTTATTACTTATTAAATAAAATTATAGGTAAAGATGCTCGCGAAAAATTAAAAGATGCCGAAATTATAGAAGTTTTTGCATTAGCATATATGAGAGGTATGAATATAGACAATACAATTTTAATTTTTGAAGAATCTCAAAATTCAAGTCCAAATCAAATGAAATTACTATTGACAAGAATAGGGTTCAATAGTAAATTTTTTATATCGGGAGATATCGAACAAACTGATAGGTATAAAGATAAAAAACATTCAGGACTTTACGACGCAATACAAAGATTTAAAAATATACATGATGTCGGTGTTTTTGAATTTGGTGACGGTGATGTTGTTAGAAATCCACTGATAAGTAAGATATTAAAAAAATATGATGAGAATAGGGATTGAGATTAACGGAGTTTTAAGGGACACTATTGGGAAGTTTACTCAATTGTATGAAAAACATATGATTGATGAAAAAGAAGACGGTAACAAAACTTACGAGCTGGATATGTCGGGTAATACAGAGGAATTAATCCCTAAAGAAGATTTTGAATACAGGATTTTAAGTGATGTAACGTCATTAAATTTAATGGATCATTTTAGATTTAATGATGAAAATGAATTATACTCTTTTATGTACGAAGATTTTGCAATGCAAATTTTTGGTCACGCAGGATCATCAGAAACTTTTTCATTTAATGACTTAAATGAATTTTATTTAAAATATAGAGATGAAAATGAATTGTTAATAGTTTCTGATGAAATGGGTAAATCAAAACCCGCATCTTTATTCTTTCTTTCAAAGTTCGGATGTTTAGTAGAAAAAATAAAATTTTACTCAAATACCACAATTAATTCAATGTGGGATGAAATAGACATTTTACTTACGGCAAATCCTTCCTTATTATTAGAAAAACCAAATAATAAGATTGTCGTTAAATATAACACACCTTATAATAAAAATGTCAATTGTGAATATGAGATTAGTTCATTGAAGGAGTTTGACGAAATTTTACAAAAAAACAAATTATGTTAAAATTTTTAGGAGAGAATTATTACCTAGACATTAATGAGCTAGAGAAACAGGTTAGTTATGAAAAATCAGTACTACCTATAACTGGAGATACTGAGAACTCGGACCAACAAATTAGTGTTACAAGATATGACACATTTAAAAGTCTAATTGAGGTATTACTAACTGAGAGAGAAGAGTTAGATGAAACTTTAGGTATTCATGGAGCGAAAGATTTAACAATACCATTTAAAATCGCATTCAATACTTTATTAATAAACAATATATTAAAAACACTTTAAAAAAATGGAATTAGAAAAAATTCAAAAACTTGAGAAGTCATTAGAGAACCTAATTAATAAATCCGCAAGAATTTATTTTTTAGTACAGGACACAAAAGGTAACCCAAAAGCCGGAATAAAATACATTTATGACATGGCATTAACATTAAAAAATAATGGGTTTAACTCTATTATTATTCACGAAACGAAAGAATATAGTGGAGTTGCTGAGTGGTTAGGGGAGAAATACATGGAATTACCTCACCAACCAATAGAAAATCAAAATTTGGCAATTTCACCTGAAGATTTTATTATTATACCTGAAATCTACGCACACGTAATGGAGCAATTAAAAAATTTCCCGTGTGGTAAAATTGTTTTGTGTCAAGCATACGACCAAATACTTGAAACGTTACCTCCAGGGATTACTTGGGCTCAGTATGGTTTTATTAAATGTATTACAACTTCTGAGACACAAAAAAAATACATTTCAGAAATTATGAAAAATGTAAATATCGATATGGTTGAACCATATATTTCAGAACATTTTACAAGAAAAGAAAAACCATCAAAGCCAATCATTTCTATTCACACAAGAGAACCTAGAGATACTGCCAAAATTATAAAAACTTTTTATTTGAAGTTCCCACAATATAGATGGATAACATTTAGAGATATGAGGGGTATTAAACAAGAAGATTTTTCTAAATTTTTGAAAGATTCATACGTTTCAGTTTGGGTTGATAACGAGTCGGCATTTGGAACATATCCTTTAGAGTGTATGATAACGGGGACACCGGTAATTGGTAAGGTGCCTAACTTAAAACCTGAATGGATGAACGAAGAGAATGGTGTTTGGACATACCAATTTAATGAGATTGTTGACATTATTGCTAACTATACACAAAATTGGTTAGAGGATAATATCTCTGATGAACTTTATAATAAAATGTATGAAACAGGTATGAAATATTCACAAAAAGACATGTTTGAAACATCAGTATTAGGTTTGTTTAATGAGTATTTTGAAAAAAGAACAAATTCGTTTTCTGAACAATTAGAAAAAATAAAAGTATCTGAAGAAAAATAAAAAAAATGGAAAAATTTAATGTATCAGTAATATTACCAATAAACTCATCAGCACATAGAGGTTTCGATGATTTATTTGACAGAGCAATAAAATCTTTATCAATACAAAGTTTACCAGTTAATGAACTAGTGATTGTACATTCAGGTGAAGATTCTCTAAAAAACTTTTTATCAAGTTATGATTTTAGTGGACTAACCACAAACATAGTACAAAATGATGGTGATTTTGATTTTTGTACACAAGTTAATTTAGGTGTTGAAAACGCCAAAAGTGAATGGATTAGTGTGTTAGAATTTGATGATGAGTATTCAAGTATTTGGTTTAAAAATGTTAAAAGATTTGCCGATTCTTATCCTGAAGTAGATGCATTCCTTCCTTTGGTTGTCGATACTGACGATAAAGGTATGTTCGTAGGGTTTACAAATGAAGCCACGTTCGCAGCAAGTTTAAATACGGAAATCGGGTATCTAACTAACGATGTTTTACTTTCATACCAAAACTTCCAAACTAGTGGGATGGTTATTAAAAAATCAACATTTAAAGATAATGGAGGATTTAAAGCATCAATGAAACTTACTTTTGTTTATGAACTACTATTAAGACTTACTTATAATTCTACAAAAATAATGACTGTACCAAGAATTGGTTACAAACATATGAACCTTAGAGAAGGATCTATTTTTTGGAATTACAAAAATGGTGAAGAAAAAATTTCAGATAATGAGGTATCTTTTTGGATCGATTCAGCAAAAAAAGAACATTTCTTCACAAATGATAGAAATATAAAATATGTAGCAGAACAACAGTAATAATGTTTCTATCCGATGAAAGCAGTGGGAATACATATGAAACGAATAAGACGGTAAAAAAACAAAAAAGTAATAACTATTTTGATGTCCGTGAAGAAGAGGCTGTTAGAGATTATATCTTAGCAGAAACAAAAGAAGAAAAAGAAAAAATTTATAATGAATATCTTCGTATGCCGTTAGACAAAATGATTGAGTCTATCATACGAAGATATAAATTATATAGAAAAGACATGGAATACATTGATGTCCACCATGATACCCATTCTTTTTTAATGACAAAAGTGGATAAGTTTAAGCCAGCAAAAAATAAAAAGGCGTATTCTTATTTTGGTACAATATGTAAAAATTATTTAATGGGTCAAATTCTAAAAGACCAAAAAGAAACAAACAGAAAAATTTCATACGAGGATATATCGGCAACTTTAGAAAATCGTCCTGATATGGTTTATTATTTAGAGTTTGAAAAAATAGATGCCGAAAGAATAATTGATGTTTTTTTAGTTGACTTAAGAGCTTATGTTTATGAAAACACTTTAGTTGAAAATGAATTTAAATTAGGACAAGCACTGATTGAGTTGTTTGATAATTACGGTAACATTTTTATAGGTAATGATAATAATAAGTTCAATAAAAATATCGTACTCTTATCCTTAAGGGAAATGACTAATATGAACACAAAAGAGATTAGGACGTTTTTAAAGAAATACAAATTACTATATTTACAGACTATAAAAAAAATACATAATCAATAATTAAATATTTATTGTTATGAATAGAACTAGAAAAAAAGAAATCTCACTTAATAAAGATTCGGTATTAGGTTTGATGCAGGAAATTTATAACGAGTTAGTCGAACAACGCTCCACGGCAATTAGGATTCAAAATAAGATGTTAGCCATGCTAAAGGATCCTGAAGATATGACACTTATTGGTCCAGTAATTAAAGAACAACAAAAAATAATTAACGACACAATAGAGAAAAAATTAACTCTTTCAAAACTACAATCAACAATATGGGAAAAATCTTCTTCATCTAAAGAAGAGAATTTTACATTATCTGATATGGATGACGAAACTTTAAGGATTTTAATAAACAAAGATGTTGATGGTGGCGATACAAAATATAAAATGTAATGGGACTTGATTTAAATAATGATTACGAAAAAGCAAAGAGTAAAGTCAGCGCATATCAAACCACGCTAGAAAACAAAAAAAATGATGTTATCGCCAAAAAACAAAAAGCAAAAACATCTTTAGACAAGAAAAAAAGTGATGTTACAAAACAATTAAATGAATTAAAGAGTGGAACTAACGACATTAAAAACCAATTAAAAAATGAAGTTAAAAACCAATTAGAACAACTTTTAGATTTATTTAAACAATCACTACCAAAATCAGGAAATAAATCGTTAAACACTATTAGTCGATTTTTTTTAGAAGCTGCAGAAGCAACAAAAAGTAGACTAAACGAAATATTAATAGAAGAAGTGGTTTCAACTATCGGGTGTTCTGAGGAACAATCCTATGAAGATAAGTTAAACCAACCGTTTTATATTAAAGTCAGTCAAGTTGATTTATTCAAAAGACTTAAATATTCGCCAGATGATAAAGACGCAAAATTTTATTATGAAAATTCAACAACTGCTCCCGGTGCAATTCCAAATTCAGTTAATAGGGCGTTATATGAAAGATTACAAAATTTAGGACAATCTTATCAAACACAATTTGGTTCGGATTACAGAGGTGTTTCAGGTCAAGATTTATTTGATATTGAGTACGTTCAGTTTTATCCTGCAATTGGTCCTACAAATTTTGGTGATTTCTTTAAAATAACTTTAAAACCACAGTTAAATAGTCGTACAACGGTTTCTGATTTTTTAAGGGATTATTATGGAAGTATCGATATATTACAATTTGATGTTTTAACCGCAGAAATAATGAACGCATTGACAGGCGCTTTTGATTTTAGTATTGGTTTAACAACCGATGAGATGAGGGAACAAACCAAATTCGATTTAATTTTAAAAAGAATTATGGGGGTATGTACCGACCCCGCAAAAAAAATAGATGTTGCGGGTACAGCCAAATTAAGTGATCAAGATTTCATAGATGATAGTTTTTTCGAAGTATCAAATCAAGAACTTAGATTTATTGAAGAAAAAATTAATAACACAATAAATGGTGTTGTTCAGTTTGAAGATTGTGGAGATTTAAGATTACCTGTAAATGTACAAGCAAGTAGATCAATTGTTGAGGATGTTATAACTGAAAACGTTAGTTCTAAAAAAATAGATAGAGTTGAACAGGCAATCGCAGAATTAGCAAATGACCCAAAATGGAAAGAGCTGGTTCCGTCGTTAGGTTTAGATATTAACTTTAAGGCATCATTAGATACTAGTTTAATTACCCAATTACCTAAAATTGTTTTTAAAACTGTATTATCACCTAAAGTAATGTTAGGGTTTTTAATTATGGTAAAGGCGGTTAGTAGTCAATTTTCTGCACAGTTAGATAATTTATTTGATGACTTAGAAAAATTTATGAAAACATTTAAAAAGTTTGTTGTAAATTTTATGCAAAGAGTTACTTCTATTTTTGTTGAGGAATTATTTAAGATAGTAAAAAAACAAATTAAACAACTTGTTGAAAAGATTTTATCTGATATAGTAAAGGAGGCGAAGAATAAACAATTGGCGATGTATTCATCAATTGTTTATGCATTACTTGTGTTAGGACAAGCACTTATTGATTATCGTAATTGTAAAAGTGTTATTGACGAAATTTTAAAATTACTTAACTTAGGTATATCACAATTAAATTTAGGATTACCTCTTTTTGCCCTCGCAGGTTCTTCATTACTAGGTGGTGTGTCAGATACAAGAGCGTTTGCAAATGTGATTGAAAATTTACAAGGGTTAGGTTTACCTACAGGAGATGCTCCTGATGGTGGTCCAAATTTAATGAATATGTCGATGATGGCACAAATAAAAGGCAGTAATTTAGAAACATTTACCAATGGAAAAGTTGAGGTTTACGTACCACCACCGGTAGGATTTGCAGGGCCATTCCCAATTGCTGCTAAACCGTCAAAAGGACGTGGAAAATTTATGTAATATGGAACCAAAAGAAGTTTTAAATATTTTAAGTGATTATAAAAATAGTTCAAATAGTGATTTAATAAAAGTTATGGATTTTTTACAAACTGACTTTGAGAAGACTAAGGACTTAATAATAAAATTAACAAAACATTTAGATGTGACTGAACAGTCATATAATAAAGTTTTTGATGAATATAAAAAAAGAATGAGTAATGTCGGGTAATTTACAAGATAGTCAAAATATATTTTTTGGGGTTTGTATTGATAATGAGGATCCATTAATGCTTGGTAGGGTTAGGGTTGAACCTATCATTCAGAACATAGCTGCTGCCGACAAGACATATGTTGGTTTTGATGAGAATTCTAAAACACCTGAAAAAAATGGTCCTTGGTCTGATTTGGATCCATTCATTTACTTACCACTACTTCCGTACTTTGTTAATCAAGTACCAAAACCTGGCGAGAGTGTTATGTTGTTTTATTATAACACAAATATTAAAACAACTAAAAATAAGTTTTACATGATTGGTACGTATTCGTCACCGGCAACAATTAACTATGAAAACTATTCGTCATCAAAAACAAATTTAGATTCAGGAGCACTTAACTCAACAAAAAATATACCACCAATAAAAAATAATAATGGTACTTTTAAAAATGAGTCAAATAAAGGTGTGTTTGCCGAACCAATAGACATTTCATTAAATGGTAGAAATAGTGCTGACATTATTCTTAAAGAAGACGAGTTATTATTAAGGGCAGGAAAACACAAACAATTTAAAACAGGAGAAATACCTCAAGCAGATGACACAAGGGCGTATTTACAACTATCTAAATATTATTCAAAAATAACATACGGAGAACCAACATCTAAAACAAGATTAGTTCCTAATGAAAAACCGATTAAATATTTAATTGAGTATGATGTTATTAACCCTGAAAATCAATTCTCAGCATTTACCGCCAACCTATATATCTACGCATTAAGAACGGATGAAAAGGCATATAAAACATTAACATCTAATTTTGACTATAACAGTGAATTAGATTTAACAGGTTCGACAGACGGAGTAAGATTAATTAGAATGGTAAATTTTCCGGTAGGATTAAATTTACTTGATTTATCAAACCAAATTAATCAGAGACTTAAAGGTATTATTACCGATCCTAAAACTTCATTATTAAACCCAAATTTGTCACTTAACGAACAGTTTCCTTTTTATTATCGACCATCAAAAAGACTAAGAAATTTGGTTACAAATTTTATCAGTACAGGAGATTTGATTGCATCTGCAAACATGGCACTTTTACAAACCCTCGTAAAAATATCATCAACAGATATAACACCAGGGTATAGTTTAGTTTTAAATGCCAAGCTTACTCCCGAACTACCTTACAATATAGTAAAAGATGTTTCAGTACCATCAAATTCAGAATTAACAAATAACAGTGTTGCGTTGATGGGGGCAAATCAATTGTTTTTATTATCCCACGATTCAGTAATACCAGGTAAAGGGAAGATAGACATACCAAACACGGTTTATGGAATTGATCAACCTTTAGTTTTTGATGAGATTGAACCAAAAACATCATCTATGGTTAGAGGGGAGGAACTTTTAGAATTATTAAATTTAATTGTAAGATTTTGTTTAACTCACGTCCATCCATATCCTTTAATGCCACCATCGGCAGTAACATTAGATGGATTAAGTACCGACGACTTACTTGCAAAAATGCAAGAGGCGTATCTAAAAGTTTTAAATAGCAATATTCGTATTAACTAAGTATTTATATAAAAAAGTTAATATGTCAATATATAGATCATACTTTGATAAGTCGGATACCCTTATGTTTAATTCTTATACGAATACCGGAAGAAATCCGATTATCGAGTTATTTTATGGCAAAGCAAACAATAGTTCTGCACCCATAGGATTTAGTCGCTATATTTTTAATATAGATTTAAGTGGTTTAACAAGTCAGATAAACCAAAAAATTATCTCAAAAAATTGTGGTATAAATTTTAAACACACACTTAGAATAACTAACACATCATTTTTTGATAAGGAATTATTAAATGATACGACATCGCAAGGTAGAAGAAGGGCAACATCATTTGATTTAGTTTTGTTTAGAATACCAAAGACTTCCGGATCAACAGGTAATCCGCAAAATTGGGATTCAGGTGTTGGTTATGATTATTATGATTTTAATATAACGAACCTTAACGATAGGTCGTTTTCGACTAGGCCTGTTAATTGGTTTCAGACAACAACAATTTCTGATTGGAGTTATCCGGGAATCTACGATAATACTAACTCATTGACGGGAACCACAGGGCTTAATTTTAGTGGACTTACGATAGTTGCAACACAACACTTTGAGTTTGGTAACGAGGATATAGAATTTAATATGTCCAACGAAATAAATGCAATTTTAGATGGTACATTAACAAACGTTACTGGTTGGGGGATTGCATTTTATCCTCAAGTGGAAAACATATCAGGTATGTCTGAAAACTATTCTGTTGGATTCTTTTCTCCTCATACTCAAACATTTTATGAACCTTTTTTAGAAACCGTTTACGATGATTTAATCTTGGACGATAGAAATGCGTTTTATGCCGGAAACAATAATAGTTTATATCTATATGTTTATGAAAATGGTAATGCGGTTAGTTTTGACTCAAACCCAACTGTAGATATTGTTGATGTTAATGGTAATTATGTGTTACCTTACACAGGACTTTCAACATGTTTGGTCACAAAAGGAGTTTATAAAGTAGATATTAATGGATTAACAAGTAGTTCGATTCCTTGTCTTTATTATGATATATGGAAAGGATTGTCCGTTAATGGGGTTCCTATTGATGATGCAGAAAATGAATTTGTACTTTTAAAGAAAAATGGTAACTATAAAATAGGCACTCTAACCAATAGTCCTAATATATACGGATTTAGTTTTAATGGTATTAAACAAAACGAAAAAATACTAAACACTGACTTAAGAAAAGTTAACGTTACAATAAAAAAGGCATATTCATCTAAAGATGTTTTAGAAAATATTGAAGCGTATTATAGAATTTATGTTAGAGAAGGTGCGAACACTGAAGTACAAGTTCAAGATTGGACTATGATAAACAGAACTCCTGACGCATATTATTTTATGTTTGACACAAAAGACAAAATACCTAATGAATATTTTGTAGACATTAAAGTGGTTTCAGACAGAAACGTAGATACTTATAAAAGAGAGTTACAATTTCAAATAGTAAATAAAAAATAAAAAATATAATTATGGCAGATAAAAGTGCAAATACAGAAAGTATAGTTTGTGAATTAATTTGTAGTACGGGAGCGACTGGGTCACAAGTTATCCAAATTATACCACCGCACCCCGTGTTTAGCGATTTAACAGGTGGAACGGTAACACAACTAAACATGATCCAATTAGGTGGAACGAACGGTTTATACTCATAATATTATGAATTTAAATAGAATTATTAGAAAGGTTATTAGAGAAGAACATGAATCAAGTAGATATATGTTTTTTTCAAATTTAGAACAAATGAAACGTCAATGTGACATGTTATTAGATATGGACAAAGAAGAGGTTGAATCTATCTTAGAACATGGACATGATTGGGCTCAGGATCATATTGCAGAAGCAAAAAATAATATGGATCAAGTATTTGATTTTATTATGAATGAAATGAATGGTGAAGGAAATCATGATGAAGAGGATGACGATATGATTGAAGAAGGTAGAAAAAAATCAGGCACTAAATTATGTGCGAGAGGTAAAGCCGCAGCAAAATCTAAGTTTGATGTTTACCCTAGTGCCTACGCAAATGGATACGCAGTCCAAGTTTGTAAAGGCACAAAACCAGGACTTGACGGTAAAAAACGTTGTTCAGGGGCGTATTGTTAAAAATTATTCAAGATATTTCTTACAACAATTTCTAAGGACTCTTTTTGAGTCCTTTTCTTTTTTGTCTCATAATGAGTCATAACAGGTTTTTGTCCTTTACCTGTTTGAGTGTCTTTTTTCTCGGCTCTTCTTTTTTGTTGGCAAGCCGCTTTTTTCTGTGAATCTGACATTTTACCTGCGACTCCTACTGCTCTACATTTAGGGTATGATTTACTATCAGCATCCGCTCTACCACAAGGGGGGTGTTTACCGTTAACTTTTCTACAAATATCTACCCACGGACCTTTTGGTTGTTTAGAACCCTTTGGTTTCTTTTTTGTTCCAAACCAAACCGCTAAATCTTCATTTAGTATAATACTATCTAATTCAACCCACTCTTTTATGGGTACAATTTTTTTATTTTTTCCTGGCGTTTGATTTATAACACCTCCATCCTCATCGTTTTCTTTTTTATGTGTTTTATTATACCTAGAAATTTGACGGGATTTTGATTCTAATTTTTTTATATTTTTTTTATGTGATTCTAAACTTCCGTCATAACTATCATACTCTAATTCTGGATTATAAAATTTTGAAACTTTTTGATTAAATGGTGCTAGTGATTGTTTATCCCATTCTATTTCACCCATACTTAAAGGACCATTATAATAACCAGCATATCTACTTGTAGAATCAGCCTCTCTTAATATTCTTTTTATAATTTCATCTATCATATTCTATAAATATCATCTAATAATCTTTTTCATAGTACCATCTTCATACACCTCAAATATAAATCCTTTTGTATCTGAATTAACTTCTTGGCCTATAAGGTTAATATATTTCGTTACCTTTTTATTTGTGTATGTGTTATTAATTGATATTGGGCCGTATGTTTTAAAATTCCCATCAAAATCAAACTGATTTAATTTGTAATAAACAAATCCATTAAATCTAAAATTATCCACATATAAGTAATTAACCACTTGTGTACTATTTCCCGTTGCTTTTGTAGTCCCAACATAATCCCATTGTTCCCCATCCACACTTCTTTCAAGTAAAAAGTAATCCGAATTATATTCAGATGCAGTTGACCACTTTAAAGAGTTGTAATGTTGATATCCGAAACCGTCAAAGTATATTAACTCTACAGGAAGACCTGTTGGTGGTATTATTGATAGTTTATAATCCTCAGCCTCACCATAAAGTTGTGTACCACACGATAGTGGCGCTGGATCACTGGCTTCAACTGATACTATTCTCATTCGAGTGTCTCCTAAAGTCGCTCCGTTTGGTACAGTTATATTTAAAGGGGATAATGATGTAATTCCATTAGTAGTGTTTAATGCACTACCCAAAGAATACTCTTCTCCTACTTCAAATATGTAATTTTGGTTCCAATCTATCCAAACTTTTGTATTTACTGTCCAATTACCGTCTGTGTTTACTTTAACATTTAATTGATAAATCCCACCTTGTTCTACGGCAGTTGATTGTGTGGTAAAATCACTGTAGGCTGGATTACCAATACTTGTATTTGATATTGTACCAAACGTTACAGAAGTAATACCTGTAGGGTCATTATTAGTTATGTTATATGTACAATATGATAATGTTATTTGAATAGGTGTTGATATCCCGCTATTTCCTGAACAAGTAACGGTAGATCTAAACCAAGTAGGCGATGTAATTGGTGGTGATGTTTGGGTAGAGGATGACGCTCCAAAGTTTGTCCATGTTGAATTATCTTGACTACTCTGCCACTGATAAGTTACTCCCGTACCTGTTGTAGTGTTTTGCAGTGAGAGGTTTACGGTTCCGTTTGGTGATGTTGTTAATGAAGAAGAAAGTGTGTTTCCTGGATTTGGTGTTCCTGAACAAACAGGAATAACGGGTGGTGTCCACGTATATATTAATCCTGAAGTTGGTTTAACTGTACTTGAAAGTGTTACACTTGAGCTATTTAAAGTACCTGCGGTTGTTGATGCCCAATTTGTTGTGGTTGTTCTATTATTAAAATCAGTGTTTGAGGACCCTCTTAAACCTACCTCAAACGTCCTTGCGGTAGCACTTGTTGGTCCTTGTATATTATAGACAGTATTAATTGTGTTAGTCGTCTCATTTAATCTTATCTGAAAGTTATATAACTCCCCAAATCCACCTGTTGTGGTGTATCTTTGCCAACCTGTCCATTGTACAACTAATGTCCTATTAGGAGACGTTCCTATTGTTTGAAATCTGATACCGAATGTTGACCTACTAAATCTAAAATGAAATCCGGTACCCCCACTTGTTGCATTTGCAGAAATTGTGACAGTTGTTGCGGTTTTAGATAATACTGTGGCACCTGCAGGAATACCCGTACCACTCACTTTATCCCCTACCGATATTAAAGATATATCACCACCAGTTATCGTAATAACCGCACTACCTGAAGTTCTATTCGCCAATAACGACCCACGACCTACTATGTCATTACCCATTGCCGATATAACATTATTTGACGTTCCTGTTGATAGTGGAAAATAACTATTGGTTGGTAATGCTCCTAATGTTATAAATCCATTAGTATTAACCGCAAATTGAGTATACGTCGTTCCATTATAAACAAAGTTAAACCCTATAGATTCTAATGCGGTTGAATTATTATCATCCAAAAAGTTTGTATTTGACCAACTTGTAAAGTTATCGTAATTACTACCACCAACTATCGGTGTATAAGTTCCGGTTGATGTTCCAAACGTATAAGAACTTACTTGTGATCTAACAAAAAAACTTGTTAGTATAAGGAAAAAAATAAATAGAGAATTTTTCATAGGTGATTATTTTATTAATAAATACTTATGAAATTATTTATTATCAATCATTAATTAAAATGGTTGAATATATTATTATTATGAATTAGCAAAAACAAAAAAGGAGACAATTTCTTGTCTCCTTTTCTCTTATTCAATTTTAATTGATTATCTCAATTCTCTCAAGTCAAATGTTCTAACTCCATCAACTGTGATACGTCCGTAGAAACGGTTGTTAACCATTTTCTTAGCGTATCTTGTCATTATACCTTTGATAGGTGTAAAGTTGAATGGGTTATACATTGTAGGTGTTAATTGTAGAGGTACGTACGGTGCGTAAACATAACCTGTGTCTAACAATGATGTTCCTTTGTGTCCAATCAAAATTTGATTTGATGGGAAGTAAGGATCTCTATACACTTGGTAACGTCCTGCAAGAGTACCAACTCTTTCAATACCCATGTTGTATTGATCTTGCTCAGGTGAAGCGTTAGATACGTGGAAGTATTCTAAGTCATCAAAGATTGCAGAAACCTCAGAAGATACAACGATCCAGTTAGCACCACCTCTCAAAGTAGATTTGTGAATTTGTGCTGACAATTGGTTGATTGCTGTAATTAATGTTTGGTTCCAATCTTTTTGAGTATATGAATTAACTCCTTGTACTCTTCTCCATCCGTTGTAATCCCAACGTAAATTCCAAGCTGCTCCTTTTCTAAGGTCTCTCAAGATTTCTCTATCGATTTCAGCCGCCACTTGCTCAGACAATAATGCCGTTAATTCAGCCTCAGCGTCGATGTTATGGAATGCTGAAACGTCTTGTGCCAATTCAGGTGACCATTGTGCTCTTAGTTTTCTTTCAGTTACAGAAACAGTTACTGATTCTAAATCGAAAGAAACCTCACCAATTTGATCTTCGAATTCTAAGTTTGCATATCTTCTCCAAACTACTGTAAATGCGTCACCACTTAAAGGACCTGTCAATGTAGTTCCTGTGTAACCATCCAATGATGTTGATCCACAATCGGCACATGCCGGACATGATAAATCAACTTCTAAGAAGATACATCCATTTTGAGAACAAATATTGTAGTATGAACCACCATTACCTTCCGATGGATAAGGTACATCTGTTAATGTTGAAGTAGGTCCAACAATACCTTGTCCGTATTGTTGAGTAACAACTCTAAATAATAATGAATTAGGGTTATTGTTACTGTCAAACGCAACGCTACATGGTGTTGATGCTGATAATGGAGATGTTGCTTTAGGTTGAGCAGAAAATACTCTTAAGTCAGAAAGAAAAGTCTCAGAGTCAACTTCAGAACCATCAGGACCAACTAATTTACCATTTCCTGCAATTGGTGTCCAACCACAAAGTTTAATAATAGCCTTTCTTATGTTTGTACCTGTAGGGTATTGGTTAGTTGCTCCAGTTAATGATGAACCATTCCATACTTGTACAGTAGCATCTTGAGTTACTGCTGTCCATTTACCTTTAGAGTAATCAAATACTCCTGGAGGATCTAATTGTCCTTCAGCTCCTTCGTAGAATAAATCATAAAGATTTTTCTTGAATGAAGAACCTGATCCACCTGGATATCCTGCACCAATCCCTGTAGTGTTACCAGGTGCACCAACAGGTGAATAATGAGTTCCGTAACCATCATAATTATTAGCTGCGGTTTGTTCAGTACTTGTTTCATAACCTTGAATTCTTGGTACAAAGTAGAACAATTTACCGATAGGTAAGTTCATTGCTTGTACAGAAACTAAGTCATTAGCCAATAATTTAGAGAATACTCTTCTTACGATAGGAAATACTACAGTTTCAAAAGAACCTGAACTATCAGTAGATGCTGCTTCATTGATTAAGTGAGATGCTTGGTTTTCATATAATTGTGCCATGTTCTCTTTAACGTGTCCTCTTAGACCGTCTAGGAATCCTAATCGATCCCATTTGTTAATTGTATCTTCTTTGATAACTTTAAGGTGTTTCAACCCGATGTTACCTACAAGACCTGATTCTAATAATGCTCCCATTTTTTTATTTTTAAATTGAGTTTATTTTTTTGTTTATTTTATTTTATTCATCAAATCCTTCATTCTTAAAAATTGTGGATTCTCATAAGTTTTAGTTTCAATCAAATTACCTGCTGAACCATTTTGTGGAGTTTTGATAACCTTTCTTTCGATAGATTCAGTAAATACTCCAGGATTTGTTGATTCAGTTCCTAATTCTGATTTAATTGTTTGATAAAGAGTTTTTGATTCTTTGATTGAGTTAACGTTATCAAATCTTCTTAAAATATTTATCTTTTCTTGTTTTGTCGTTGTATGTTCTGTGAACAATCTTGTTGAGTAAGCCAAGTTAGAATTGAAAACCGCAACTTCATTTAACTTATTTCTGAAGAAATCAAGAGCTTTTTTGTACTCCTCATTTTTCTCTCTTAACAAATTAACTTCTTTAGTTACAGACTCAACTTCTAAATGTCTTGGTGCGGTTCTTGGTTTTGGTAAACCTTTTCTACCCCATTTTCTTCCGTTACCAAGTGTTCTTGCTGCTTCTTTAGTCTCTCCAGCTTTGCCTTCATCATCCATGTCATCCATTTCCATCCATTCATTTTCTTCTTCGTAATCACCCATTTCGGTAACTCCTTTTCTAAGTTTTGAAGGATATTTGAATTTCATTTTTCCAACTCTACCTTTTGGTTTAAAGTTTTCGCCAATCTCAAGTTCATAAACAACTTCGTTACGTCTTCCTTCTGCAGTGAATGCCGCCCCTGTTTCTGATGATGTGTCTGTTGGATCATCCATTTCAAACCATTCTCCTTCTGCAGTAAATGGTTGTCCTGATTCTCCTGAAGTATCTGTAGGATCTTCAACAGCTTCATCAAACTCATAAGACAATTCTTCAAAATCATCATCTTTATGAGATGTGAATCCAAAACTATCACCCATAGGGTTTTCACTATCGTCAAAACGTAACTCATATAAAACACTTTCGTTTGTTTGTGTTCTCATTGGTGTAACGTTGTTTTCCATTTCATCCATTCGAATAAGGTATTCAGAATCTTTGCTAGTGTCTGTCAAGTGGATATTTCCACCTTCATCTTTTTTAACAATAATTCCATCCTCGTCGCCCATCGCCTTAAATACTTTAATTACATCGGAGATAGGTGCCTGAGTCATATCCAAAGGAGCCATGGCGTCTTGATTATCATCCGCTACGTCTGTAGGCATTACTCCTACTTCAGCATCGAACTCAGTTTCATCAAAGTCTTCTACGTCGTCGTCTTCTACTGTGTCATCGTCATCGATGTCGTCGTCGTCATCTTCTTCTTGTTCGAACAAAGACTTTTTTGATTTTTTTGAACCTCCTAAAGATTCCCTTACTAATTCACTGATTTCTTCCTTCATTGTAGAAGCAAGTATTCCTTTTGCGTTTTCATTAATAGCGTCCTCAACCGCCTTCATTTGTAGAAGGGCTTCCTCCACTATTGAGTTATTTTTTTCCATACTCATAATTAATATGCAATTCGCCGTGCGTTTATTTATTCAATAAATATATCATAGTTTTAAAAAAGTTAAAAAAATATCATTATTACGTATGTTTAAGCGTAAAAAAAAGGGACAGTAAAAAATTACCATCCCTTTTAAAACTAAAATTTTAATTAAAATTATTCTATAACCTCATCAATTTTACTTTCTACTATCGCTGTGATTCTCCAATCCATAGTATAAGTTTCATACGCTTTAGTTACTTTTGCCTCAACGTCCGTCGGTGAATAACCCTTAACTAATTTTTCTTCTTTAATTTTTTTTACTTTTCCTGTGTTTTCATCTACCATGTCGGTAGTTACTCTAGCTACAAAATATTTTTCATCCATGTCTTAAATTTTTTATTTACCCAAATAATCGGATAATCTTTTCATTAAGTCAATAGATTTGTCTAAACCGGAGTTAGAAACTTCAACTCGATGTTCTTCAAGTTTTTCTTCATACTTAGGTCTGTCATCTTGATTTAAATAAAGATATGCTCCAGGTGTCGATGGTGACGACACTAAATCAAAACATATTAATTCAAAATCATCTTGTACTTCATTTTGTTCTCCTTTTTTAACAAGTGAACCAACACCACGAGAAGATACTCCCATAGTAACACCTTGTCTCATCATGTTTGCCGCAACATCTCCTTTAGATGATACAATACCTCTTTCATGAAACCCCGGAGTAGTTAATAATTTTATTTTACCCATTAGTACGTTATCTTCCCACCAAATGTCTGTAATTAAATGGGCAACTCTATCTAAATCAATAAGTGATGATTCAGGGTGATTTAATTCGGATATTGACATACCTCTATTAATCATATCCTTATATTTTTCAGCTTCTCTTTTTAATATTTTTTCAGGATAAATTCTTCCGTTTCTATTTGGTACTCCGTATTTTTGTAATGTTGCATAAAATACAAATGGTTTAGAATAATCTAACTGTCCGTAAGATTCTTTAATAACTTGATTATTTCTGGCATCATTAGGGTTTATAACTCCAGCATCCCACTCAACTAAAATACCCTTTCCTGTATCTTTAGGTCCTAATATTTTCATAATTGTTTTTAATGATAAATATTATATACTTACCGTTTCTTTCAATTTCGTTTTACTTAATATAAAATACTTTGAATTTTTTAAGTCATCAATATACACTGACTCTAAGATTTTTTTTATTTTTCCTCTTAAAATTAAAGATTTAAAATTAAGATTTTGATTATTAACAAATAAAGTTATTTCAAGATTTAAAAAACTTTTTTTATTTTTTTGTATTCCACTTGTCCTTAAATCTAAATCAACAATATATTTCCTTTCAAATGTTGTGGTATCAGCCACTTCTAATAATGTGTGTAAAATTTGTCTTTTTAACTCCCCCGTGATTTTATTCCAATTACTGTGATCAACTATTGGTTCGATCCACGTTTGTAATACTATATAAATTGATTTAAAATTTTTAGAGTCTACCGTCCCATAGTGACATTTTGCTTCATCAAATATGTTTAATTTTGATGTTTTTCCTTTTTTCATTTTTCATGTGTTGCACGTTTATTGTTTTAAAAAATATAATAAAACTTTTTTGTGTTGTCAAAATTTGAAAAAATTACGTATATTTATATCATAAAAGGAAAAAAATATGATTATAGTACCGGTTAAAAATGAAAAGTCTATTGAGCAAGCATTAAAGAATTATAAATTTAAAATTTATAAAACAAAACAAATACAACAATTACAAGAAAGGAAGGAATACAAAAAACCCTCCGTTATACGAAGGGCTCAAATTCAAAAAGCAAAACACAAACAAAAAAATCAAATGTTTTCTTGATTATTGTCTTCTTTTTTTTCTTCTGATTTTTTTCCAAAAATCTTTTCTGTGGAGGTTAACCCTAAACACCCAAAAGCTAACATTGCAACCGCATTAACAAGTGTGTCTGAAGGTTTGATATCACCGTGAGAATAACTGTTCACATACAAAGTAATACAAAGAGAAACACCACAAAGTATTCCTATGAATCTTTTTGAAGACGCATTTCCACTACTATCCTTGAACAACCCACCTAAACCATTAAAAAATTTTTTCATAGTCCCAAATTTAATTTTTTAAGTTTATAATAGTCATAATAGTTGCATTTTGCATCCATTATTTTTTCTATTGTCTTGCTAATTGAATCTCCAACACTTGATTCTGAAGATTCATTTAAAGTGATTTTTAATTTTTTTACAACATCTTCTTTTAATGAATTAAAATCTTTTTTCATAGTATCGTAATCCATTGTTAATATTGATTCTAATTCTTTTTTATCTCCTTCTGATAAATTTGAAATTTGTTTTGATAAAGTCTTGTTAGCAATACTAACCATCGAACTTATAGGTAGATTTATATTTTCTTTAACAGTAATTTTTTCTTCACTTATTAAAGTTTTCTTTATGTTATTTTTAGATTCTAAAACTGATTCTAAATTTCTTATACTGTTATTATAAACCGCATTATCTATATCGGAATAATCATTTTTATTTGATTTAGTCCAAGAAGAAATCCAATTATTTAAATGAACAATATTTTTTCTCTGACTTTCTAAAAGAATCTGAGAGTATTCTATAGATTCATTAACATAATCATTAACAATATCAGGAGCAATTCCTTTATTAGACGATAAATCGTCATATATACTATATAACTCACTTATATCTTTATTTTTTAGAACCAAACCATTAAATTCAAAAATAAATCTTTTAAATTCTGGTTTTTTAGCCAATTCAGAAGCCACCCTTTCTATATTTGTTTTAATATTACCAAATGTATTCATAATCATTTTTTATTATAAATATTACTTGTCTATTAAATTTCTCAATCTATCGTCCATTTCAATTAAAGAATTTCTTCCTTTTGATAAATCCATATAGTTTTTACCGCTAAATAAGTTTTCTTCTATTAACAAATCTAAATCACTTCTAACCAATCTTTCCGTTGTTGGTGGTTCAGCTCCTCCTGCCGGTGGTGGGGTATCTTCCCCTCCTGCCGGTGGTGGTGTAGAACCTCCAGAATCCGAATCACCAGCTCCTCCGGCATCAGCACCTTTATCCCCCTCTTTTTTACCATAAAGATTATCAATATTGTCGAAGACACCTGTTTTAGTAATAACCTCAGCAGTTTTACCAAGTTCCGCAGAAACTGCCCTTTCAATTCTTTGTTGTTGTAAATCAAGCCTAATTTCTTCGTCTGAGAAACCTAATATATGTTTTTTAGCCCAAGATGCCGATACAGGTGCTACAGAATCTTGTATTGGTGCCACGGCATCTTTAAATAATGTTATTTTTTCTTTCCACAATTCAATAGATAATAAATCTGCCTGTTTTGATGGGTTATGTAAACTTAAAGTAAAATTAGTCAGTTCATCTTCAAACCCTAATAAAAATAAATGAATGATTGCGATTTTATTTAATTCGGCAATCATTGATTTTTGTATTCTATTTATGGTTCTTGCAAATCTAATGTCAAGTAGTGATAAATTTTTACCGTCACCAACAGCCTCCTCAAATCCTAAATAAGCTTTAGGTATTCTAAGTGCAGTCACAAGTTTCTTTTGAATATATTCAATATCCGCAATTTCAGCTAGGTTTGTCCCTCCTGGTAAGGTTTCTATTGGGTTTGTTGCTGATGCGTCTCTTACAGGTATAAAAAAGTCCTGATCAACCGCCAATTGATTATATCTCATATCGACATTACCCGTTTTAGGATCGGCGATTTGATCTCTTTTAAATTTATTGGCAACTCTTTGTACATATGCATCAACGTCCTTATCGTCCATGTTACCAACAAAAACCTTGAATACTCTTCTTTCAGGTGCTCTTGAAACACGGTATATCAACATGGCATCTTCAGAAAGTAATAACTGTTTCCAAATACGTCTTGCTTTTTCTAACATCGATGTTCCGTATGGTAGTTTTCTATCATCTCCAAGTATTCTGAAGTGACCAACCTCCCAAGTATTGAACTCCATATTTTTTTCTTTCCAAACAAACTTCAAGGCATCGTTTTCCATTTCTTGAGAATATTTGTCAGGCTGAAATCTCATACCTTTTTCTAACCTTTCAATTTGAATGTTAGGTAACTGTTGACACCCAACAATTCCCTTTTCAGGATCCAACTTTAGGTATATAAAATTATCCCCAAACTTACAGGTGTTTCTAGTCCACATAGGTAAGTTTGTATTAATGTCCATTTTGTTAATAAATAAATCTGTTAGTACAGATTTTATTCTTTTTGATTCTGAATAAACTTTTAATATATGTCCGTCTTGATCGGGGGTGGTTGATTCTTCTGCATATATGTCTAATGCTGCAGAAATTTCTGGAGTATACTCCATGGACTCGTAATCGTAATATGAAGCCATTCTTGTTGGTTCATAATATACCGCTTGTTGGTATAAATTACTTTCCACTTTCTGCCATTGTTTACCAATGTACATTGTTTGTTGAGCTTGTAGTTTTTCTTTTTCAAACTCACCCTTATCTGTTGTTTTTAATAACTCTTTTTTGTCAAATTTAAATACAGGGGATTGTTGATCCATAGTTGAATTAGGTCCAAAAGCCTTACTTAATCTTTGCCAAACAGTATATTTTTCTTGTGCCATATTACATATTTTTTAAAAAGTAGTATCGTTTAATTTAAATTAAACCCTTTTACCACCGAATAACCATAAATAGTTTTCATAATCACTTTTAGTTGCTTGATTCCTTCCGTACCCAAAATTATTGTTTGGGTCAACGGGTAATCCGGGATTAAAATTCTGTGAAGATTCTTTAAATGTGTTAGTTTCTGTTGTCCAAGAATCAATCATCGCCTTTGCTTGTTGTGTAGATTTTTCTAATTGTGCAAATGACGTTTCACCAACATATATAGCCATAGCCAATGACATTATTAAGTCATCATGTTGTCCTTTTTGGTGATCAGGTCTTCCGTTTATATAAACAAAGGTGTTTAATTCGTTAAAAAGTCTTTGTGACCTTAACGCAAAGTCAAACCTTAATGCCTCCTCAAAGGCTTGAACTATTAAAACCCTTTTAGCGTTAAAGTTAATTCCCGGTATCTTTTCTTGTGATTTGGGATCCCATTTCCATTTATCTGCAGGGTTTATACCATCAATATATAAATTCTTATAACCTAATTCTTGTAATTTTCTTGAGGTAGATACACCCATACCTCCGGTAATATCGACAACAATAAATGAATTATACATTGTTGCCCATTTAAATGCTATTTCTGCTAAAATATCAGGAGGAACTTTTCCAATATATTCCAAAACCTGTTCTCTATCATCAAAATCGATTATAATTATAGTACTAAAATCTTCACTATCCCCTCTTGAAACATCGACACCCATAATATAACGATGTCCGGCAATTGGTTCTTTCCATTGCCAAAGAGCCCCACCCATAAATTTATTCTCAGGTTCTCTAATATAATTTTCTTTAATTTTTTTCATTGTTTCTGCAGGAATAACATTATCCCCTGATCCTAAAAAATTACATTCAAGTTCTTGTGATATCTTTCTTTTATCAAACTTTAACTTTTTAGCCATAGCTTCAAACCATGAACTATACGCCTTATAACCTTCCTGTTCTACTTTTTTCTTTATCTCTTGAAAATCCCTATCACTTACTTTAATATCTGAATAATCAAGGGTTATTTCATTGTCTTTATAATCCGCCCTATTAAGCATGTAATGAACAATATCATTACATTTAATTAGTTTTAAATCTTTAGAATACCTTGGATCCCTAAACCAATACATTTCTGTAATTTTAAAGTCATTCATACCTTTAACTGCTTGACTATAAATTGAATAATAAATCGGATCAAAACCGTTTGGTGTTGAGATTACAATCACTTTACCTCCTGTTGAAAGGGAAGCCATACAAGCAGACCAAAAGTCTTCATCTGCGTTAATATACGCCGCCTCATCAAAAATTAATATTGTTGGTGTATATCCCCTTAAGGCATCCTTTGATGTTGCCACCGCTTTTACTTCACAACCGTTTGTTAATTTAAAATGTCTTTGTGAATTTTTTTCGGCAGAAAATGTAACACCTAACCATTTAGGCCATTGTTCAACAAAAGCACGAACCTTATTCGCCATTTCAACGGCAGTATCCATTTTATTTGCAATGATAAGAATCTTTTCTGGTTTCTCTTTACGGGCAAAAACCAATCTTTTTGATGCCCATGCAGAGGTTACGGTTGATACGCCAGCCTGTCTGTATTTTAACGCGATATTTTCTTCCGAAGAATCGTAATCATTAACCAAGGTTACTTGATCATTAAAAAGTTCTAATGGTACGTATTTAGATTGTGTATTATCGTATGTTTGTAGATAGGTTTTTAATGCGTATGGTGTGTCTTTTACGCATTTAGCATATTCTAATAATATTTGTTCTTTTGATAAAGACATTCATTATCTTTTATATTTTTTAATTGTATTCAATAATTCAAATTTAGTAATGTTTGGGTGAATGTGACTATCAATTAATTTTATTATGCTTTCTTCAAGTTTTTTAATATCTTCCTTATTAACTTTTTCAGTTGTTTTTTTCTTATTTTTTAATTCGTCGTCCGATGTTTTAGCAAAATCACCAACTTGTTTTTTTGTCATAGAATTAACAACATTTTTTACTTTTTCTCTATAACTTTTTGGTATGTCTTTTAGTTTTTTATCTCCTTTTTCTACAGAATAGGCGGCACCCATTAATCCTCTTTGTTTTTTAGAGACTGCTTTTTCGGTAACTTCACCTTCTTTTGTTGTTGTAACAGTACCGTCTTGATTAAGAGTAACATTCAAATCCTCATCTTTAGTAAAGGTTTTACCTTTAACCTCATCTTGACTATATGTGGTTGATGTGGTTGTTTTTGTTATAGCCTCCTTGGGCTCCATTTTAGATTTTTTTATTTTTTCATATAATAAACCAATCTGAGAATAATTCATTTTCTCAAGAGTATTAATAGAAACCCCTTCTTTTAGAAGGAAAGCCATTTTAGGATTCATATGCTTCATCACTAACTAAATTTTTTTCCCATTTTAATACGATATCTCTCTCGTATAATTTATTTTCAACACTTTCGACAGATTCTCCGTATTGAAAAACCAATCGTTTTCTTTTATTTATTAAAATTTCATCACTATCTGATCTTTCCCAAGCCAATGATATCACACCATCTATCGCATCATAAACACCAAAAAAATCAGAATTTTGTATTAAGTTTAAATTAATTTCTGAATTTTTTAAAACACCAACTTTTTTTATATAGTTTACGTCAGGAGGAAAAGGTTTACCGGCAGCCGGCTCAGCATCCCAATCTTCACCCCAAACATCGTCAACGTCAGAAAAAATAAATTCATATAAATTATCACCCTTGTAGTTTGGACCTAATTCATTTACATAAACTAAATTCATAAAATTCTACCGTTTGGTGTTACTTTTATTTGTTTACCTTTTAATGAAAAAACTAAATTCTCTTTATTTGTTTTACCAACAAATTTTATATTTGTATTTTCAGAGAATAGTTTTTTAGCAACCATTTCTTGTTTTGATGTCTCAGAAAGATTTTCTATTTCTTTACTTACCTTTGTTCTTTTTATTTTTTCATTTATAAAATCTCTTTTTCTTTTTTCTTCTAAGATTGGTTTCTCATTTTCATTAATTTTAAAATATTTGGTTAAAACTTTCTCGACTCTTGATTCTGCAAATGTTTCTTCAGGTGATGGTGCAGGTAATTCTTCACCACCTAAACCTTCAGGTTCACCTGACATTAGATCGGAACCCATACCAAATTCATCTTCGCCACCTAAATCTAAATCACCTTCTTCACCCATTCCGTAATCCTCAAAAGAATCAAATTTATCTAAAATATCTTCTTTATCGTCTTCATCTAATTTTGATAAATCTATAGCTGATAAAATAGAATTAACAACATATTTTATGTCTTGAGAATCCATACCTTTATCCTTATCAAATGATCTTATTTTTTGACTTAGTCTACCTGTTAATTTTTGGATAGTTTTTAATCCTACAGGACCACCTTCATCACCTTCTTCTCCACCCATTGGTGTCATTCCTTCTTCTCCACCCATAGGTACTCCTAAATCCGCTGGAGGTAATCCTTCTCCTCCACCCATTGGTGGCATTCCTAAATCTGCAGGTGGCATTCCTTCTTCTCCACCCATTGGTGGCATTGGTGCCCCTAAATCTGCAGGTGGCATTCCTTCTTCTCCACCCATTGGTGGTATTGGTGGCATTCCTTCTTCTCCACCCATTGGTGGCATTGGTGCCCCTAAATCTGCGGGCGGTGCAGGTGGTGGTGGCATTGGTGCCCCTAAATCTGCGGGCGGTGCAGGTGGTGGTGGCATTGGTGCCCCTAAATCTGCGGGCGGCGCAGGTGAATCCCCACCAACATTAGGTTTAGGTGTTTTTAAAATGAATTTTTTTTTTGGCTCTGATTGTTCACCAATCAAAGGGGTACCATACGAATACCCTGTATTTCTATTGACTTCCGAAGCAATAATATTAAGTCTTTTAAGTGCTTGTGAATATGATGGGTAGTGTTTTCTCTCTAACAACTCATCCATATAAGTTAATTCATCAGGTTTTACACCGTGCATTAAAATATATCCTCTATTTTCTCTTACTATACCATAGTAAAAACCATCAGATAATTTAGTACTATATTCAGTACTACCATCACTTTCATTTATATTTTCGTTTCTTGGGGTAGTCTCTTTATATCTAGAAATTTCAAGAATTCTTCTTATTTTATCCATTCCTTGTAATTTCTCACTCCCTAAAGGTTTTAAATCTGCCATTTTTTAATTTGTTTAAAGTTAATACTAAATTACATTAGTATAATTTTTTATTATATAAATATATTGTTATTTTGTAATTTATCTTTTATTCAAAATTTTCTTGTTCTAACGACAGTTTTTTATCTGTAATTTTATTTTTAAAATCTTCTAATTTAGATATATATCCGTTACGTCTTAAAAATTTAAACACTAAATTTTCATAAGAAAATTCACCTTCTTTTTTTAAACCACAAGTTCTATATTTACGTAATTTATCTTTATATTTTTTAACAAGTTCTATTGCATCCTCAAGATCCTCATCCTCAGCGTTTTCTAAAACACCATCGATAATATCCATCCATTGTTTTGCCTTGTCTTTTAATGTTTTTTCGTCTATTGAGAAATTTTCTTTTTCTGGAATTCTAACCCACTCATCATTTAAAACAGAATACCTACCCACACTTGATTCTTTTTCGTTAACATCTTGTGCAAATAACTCAACTTCAAACCCTTTTATTCTAATATCATGAGCAGCATTGAAAATTGTTTTTTTTAGATAAAACAATTCACTGTATAATTCACTCTCATCACCAAAGTCTTTAGGGTCATATACAACATGTAAATCAAAATCTGAAAATTCACTCCAATTATAACCAACCAAAGAACCAATTAATATGATATCTTGTACAAAAAAATCAACATCCAAATATTCTATAAATATTTTTGAAGCCTTTAAAAGTCTTTCTCTGATTTCAGGTTTTAATTTTGGTTTTTGTCCTTCAGGATCACCCATGAATTTTTCATTTGGTAAAATCCAAACGTCAGGATTTAATTCATCCTGTAAATAAAAACTATTTATAATTTTTTTATCTTTTGACATATAACTTATAAATAGTTAGAAAAATGATTATAGTTTTGTATACTTAAATTTTTTAGATATATCTGAATTAAAATACTTACCTTGTGAATCCGACATTCTAAATTTAACATAAGTGTTATGAGGGACATCATCATACTCATATCTTACGCCATTTTTAAATTCGGCTATCATTTTTTTAGTGACTGTGTCATATTCTGTTTTTACTAAATTACTTGATTCAATCTCACAAATAATTTTTGTTCCTATAATTTCAGTTTTTTTAATTGCCATGATTAGTTTTTTAAAGGAGTTATTTCGTCTATCTTTTTTAATTTAACTTGAAGGTAATTTACCAACTCGTCTAAGTCAACATCAAACCCATAATCACCCATAGTTTTAAGTAACTTATCTCTTTCATTCATAAATTTATGATGCAAACTCATTAATTCATTTGGGTAGTATGGTGGTCGTTCTAAATCTTTATCTGACCACCCTTCTTTTTGAATAACCAACCTAATTCTGAAATATATTTCTTCTAATTTTTCTGTTAAATTTAACTCATCTATAAATCCTTTCCATGCACTCATATAAATAAATATTTTGCAGTTTAAAATAAATGTATTATATTTGTTGTATAATTAAAAACCATGAAACAAGTAATAACACTTTTATTTTTATTAGTAGGATTTTTAGGGTTATCTCAGGACACCACTGTAGTTTCTTATTTTAATGAGATTACTATGGGTACTGAATATAGTTCACATAAAGAAATATTAAAATTTAAAAAAGATGTGTATGTTATAATCCAAGGTAACTGCAATCAAGAATTAAAGGATGAGACTATTAAAATTTTAAAAGAATTAAACGATTTAATAGACCCAATTGAGTTTTACTTAACTGACGATATTACTAAAGCAAATGTTAGACTTTATTTCGGAGGCCCTGACGATTATGTAAAAGTTAATCCGATGAGTAAAAGTTTTATTGAGGATTCTTGGGGGTTATTTTTTATCTTTCCTAAATACGGTGAAATTGATATGTCATTGGCTTTTGTTGATGTCGAAAGAAGTTGGAATAACACTCAAAGAAAACATGTTTTGAGAGAAGAATTAACACAATGTTTAGGTTTTGGAAATGACTCTTTTAGTTACGTTGATAGTATTTTTTATCAAGGGTGGACTGAGACTCAAAATTATTCTGAATTAGATAAAGATATTATCAAAATGATGTATAATTAAAAAGGGGGATTAATAACCCCCCTTTTTTTCTATTTAGTTATAAAATTTTATTGTCTTCTTCCGAATAATCCTCTTTTTTGTTTTGGTTGTTGTGGTGCTGCGGTAGTACCACTTCCTAAACTATTTAAACCTCCAGATTGCATTAATTTTTCATACTGTGCTTTACATGCCGGGAAATTGGCTAACGTTAAAGACTCACCATACTTATCAGGAGTCGTTGCGGTTTCTGAGTATTCTTGACCATTAACATCACAAATTACCTCACCAACACCATCGTGACAACCTCCACCACCATTCCATCCTGCAGCATTTTTAGGATTTTTTAATACACAAACGGCATCTATTTGTAAATTTCCTTTATATGCGTATAAACTTTCCTTATTAACAAAAGACGTTGCTGTAATTTTATCAATAATAAAAGTGTTAAATCTATGTTCACCTTTTTTCTCAGCGTTATCAAAATCGCCCTTATTATTTAAACTAGCATAATCTTGTCCTGTGGTTCTTTTTAATTTTACACCATTAACAAATATTTCATAAACCGCAAAATTACATTTATGTCCGGTACCCGTGTAGTTAACTTGTATTTTAGCATCTTTAAAACAATCAAGAATCTCAACTTGTATTTGAGTTAAGTTTGTTGGTGTTGAACCTGTATCAGTAACTGTTGTTGCTGTTGTTGGAGTTGAACCTGTATCAGTAACTGTTGTTGCGGTTGTTGGAGTAGCTCCTGTTGATGATCCGGCATTTACACCACATAAATCGATTTCACATTTTACAATTTGTCCAGGATTTGGATACGCTGCGGTTTTTGATGAATCGGGACGACCACCTGTATCCACAATCATAGATGATACCGTTGGTTGAACACTTGGTCCGAAATTAATTCTCATTGCCGGTAATTGTTTTTGTAACTCAGCATATAAACCATTAGCTCTTTGAACTGCTAATGCCTTATTTTTAGTCGCGTTCCCTGTGTATCTTACGTTTGGTGACGGACTTGTCGGGTTATAGTTATTATCAACTTCAGGGGCAACAGGACCACCATATGTGTTACTCGCCCCTCCTGTTAATTTAATACCTCCCACATATAGAGTACCCGCCTTATAAGACGATTGTAATAGTGGATTTGCATTTATCTGTGCCATAAACTTATTGAGGAAATTTGTAATATGTTTTGGATCAGATGAAACATTTGCAGGAAAACTTCCTGAAACTGTCAAATTAATACAATCAGGACTAACCGCCGATTGAGCAACTCCATCGGGAGCAACAACACCTGTAGCACCCCCACCTGCACCTGCGGCTCCTGTGGCACCTGCTCCCGCGACACCTCCACCTGCAGCTCCTGGTTTCGCATCGCCAGGTCTCCAACCATCACAGAACGCGTTTCTAAGCGCCATATTATCTTGTGCGGTTCCTGTTGAACCCCAAGCGGCTCTTACTGTTTTCCAATTCAAACCCGCATTCATAACAACATTCATAGGAACATTTTGTTTACAAATAGCAACTGACGCATATCCCGCACCTGGTTTACCCGTGTATTGTTCTGTAATTGTTCTTGATGAAGGGGTTTCATATAAACCTAATATTCTTCTTTTTTCGTCTTCAGTTAAAATAAAGTTATTTCTCATAATGTTTTTTTTAAAATAAATATGTAAATAAAACGAAAAGTCCACTTTTAAAGCAGATTAATACCATCACCAATGTGATATTTTTATTTTAATTGTTTTATTTTGGTATAATTTTTTACTAAATAAATAACAAAATTAAAATACTGACAAAATGTCATATTTACTGACAAATATACAAATTAAAATAATTGATTGATTATTATTTAGGTTATGTTTAATATTTAAAAAATAAATAACTATGATAGAGTCAGTAGACGGTAACGAAAAACCGAAGAAATCCCAAGACGGATCAACAAAAACCCCAGTACTTGATAATTTTTCAAGGGATTTAATCAAATTAGCAGAAGAAGGTAAATTAGATCCTGTTGTTGGAAGAGAGAATGAAATTAATCGGATTGCTCAGATTCTATCAAGAAGGAAAAAAAATAACCCTATAATTCTTGGTGAACCTGGTTGTGGTAAAACTGCGATTGTTGAGGGGTTAGCTAAAAAGATTTTTGAAGGGGACTGTCCGCAAAATTTATCAGGAAAAAGGATTGTTTCTTTAGATATGACTTCTATTGTTGCAGGAACAAAATATAGAGGACAGTTTGAAGAACGTATGAAAGTTATTATTGAAGAACTTTATGCGAACCCTGATATTATTATTTTCATTGATGAAATACATACAATGATTGGTGCAGGAAACTCTTCAGGTTCTATGGATGCATCTAACATATTTAAACCCGCACTTTCTCGTGGTGAATTACAATGTATTGGAGCAACTACATTAGAAGAATATAGAAAAAACATCGAGAAGGACGGAGCCCTTGAAAGAAGATTCCAAAAAGTTATGGTTGACCCTTCAACAAAAGAAGAGACGTTAGAGATACTTCAAAACTCAAAAGAAAGATATGAGAATCACCATAAAGTAAAATATAGTGATGATATTTTAAAACTATGTGTTGAATTAGCCGATAGATATATCACAGATAGAGAATTTCCTGATAAGGCGTTTGATATTATTGATGAGGTTGGTGCTAGATCACAAGTTGAAATTAAATTACCTGAAATTATTGAGAACTTAAAAAGGCAGGCGGAAGATATTAAAAAAGAAAAGGTTAAGGTAATTAACAGCCAAAAATATGAAGAGGCTGCAAATCTTAGAGATAAGGAACGTAAAGTTTTGTCTGATTTACAAAGAGAAAAGGACGAATTTGAAAAAAATAGAAACTTATATAAAAGAGAGGTTACTGAGGAGGTTGTCTACGATGTCGTATCTTTAATGACAAAAATACCAATCAATAAAATAACAAACGACGAAACGGAACAATTAAAAACCTTAAAAAAAACTCTTAGTAATAAAGTTGTTGGACAAAATGATGCAATAAGTAAAATATCAAGAGCAATACAAAGAAATAAAGTAGGTTTGAATGATCCAAAAAAACCAATCTTTAGTGGTTTATTAATTGGTAATTCAGGTGTTGGTAAGACAGAATTAGCAAAACAGTTAGCTAAACATATGTTTAATACCGAAGATGCACTTATAAGATTAGATATGAGTGAGTTTTCAGATAAAATCGCAACATCAAAACTAACGGGAACTTCTCCAGGTTATGTTGGATATGAGGATGGTTCCCCGTTTTTAAATAAAATTAAAAACAAACCGTATTCTGTAATTTTGTTAGACGAGATTGAAAAGGCTCACCCCGAAATATTTAACGTATTTTTACAAATGTTAGATGAAGGATTTTTAACTGATGGACATGGTAGAAAAATTAACTTCAAAAATTGTATTATTTTGATGACATCAAACGTAGGTACAAGAGTAGTACAACAATATGGTACGGGCGTAGGGTTTTCAACAAACTCAAAACAAGAACAAAAGGACGAAGAAATTAAATCCGTGTTGGAAAAGGAGTTATTCAAAAAATTTGCACCTGAGTTTATTAATAGATTTGATGAAATTATTTATTTTAAAGATTTAAATGAGGACGATTTAATGAAAATTGTTGAATTAGAACTTGTTAAAGTTTACAAAAGAATAGAATCTATTGATTTTGAATTAGAAGTTGATGAAACACTTAAAAAACATATAATTGGTGTTGGTACAGATACAAGGTTCGGGGCTAGAATTCTAAAAAGAACAATTCAAAAATGGGTTGATGATGCTGTAACTGATAAGATTATATCGGATAATCCTGAAAAAGGTTCTAAGTTTTTATTGTCTTATAATGAAAAAGATAAAAAAACCGAGGTTAAGATTAAAAAACCAACAAAAAGAAAATTAAAAGCATAAAAAAATCCCCACTTTTAAATGGGGATTTTGTTTTAAATATTTTAGTAATCTTTATTTCTTGTTTTTGCGTAACATGTGGCGGTACAACAACCTATTATACCGTCAACTTTTGAACATTTAGAAGTTGATCCATCAGTATATTCTGCGTAGTAGTTACCTGAACTAATACACCATCTTTGGAATCCTTTCACATTATCCAATACAACTTGTTTTGTAGAATGTTTACAAGCCTTAGTGGTTTTTTTAGGTTTTGTAGATGATCCGGCTTTAGCACATTGTCCTTCGTTTGTTCTTACTTTAATAAGGGTACTTTTTAAAAGTCTATTATTATACTCATAAGATGTTATTGTGTGACAAATACCTTCTTTTGCGTCTTCTTGAACTTGATCAATAAATTCAACAGGACTCATCATTTTATAATTAAATTCAATCATCATTTTACCTGTACCCTTACCTAAATTACTTTTTGTATTTTTAGCGTACGGGTCATTTTCAAGTTGTTGTTCTAATTCATCGGCGATTGCCTCATCAAGGGGATTCATTAAAAATTTCTCAATTCCTGGATTTCCTCCATCACTATGTCTGTGAAACTCTTTCGGATCATCTCCGATAGCCATTGCCGAATCCTCACTTTCTCTTAGAACTCTTCTAACAATTCTTGTTAAATCAGATTCTGTTAATCTTATAATTCTTTTCATAATATTTGTATTTTAAATATAAATATGTTATATTTGTAAAAAAGATAAAAAAGATGTACAATTTAGAAAAATTTAAGGAATTATTATCAGTACCATCAAAAACATATCAAGAAGAGGATATGGTTGAATATCTTTGCCATGAACTTGAAAACATTCCAGGCGTGTCTTTCTATCGAGACAATATGATGAATGTCTACGCAACAAAGGGTGAACTCTCAGAAGGGGAGTTCTACCCAATGTTTATAGCCCACACAGATACCGTTCACCAAAAAGTAGATAAAATTGTTGTAAAAGAAGAAAGTCTTGTTAGACCAAACACCTTTGGTAAATCATTTGGTACAGATGAGGTTTCATGTCTAAAGGCATATACTGAAGACGGCAACCCAACAGGTATAGGTGGAGATGACAAATGTGGCATTTTTATTTGTTTAGAACTTTTAAAACAATTAGATAAAGTAAAAATTGGTTTGTTTGTTAGTGAAGAAACGGGTTGTCACGGATCATCAAAATGTGATGAAGATTTTTTAAAAGATGTTGGTTATATTACTCAATACGATGCCCCTGGCAATCATTTAATATCCGAGATTTGCTCGGGAGTTCGTTTGTTTGATCGTGAAAGTGAATTCTTTACAAAATCATTGTCAGCAATTGAAAATTCTTTTGGTAATGAAATGTTGGTTCAATCTCACCCATACACTGACGTATCACAGTTAAAGAAAAAGGCTGACGTTTCTTGTATTAACATGTCTTGTGGATATTACAATATGCACTCAAACCAAGAGTTTGTATCTATTGATGATGTTAAATGTGCAATTGATGCCGGAAAAAACATGGTTAAAGAACTTGGGTATAAAAAATACGAATACGTTTATAAACCAATTGTTTACACACCTCAAACGGTAATGAACTCACTTTTACAATATGATGATGACTATGAGGATGAAGAAACCGAAACAATTCACAATCTTGAAACTATCGATGTTATTGAAGATAAAGATGGTTTATACTTAATTGACGGTTTTGACGGTAATCCTTTTTTTGTGTCAGACGATGATTTACCTGCTCTATATGAAATTATTAGAGAAAGACTATTATCTAATTAATTATCTATAATCCATTCTATCGAAGAGGGAGCCAACGTTTAATATATTCAAAATAGAATCTATGTCGGTAATACCCTCTTTATTAGAACCACCCCATTTATTTTTTTCTCTAATATTATAGGTTATTTTTAATGTTTCTGGATCAATTCCTCTAATATAAATTTCGTGTTTTTTATCTTTAGTACTAATCCAATCTTGTATTCCACCAATAGAAATGACTTTATCTAAAACCTCATAATATTCTTTATTATCTATATTTTCTTCTAACTCTTCTAATTTATCTTCTAAAACTTTTTTAATTTTTGGTATCCATACCGAATCAAATTCGTCCCTATTCCAAAAGTAATGTTGCATTTCATAATATTCAGGAAGGTGCGAAACGCTTGTTTTTTTAATTGCCTCAAATAATAAATCTAAAAGTCTATCATTTTCAGTTCCAAAACGTACAAAAAGTAAAATTGCTGAACCCCAATCTAGTTCGTATTTCCAAAAACAATACTTATTTGAATATCTTTCAATTCCAACATCAGTTAAACAATTACAATAGGTACTTTCAATTCCTTTAACCACCTCATTTTCTACCGCAGCCACCTGTGCATCAATGAATATGTCTATTAAGGTATCTTCTAAACCAATTGATGATAAAAAATCAACGACAGGTTTATTTTCTGTTATACTCCAACCCTTTTTACTTTTTTCTATGTATTTTAAAATACTTGGAGACGCGATAGTTGCCATTTTTTCAAGGATTTCAATATGTTCAGATTTAAATGCATCAACAATATACCCCTCACCCCAATCATCAGATGTTCTATCATAGAACTCATCGTACCAATTCCAACGACCACTATACATCCATTCATAGTTACTTCTATCATATCCACCATCACTATTATCATCCCCATATTCATCAGGAAAAAAAAACTTTAAATAATCACCTACACCATCAAAAGTAAAAATTAAACCGTCTTGGGATGTTTCAATATAATCTGAAAAATCTTCACCTTCCGATGTTTCAAAATAAACGTCAGAGTAATGAACTCTTTTTTTATTTAAATCTAATATTTTTTGAAAATCCGATTTTTCGTTTTCATCGTCATTTTCATCATTTTCAAAAATAAATTTTTTTCTTAACATATTTATAAATATATTGGATAATCAAAACAAATGTATTATCTTTGTATAAGTTCTTTGAAAATAAAATTACGATATAGGGGCCTATATTGGATTTGACGGGCATTGGTTGAATAAAAGAAGCATGTCGGGACTGAATTAATCTCGTTAAAAACTGATTCACACTACAAATGGCAATGTGCTAAACAACCTTGAGACTTTGGGTCTAATCTCAACTCAAGAAGTAACTGTAGCTTAAGAAGTTTACGGATACGCGAGCCGGTTCACATACGCTCAGGAACAGAAGTGACTAAGGTGGAATACGACTGAACCCAAAATCGAGTCGTCTATTGGTTGTTGGTTTACGATAGTGAAGAACAAACTAACCTTGTTTTCGATCAAGTTAAAAATCAAATATTTTGGGGGGTTAGAAAACTCCAACCTAAACATGTAGTCGTCTTTTAAACAAGATGAGCCGGACGAGGGAGTCGGAGCCCTCTAGGTCCACCAATTAAAAAACCCACTCTTTTGAAGTGGGTTTTCTTTTTTAGGACACGTTCAAATTACTTAGTTAAAGTATCTGCCACGTTTGTTGTACAATTCTTTGTTGAGTCGCAACATTCTTTTGTTACTTCTTCAGTTGCGTTTCCTGTTCCTTTTTCACCACAAGCCGTCAAAAGAGAGATTGTCATAAAAAATGATAAAGAAAGAATAAATAATTTTTTCATTTTTTTATAGGTTAAAGTTTATTTTTATAATATATATCTATTTTTTTTATTTATGTAAATAAAAAACCCACTCTTTTAAGTGGGTTTTAAATTTTTAGTATCTTCTTCTATTTTTTAAATTATAAATTTCAATTAAATGACTTTTTGTGTTTTTTCTAATTCTGTGTTCGGTTAATGAACCCAAACCTTTAGCCTGTAGAGCCTTATTTGCTAAATTTAATAAAACGTTACCACCCGCACTTAATGCCTTTTTGGCTAATTCTTTACCATCTTTAGCCATCCATTTACCAAATGCCGATTGGAATTTTTGTATTAACTCAGGTTGACCTTTAAGGGTAACTTTAAGTTCATCCATACAAGGTTTTAAAAATTTATCTTTATCAAATTGTCCTTGGTAACCCGTATATTTATCATATATCGTATTTACCTCCTCAACATCGGCAACACTACCTAATTCACCCTCCATTTGTTTATTATATGCGTTTAGAGTGGTGTCTCTAAGTCTTTTTGCGTTTGGACAATACTCCATAAAAGATTTTTGGGCCCCCTCAATTGGTTGATCCATAGTTGCGTTATCACTAACACTTTCATTACCTTTATTTGTTGGTGTTGACCCACCACTAGCTGCTATCACATTATTTAATTCAGGAACATCTTTTAATTGTTTCCATGCCCCTAATGTTTTGTTATAAACATACGAGTCTGCCGTTAAATTTTTACCTTTTAATTGATCCGCAGTATACTTTGTTGGGTCGGTTTTACCATCTGCACCTATAATATTATATGTTACAGTGGATTGTGTTGGTGGTGGTGGAACATCGTCTCCTGTTGCACCTGCGGGTGGAGCAGGAATTTCATCTTGTTCCATTATTGCTCTCCTAATTAATTTTTCTAAATATAAATTATTTTTTCTCATTTTAGTTTTTTATTATAAATATATCGTTTATTAAAAAAGTTACCCATTACTCGTGGGTGGTGGAGGTATTTCCTCATTACTTGTATTTGTAGGTGGTGGAGGTATTTCCTCACCTCCGGTTTTTTCTTCACTTTCAGCCTTTGCAATTTCAGTCTCTAATTTTGAAGATAAGTCAGTGGTAACGGTACTTACACTACTTCCCGCTTCACCTAACCAATCGGCATTTAATTTCTTTTTAGCCCATTCCATAGTACTTTTTAACCAACTATCTAAATTAGAAATTTGTTTTAACACAGGTTTTATAATCGCCCTTACATTTTTATTTTTTGATATTGTTTTTACAACATCGTCTATGTTATTTGCAACCATGTTTTTTAATGTAGATAACTTATTACCAATCCAACCACCACTAGCAATTGATACAATATCAATAATTAAATTAAACCAATTACCTGTACCTTTTATCAAATTCCAAATATCATAAAGAGTAACAATTCCCCATGCTGCGGTAACCCCAATCGCCCCTATACCTGTTGATGAAAGAAACTTTTGAATTAATTGTCCTCCTGAACTTTGTAAAACATTTCTTAACCCTTCAAAAAATGCTGACCATTTAAAACTTTTTATCCAATTTAAAAATTTATTCCCTTCTGCTGGTTTTGTGCCTTCTTTCTCTTCTTTTTTTTCTTTTAATTTAAACCCAAAATATTTAGCAGCAATTGTTGCACCACTCATTAATAATCCTGAATCTTTTAAGTTACTCCACCCTTTTTGAAATGCGTTTTGGTAACTTGGATCATCTTTTATTATTTTATTAAAACATTTACCAATTTGCTTGTCTTTAAATTCAATTGAATCTTCAGCTTTAGGTTCGGATATTCCACATTTCGCCCAAAATTCCGCAACATCATTATCAGAAGCAATTTCTGTATCTGATTTTACGGTTTCAGGAGTTTGGGTTCCAAAATCAACTTGTTGTATAGGATTTACAACTTCTCCCGCCTCTTTAATTAAACCAAGGTTATTAATTCTGCTCTCAATTAAATTAAACGAGTTTTTAATTTTACTTTTTACGGTATTCTCGTTAATGTAAATGTTATTTTTTTTAACCTCAAAAAGATTATTATGAATTCCTAATTTAGAATTTATCTCATTTATATATTTTTCAACAAATTTTAATTTATCCTTTTCTGATTGTGTGGACGTATTAGTATAAGAAAAAAGAACTTTTTTGATAAACTTAATTTCTTCAATTATTTTATCATTAGTTTTTTTTCTATTAATTTCTAACTGTAGTTGTTTTATTTGGTTTTCTGTTAAAATAATCTTCATAAAAAATTTTGTAATATTAATAAATATATGTAAATTTGTATATATGCAAACATTTCTTCCATATTCTGATTTTAGAAAATCATTAGAGTCATTAGACAACAAACGTTTAGGTAAGCAACGTGTTGAGGCTTATCAAATTATTTCAGCCATCACAGGTAGACCAAAAAAGAACGGACAACCATATAAAGGGTGGACATCACATCCTTGTTCTGTTATGTGGAGAGACTATGTAAATGCACTTAAACAATACTACAATGATTGTATTGATGTTTGGAAATCGCGTGGATTTAAAAATAACATGGAATACGAGACAATTGACGGTGAATTTGTATTACCACATTGGTTGGGTAACGAAGAGTTCCATTCGTCTCACAGAGCAAATCTATTACGTAAAGATAATGAATATTACTCGAAACATGGTTGGGATGAAAATCCTGAAGATCCTTATGTTTGGATGGACGAGAAAAATAAGTGGTATAAACAAATTGTAGGAACCAAAGAAAGGATTTACTTTAATAATGTTACCTACAACAAAATTCTGGATCCACAAATGAGTCTATAACGTTTATATAAAGTCTATCTCTGAGAGGTAATATAACCAACCCTTGGCTTGTGGTGATATTAAACTCACCTTCATATCTGCCTATGGTTGAAGTATTTCTTTTTGTAAACTGATAATAAACACTTTCGTTTTCAGTGGAATAATAACAGGTACCATTCGTCACCTTATAAAATCCTGTATCAACGTCTCTCATAGAAAAAGTAATTGTACCTGCACTAAGATTCAATTTATGATTATAGTCTAATCTACCGTCTTTTATAATGTCGACTTCTAATATTGGTAATGTTGCTTTTTTTCTAATAAAAAATTCCATATTCATAAATATCCTAAAAAAGAAAAGGTGTTCTTACGAACACCTTTCTTAGATTTAGAACACCTCCCTTTCTTTAAGGTTTATGAATAAAGAGAACTACCTCTTGATTCCTAATTCAAGCCATTAAGATTAATCTTCTGTAACGGCATCTTGGACTTTACTGTCCAAATCATTTGAAACCGCATCTATTGATGTTTGAATCAATTTTGCAACCTCAGTTTTAAATTTTTCAATGTCTACACTTGCAACCATTGAACCAAAAATTCCCGCTTCACCAAATTGTGTTTTATAGTTCTCTAATGCTTTTTTAGCAATAATCTCACTTAACTCGTCAACTCTGTTTTCTTTAAACGCTCTTTCTACTATTGCTGGATCCAATTCATTAAAGGCTCCTAGTATCATTTCATGTTCTTGTTGTTTATCTTTTACTGTATCTGCAATTTTTTGTCCTAATTGTGCCTTTACGTCACTTAAAAATTTCCCTGAATCCTTAACGGTATTCATTATTTCTAAAAAATTTTCCTTAACTAATCTTCTATCGTACCCACTATTAACTAATTCGTTACTTTCACCTAACAAGTTATTTTTTAATGTTCTTCTATTTGAAGAATTATATACAAATAATAGTCTATTTTTAATTATTTGTGATTCTTTTAATAAAAGTGATTTTTTCTCTGATTGTTCAGAAATTACTTTTCTTATTGTGTGTGATATTCCCATGTCTTTACTTTCCTTATAAATATCTCTTTGTTGATCAAGAGTGAACCTTAATTCGAAAATATCAAATTTAGGTGGCACATTTGTTAACTTAGTTATCAGCTTTCTCATGTTATTTGAGTAGTCATCTTTATATCTTAAAAAACACCATTGAACTTGTGTTCTTGCTTCTTCTATAGCGTCATTACCACCTAATTCATCAATTGTTTTTTTTCTTTTAATTAATGAAACCAAACCTCTATGGTATTTTCTTGTGAATCTTCTACACTGCCCTATTGTTATCTCTTTGGGTTGTTTTGGTTGTTTAACTTTTGGTTGTTTAATTGGTGGTAGATTCCATGAGTATTCATCAACTTTTCCATATTTAATGGTTCCGTATCCTGATAACGTCTTATACCCATCTTTTCTAACATCAAAAAACAGTCTTACTTTTTTAACCGGATCATTATCGTCGTTAAATAAATCAAAATTACCTGTAGTAATATTTAAATACGACTCCCCACTTTGATTAGTTTCTAATGATTGAAAAAGTTCCTGACGATCTTTATCTTTATAAATGTCTATTTTAACATTTGGTAAAATTTCATCGTCAGTATCAAAAGTTAATAATTTTGCAGATATTTGAGGTTTTAAAAGTTCAATTTTAAATATATTACTTTCTAAAGAATTTGAGGTTTTTGTTGGTATTCCATTATCACCATTAGTTGGTTTAACAGTAACGTTACCATTTTCTTTTGTAATGTAAGTACTGTATGATCCATTATTTAAACAAAAGTTTATTTTTTGTTTATCCCCAATATATCCATCCGATTTGATGTCAATTATTAATTCTTTTTCTTCTTCACAACTTTTACCTTGACTATAAAAATAACCGTATTCTTTACTTTCAGGATATGTTACTGATTCGCCTTTTTTAACTTGGTAATCAAAAGAATTAAAAATTAATGTGCTTTTACCCGTTTCTGATGTGTAAGTACCTATAAGTTTCTTTTTATCATATAAAGAATATGATACGTTTGGTATTTCTTTACCGTCACTATCTACAAATATAAAATCTAAAAATGTTAATTTACTAACAGTAACTCCTACCTCTTGTAAATCCTTAATACTCTTGGATAATAAAATTTGAACATCTAAAATATCTTTATCCTCTAAATTTATGTTATTACTTATAGTGATATAACCTTGATTTTTTGCCGATCCAGAAATAACATATTCACCTGAATTTAAACCATCAAATTTAAAATTACCATCAGCATTTGTTTTTGCTAAACCTTTGGTTGCATTCGACAAAGTTAGAGTAACTGTTGCATCAAAAACAGGTTCATTAGTTATAATATCCAAAACTTTACCACCAATAGATAAACCTGTTTCTTCGTTTAACTTTTTGTGTAGTTTTAATATATTTTCTTTTTCAGATTCAGTTATGTAAACTTTTTTAATCATTAAATCTAACTTGTCTATATTTTTTTATAGGCTCGTTTCCAAACTTATTTTCACATTTTTGAATAAAATGATTTAATACTTTTTGTTGTCTTTCAACTAAACCTGTTTGATTTTTTACTTGGTTTAGTGTTTTACAAAAACCTCTACTAACTCTAACACTTGCAGATTCTTTAACTAAAGCCTTAAAAAATTCTTCAGAAGGATTTAACTTATAAATTTTTATTTTATCGTTAAAAACTGAATTTATTTCACTTACCTCGTAAAATTCTTCAAAGGCAAAAAACGGTTCCTCAGTTGTCCATCCTTTAGAAAGTTTTTCATTAACTTTATCTCTTACTTGTTTTGGTAAGTCGTTAATCCCTTCTTTTTCGTTGCTTTTTAAGTTGTGTAGTGCTAACTCTTCTTTTTTTTTTAAGTCGTCCTCTGTTCTTGAGTCAACTTCCTTTTCTTTTGGTTGTGGTTCTTTTTTTTCTAAGTCCATATTTGCCAACTGATTTGGTGTGTAATCTCCTTTAACTAAAAACCAGTTTCCATTTGCTGGTCTAGATACTGACCATATTTCCATCTCACCTCTTGATTCTCTAATTTGTTGTAAAATTATCGCTAAACCTTTTGGTTTAAAGTTTTCTTGTAAGTGAGCCAAATCTTTTGTAAACATAACTTTTACAACATCTTCATGTGTATCAATTACTGCTCTTACAAACGCATCGTCCTCATCGTATTTTTTTCTAAAGTGGTTAATTCTATCCATAACATCTTCCATGTTAATTTTTACTTCTTTGTATTGTCCTGGATTTTTTTCATCAACAGACTTAAATGTAAATGTATCCTTCCAATGTTTAAAATTATCGTCTCCGAATTTTTTTCCTGTCATTTCTTCCATTATTATTTTTCTAATTTTTTTTATTATTGATTCTTTTACCGGTTCTTGAGATAATTTTTGAGCCAATTCTTTTAATGAACGCAACTTTCCGTTATCATTCCAATATGCATATTTTGGTGATCCACCATTTTCTTTTGTCCCTGCAGTTAAAAAATATTTATCATCACTATACCTATCATCCACCCATACTTCAGTACTTCCATCGGCAGCATCTCTAGAACTTGTCCATTTTGTTAACATGTCCACCTCTTCCTGTGTTAATCCATGGTGTGAGTTTGAATAGTTTGTCTCGAATTTTTTTTGTTCGTGTGATTTATCAATATTATCCAATTGTTTTTTAAACTTTTCTTTAATTGGGGATAACTCTTCTTCAAGCTCAGATTTTTTTTCTAATACCTTATTCTTTGCTCTTTCTAACCAAGTTTTTTCAAATGGGGTTTTTAATCCAGCATCTACCCACCCCATTATTTCTAATATCATAGGTTCAACAGGAATAAAAGTATCAAAAAATTCTGTAAGATACCATTTCCATTCAGTGTTAATTAACCCCCCATTTTTTTTAACTTCCGCAACTGCCTTTTTGACATCTTCATTACTAGACATAAATAAATCAAAGTTCTCTAAAAACCCTTCCTTCATTGTGTACCATATCAAACTCAACCCATTTTTTGATACGTCGTAAAGTTCTTTTTCTTCGGGAGTCATTTCCGCAATTTCTTCTGGTGATGGTTGTGCTACTCTAGCCATTGCCCCCGCAACCATTCCGTATATAATTGAATATATTATTGTAGGTACTACTTTAGCATAAAACCAAAGTTGCACCCATTTCAACATTAATGATTGAGGGTTATACCCTTTAATTTTACCTAATTTAAGCCATGGTATAGCATATTGAGCCTTTATAAAAGAATCCATAAATTCTCTAAGGGTTGTTGTGTGACCAACTAACCCCCAATTTGTAAAACGTTTCCACCAAACTTTATTCCAAACAGGCATCGTATCTTTCATTCCTCTAATAAGATATGAAATGTATCCATACCATCCAACACACATTTGTCCCATTCTTGCAACATACCCCGTCAACTGAGAATCACCTCCTTGTTCCGACTCTTTTACTAAAAATTCAATCCAATCCTTTTCTTCACCTTCTGATTTTATCATGTTTATTATTGATAAACCCTCAACCTCACCATACGCCTCTCTTATTAATTTTTCCAAGTCACTCCATACTTTTTTTATGTCTGGAGCCTTCATATGTGATACAAGTCCCGCGAATTTTGATCTGATAGTTTTTGCTAGTTCAGGTCCAATATCATCAGTACTTCCCATAGCAACAACTAAGTCATCAATTTCTTGTTTTGCCTTATCTAAATTATTTTGCCATGATGTTGTAACTCTCATTGCAAAATCACTTAATCTAGGTGCGAAATTTTTCCATCCTGTTTTTAAAGTACTTTTTAACCCCGCAACTTCCGATTCAATCAATTTAATTTCTTTTTCTATTAAATCATCTATTCCATTTTTTATTTTTATATTATCTGAAAGTATCCCTAATTTTTTTACTGCATTATCTTTTAATTGAGCCAATAACTCATTTAACATTGCAATTTTTTGTAGTCTTGTTGGTACTGAAATACCTTTTTCTACGTCTCCTAACCATTTGTCACTTTTCTTAAGTAATTCAATAGACTCTTCCGTTTGTTTATCTAACGTTTTAACACCTGTTGTACTTACTTCGGTTCTAGCCTTTTCTATTGGTTCTTCTATTATGTCGTTTAATATTTTAGAAGTAGACTCAATACCAAAATATTTACTGTACATGTCAGCAAGTTGGGTTTTAAAATCATTTAATGCTTTAATTTGATTTGTGAAGTCTAAATCGATGAATCTCGGATCATCCACTAAATTAGCGATTTCTTGTTCAGCATCTTCTAAAACCTCACCCCTTAACAAAGAATTCGTATCAACTAAATCATCGTAAAGAGATCTACGAACAGCATCATCAATTAATTGAAGAGAAGATATCTTCTTTTCAAGTGTTGACATAACTTCTGGAGTTAATTCTCTTTCTAAATATTCAATAACCTGATCGACAGTTTTCCCTTCTCTAATCATTCTTTCAATTTCCTCCTTTAATGCCCTCTTTCTAGATTCCAATATAGACGTATTTGTATTGTTTAACATTTTGGTAAGATTAGTCGCCCTTTTTTGTATTCCAGCTGCGGTAGCGTCATCAATTTGTAGTATTAATCCCCAAATTCTATTAGAAAATTCACCTCTACCTTCATTAATAAGGTTAACTTTTTTTGAAATCCCCATTAATGTTAAATTTCTTTCTACTTCTAGTAATAGATTTTTTTTCATTTTTTTATTTTTTTATAAATATTGTCTTAATTTTTATTTTTTAATTTATAATACAATTCATTTACGTTTTTACTTAAATAAACACTAAATTCAGGATAATCCGATAAAAAAGAATTATTTATTTTTACATCATTACCTTGACATTTTTTTGATATGAAAGATTTGAATAACGATTCAATGTCCCCTACCCAATTTTTATTTACGATTAAAACATTATCCCCTGTACCGTATACACCATAATAATCTGAACTGTCAAATAGTTTTTCCCAAACTCTTTTTGATTCTACTGTTGCGTTATCAGATGAGGATGCGTAACCTAAAAAATTAATAAAATCTCTATATATGGTATAACCTAAACCAATCCCTTGTAATTTTGGGTGTATTCCTTCTCTAAAATGTACTCTATTAAATTCTCCGCTTGCTTCAATATAAGTACGGTTAATTAAATAATCCATTACTTCAGATTCTAAATCTTTACCTAAAGACGAAACATAATCATAAAACTCATCAGGAAATTTAGAAAAAGAAAGTACTTGATAATATCCTTTTGTTCCTGTTTCATTAAACATAAAAATAGAATTATTAGATGATGTCGATTGATCAGAAGAAAATATATTTTGTTTTTTATTGTCAAAAATTGTTTTAGCTTCGGATGAAGTGTTTATGTTATCCACTTCTTTTTGAAATACACCATCAACTAAATCAATAACATTTTTAGGGGTTGTCCCAACACCAAAATAACTACTGTATGTCGACGCCAATATTTGTTTAAAATCATCTAAAGATTTAATTTTATTCGATGGACTTAAATTAACAAATCTTTCGTCGTTAATAAATTTATTTAATTCTTGATTAACATCTAAAATAAATCCTTTAGATAAATCTGAATTTTTATCGGATAAATCACTTATAAGTGATTTTATTATTTGATTATCTAGTAAACCAAGAGATGATAATTTTTTTTCAATCTTTTCAACAACACTTGGTGTTAATTCTTTTTCCATGTATATCAACACCTCCTCAATATTAGTGTTGGCGGAGATTAGTTTTTCAATACCTGACTTTATTTCATTTTTTCTTAGTGTATTTAAATTTAATCCTGTATTATTTAAAATGATTGAGATGTTATTTGATCGTTTTTTAATTACAGACGGGGTATTATCTCCAACACCTAAAATTAATGACCAAATTCTATTAGAAAATTCACCTCTACCTTCATTAATAAGGTTAACTTTTTTTGAAATCCCCATTAATGTTAAATTTCTTTCTACTTCTAGTAATAAATTATTTTTCATTTTTTTATTTTTGTGTTTCAGATGTACTACCTTCTTTATTTTGAACTTTTGTCCATTTATCCAAAATACTATTTCTTATTTCCTCAACCTTTTTATCGTTATTTTCTAATTTATCTTTAATTTCTTCAGTTATTTCAGTTTCTTTTTCTTCTTTTATTTTTTGTTGATTCTGATTAATAAAATCATTTATAAGGGCTAATGCTTCCTCACTAGTGAATTCCTCTTCTTTTTGTTTTTTTTGTTCAGCCAACCTTTTTTTATAGGTTGTTGTTTGAAATTCGGTAGGTATTGGCATTCCTGGCCTCCAACCCAAAAGAAATGCTTGTTTAAGTAAATTATTATCATTTGCACTACCATCACTACCAAACTCACTTTTTAGGGATTCCCAAGGAAATCCGCCCTCCTCAATTACAGTTCTTGGTGATTTTGCAATATTTTCTTGGTAAACTTCTACACCATAATCATATGCAATTGCCATTCCTCCATACCCAGCCAAAACTAACCCCGATTTACTTCCAAATTTTAGAAGTCCTACCATACCTTTAGCCGAAACTTTAACCACTGTTGCGGTTGATTTTGCAATTGTTGATGCGCCTATTTTTTCAGAGGCAGTTTTTAATATATTACCAGAAGCAGTATTCATTAAATCAATAATATCTGCTGATTTTTGAGAAACCTTTTTTATTACATTTTGAACTTCAGCATCAAGAATTACTTTTGTGTATTCATAAAGTTCCCTCATAGTCATTTGTCCATTTGCCTTTAAAAACGCATCAGGTACAGACTTTAAAAAATCAGTAATAATTTTTACCCCTTTTGATCCAACACCCTTTAAAATACCGGCATCTACAGCAATAGGTACAAACGCAAATAATACAGATAACCCCGCAGACTTCCAATTATCCTCACTTACGTATATACCAGCGTCTAACAAATCAATTGCCGATGAGAGTAATGCTGCGTCAGTAAGTCCAAGACTTAACGCCGTTGCGGCAGCATCTGCTGCCCCAAATAATGATAATCCCCTACCTGCAAGAGCAACTCCTTGTAATCCAGGAATTAAAAAACACGCAACACTAGCAACCATTAACCAATCATGAACATCCCAATACGTTACATCATACCAAGAAGCGTTTTCTTTTTCTTCTTCGTACTTTTGTTTACTTGTTTTAGCACCAAAAGTCGCGGCAAGCAAATCAAGGTCTTCTTGATAAAGTTGACTAATCATCAAGTCTGTTGTTTTTAATTTTATTTTTTGTAACTCCGTTTGTTTTTTTATTTCAGGGTCATCCGACCAATTTGTTATAGGTTGTTCTGCTTTAGAAATAACTAATTCTCTTAACTTCCAAGATTCGCTCCCTGTATCAAAACCGGGTTGTCCAGCTAATCCTGGGGTTTGTTCGTCACGATTATATTCCGCCCAAGCAAGACTATCAGCCTTACGTATATCTTTATTAATTTCGTCCCATTTTTTTTTCTGAGCATCACTTAATTTATTGTAAAGTTTTAACTCTTCTTTCGTTATACCAATACCACCATTAAACTCAGGGTGTAAATATTCTTTATCTAATTTTTTTACTTCATCATTATATTTTGATTCTTGAGCCTTAATCTTATTTTTATATGAAGTAGACTCTGCAGACATTTTATTTAAAACCTCTTCCCTTTTTTTCTCATATGTGGGTTTTGTAAATTTAATCCAACTATCGATGTTTGGGTCCCCAGTCGCTACACCTCCACTTGTTGGGCTTTTTAATGTTGCTCCAAGACCACCTTCGGGATCATATGCATTATATTTACCAGCACCTGTGTTATAAACATCTTCATAGTTTGTTGGTGTCTCAGGTTGACCCCAATCCTTCTCAACTTTATCTAAATCAGATTTATATCTTTGATTTATCGAGTCGTGATTTTGTTTTAGGGTAGTTAATGCTGAGTTATGGTTACTTAATATTGTATTTTTTTTTGCGTGGTATTCTGCAGATTCTTGTGGGTGTAAACCTGGTATATGATTCTTCATTGCCGATTCGTTATAAACCGGTAACCCGTCAGAACCCTTATAATAAAACATATTATTTTTATAATAATCGTCTCCAGGAGCATTATCTTTAAACCATTTTTTTAACCAAGCAGTATGTTCTTCCATTTGTTTATTATAATCACCTAAAACACCCATATACTGACCCCACTGTTCTGGATTAATACTACCCAATTTAGACACTACCTGTCCATTATATTCTACAGGTGGCATTCTTTCTTGAACCCCCTTTAAGTTATCACCCTCCCAACTATAGGTAGTGGTTGATAGTGAATTTAATTTAGACTTATTTTGATCATACCATGAGTTATATTGATCTTCAGTTATTTCGGTTGATCCTGGGGGGATACTATATGGGGCATCGACATAACCATATTGATTATCAGATGTTATATAATACTTTCTTCCATCAACTTCTAATAAAATATTTTTAGTACTTATTAACTTTAACATTTTTATTTTTTTATGTTTTTTTATTCCGTATCAAATAAATCTGATTGTTTTATATTTTTCATATAATCACCACCCGTATTAGGTATATAAAATTTACTTAGTTCGTCGTATTTAACACCCCCTTTTGGTAACTTGTCAAATTTTTTGTTAAACTCATAAGAATAAAATATTTTACTATTATATGATTTTGTGCCATCTATCGTTCCGGTTTTAGTATAATTTGTTATTTCATTACTAATGTAATCTATAAATTCTTTTTGTTTTTTGTTTAAAACCATATCATAAGGAAGATATATGATTATACCTTTTTTTACTCCACCATCAAAATTCTTTTTTGTGGACGCCTTAAACACTACTCCACTATTTTTAAGGTAATCACCCACCAAAATAAGTAGATCAATAACATCTGTTGTATTTTCAGCATATAGATAAAATTTCCAACCACTATAATTTGGTTGTTTTGTAGATAAAAATACATAGTCGGTTTCGTCTATCGCATGTTCGTTATATTGATTTGCGATTTCATTCATTTCATAATCAACCCATTGATTTTTTATTTTACTTTCGTACTCACCTAAAATTGTATTTTCTACATTTTTAAAATCTTCATTTAAAAAATTAATTAAAGAATATGTAAATTCTTTTACACAAGAAGGGTATTCATATTTAGTAATACCCTCCCTTGATTTCATTTCTTCAACAAACAAATTTAATTCTAAATTATACTCATTTATTATCACTTTTTTGTAGTCATCAGAAATATAAATGTTTTCCATAACTGTATTAAAGGCACTTAAGTTTTTAATTTCAGCTACTTTAATTAAAATTTTATATTCATTTTCCGTTAAATAATCCGAACTAATTAACTCCCCCAAAGTTTTATTAGTCCCCTCTAATAGTTCTAAAATTTCAGAAGAATCGGAACCATCAAAAATAGTATTAACAATATTTATGTTTTCTTCTTCTTTATCTTCAACTTTTGGTTCGTCCTGTTCAATCACTAATGCAGATAAACCCATTAATTTACGATAATTATTTATTTCATATAATATAGTTTTATTTATCATTACTTATAATTTTTCCCCGTTGGTCCCATGGTTCTACCTGAAGCCCATTTTTCCGTAGCAGTTTTATTACCAGGACCCTTACCAACACCACTTTCCCATTTGGCGTTTGGTCCTTTATATGTTGGTCCTAAAGTTCTACCACTTTCCCATGGCGTGATTGATGCTCCTGTATCGGATTTTGTATCTGTAGTAGTATCAGTAGACGCCTCTTCTTCTCCTAACTCAGATTCACTCATACCATCTTCAGAATCGTTATTACCATCATCTGTTGACGGACCTTTTTGTTTTATATCTTGGTCACTACCTGTTTTAGCCAAATTAATGTCAGTATCCAATTGATCCTCTAAAATCATCAATTGTTTTATTCTTTTTATGTCTTGTTCTAATAAATTCATTATTTTATAAATATTATAAAACTAAATAAAGATTTTAAATATGACATAATATTATTGAATAATCCTTTTTTTGTGTTATTACTATTTAAAATAATATCATCAAAATAGAAATAAAGATCTCTTTTAAATTTTGAATTTTTTGTTGAAAAGTGCATGTCGTATTTATTATCTACCACCCATTTTGAGAATTTTTCTATATTAATAATTTCACCTTTTTTTATAGGGATATTAGTATTATAAATAGTATCAATTTTTACCACTTTAAATGTTGGTGTTACAACTATAGAAATAGTGTTCTTCATACCTAAAAAATTGGTTTTTTTAAGGTATATTATCGCAATGAAATTACTAAAATTTACATGGTATGAGCACATACCAATAAATATAATAAAAACGTATTAAATAAATGTGTTAAGACTGTAAACTTGCGTCGTTTTTGATTATATCAACTACCTTTGCGTTACCGTCTGCCCAATCAGTACCACTAAAACGATTGTTTCTTGATTCAACAGCAACGTCAACAAGTTCATCACCAATTTTACCATCTCTTACAGCATTATTAATATCTGTTGCAAAATCTTGGAAAAATCCGGAACCGTTCCAACAAGCGTAAGCAAAATGAAAAAGTAACCTCTTATCTGATTCAACTAATTCTTTTGCCTCGGAAGTAAAATATCTTGAATTTTTATCATATGAAGATTTCATTAGTGCTGATGCTCTTAATTTTAATTCTTCTTTTAATGATCCACCACGATAGTTATAAACCCAAGTACTACAGAATTCCACCATACTTCCCGCACTTTCCTTTTCATCATCTATTAAACCAAAAAATTCTCTACCAGCAGAATCATTATCCCAATCACCGGCTCTTCTATCAATACCGAACATAGTTTCTCCTGAATTATCATACATCGGGTCATATGGATGATTTAAACATTTCTCACTATCAGGTTTAGTTCTATCTTTATTCCAATATCCTCCCTCAAAATTATCTATGATTTTATCAGTAAACCCTTTCCAAACACTATCAACAGTTCCTGTAAATTTTCTTATTTCTTTTTCCATTTGGATAATATCTCTATCAATAGTGATATACCTTGAAAGATCGTCCTCATCGAAGCTTTTTACTTTTAAATCGTAAAAAATTTCTTCTAATGTTTCTTTATCACAAATTCCTGTTTCCGGTAAATCCTTTAAACTCTGATAATACATTACAGAGTCTTCAGTTTCTAAATCATATTTACCATTAATATCAATTTCTTCGTCTAATAAAAAATTAAGAGCTATTTGAATTTGTTCGATATCTAACTTATGTGTTTGGTTGGTTCTTCTATTATATTGATTTCCTGATTTATAAATCTTTTCAAATCTATCCAAAAATTCATAAATTGTATCAAAGTCAGTTTCATCATCACCTTCTATAACATCATTATTAACATTAATAAATGGTTCTGAAGATAAACTTTGATTTATTGGTGAATTTATATCAATATCAGTAACATCGTCTAATATTGATTTTGCAATTTCTGTTTTAATATTATTAATTTTTTCTCTAGAAATCCCACCACCGTAATCAACAGAATTATATGTACCAATAACTTTTACATTGGCTTTATCAAACACATTATAAAAATTATCAATTTCTAATTCTAAATTATCAATAACTTTATCTTCCTCATACGAATAAAAATAAGATTCATCGATAATTGCTCTAATTACGTTTAATCTTGATTTTGGAAATGCTCTTCTAATTTCTTTAGATAAAATAAAAATTTGATTAGTGTTTTTAAACTTATCATCTGTACCTATTGAAAAAAATACGTGATCAATACTAAAATCAGGTTCCATACTGCTCAACCGAGTAATTAAATCTGTCATAGTTAAAAACTTATCACTAAGTTCTTTAATAATGGTTATATCATCATCGTATAAAAAATAAATTAGTTCGTCACCAAACATTACATTTTTTATTGGAGAAAACTCCTCATTTAAGTTAACAAATCTTCTAAATTGTCTTATTTCATTTAATAAATTTCCCATTTTTATTTAAATTCTGGTTTAGGTATTTTTTTTGGATAAACAACATAATATTCGTTTAAAAAATTAATTAGTGATGATTCATCTGAAATATAATCAACGTCATCATCCTCCCACTCATCACCTTCCTCGATTAAAGACTCAAATATTTCAAAGTTTTTATTTTTATCAAAACCAAACTCTTCAAAATAAGAATATTCAATAAAATCTTCTCTAACTACCTCATCGTCATCACCCATCATTCTGAACTCAACAATTATTAAATTTTGAGTCTTATCTATATAATGAGATAATATGTCTATTACTTCCATTTTAGTAATTTTTAAATTTTCTAAACATTTCTAAACTTTTATTAACACTTTCTGTTATATCATTTATTTTGTCATCATCTTTAATGTCATCAGAATCAGTAAAGTCAGAATCATAAACATCAAAAAAGTCTTCATCATCTTCATAAACATCAACAGGTCCTTTTGAATCAAAATCATAAGGTCTTTTACCTAAATTAGGTTGTACCATACTTTGTTGTGGACCATCGGAGTCAAACTCATAAGCAGAATCAATTTCATCATAATGTAAATTTTTAGCAGCAATTTCATTTATTTTATGGTTTGTGTATGATTTTACATTCCCATTCATATCTACGGTAATTCCATTAGTGTCTCTTGCGTCATTAAATGTTGTTATTGGGTACATGTTAGATGGTACGTTACCAACAGAGTAACCATTATATGTTTCACTGTGTTGTTTTAATATGTCTTCTTTAGCTGACTGTGTTAAGCCTATAAATCCTTTCATAATTATAATTTTATTTTGTTTATGTTTTTTTTAGTTATTGAAAATAAACTTTCTTTTAAATTTTCATTTTCATAATAATCTTTATCAAAAAACCAAATATCGTCTTCAGGTATTAGAGTTAGTTTTGTTATGAATTCATTAGTGTCTTTATCATAAAACTCAACCCAATAACCATATCCACAATCTGTTGGTTTATGTTTTGGTAGGTTATTAATCCCTATAACAATACCTTTTGATTGTGTTGGGATATCTTCTCCAGCAACATACCACACAATTATCCTATCTTTTTTTTTAAGTTTTGGATTTGGTTCATTAAAGTTTTTTTCACTCATATAGATAAATATTAATATAAACGTAATAGTAATGGTATGATAAAATTTTTGAAGTATTTGTTGGTTGAACTTATGAATAAATATGGTTCTTTCATGTGGTTCGGGACACATGTGTCCATGACACAAACTGATTGGCATTGGATTTTAGAATCTTTTTTATGTGTTTTTATTAACTTATTAGTAATTTTTTCACTATATTTGCAATACAAAGAAAAAGAAAATGAAAAATTACAAAAAACTGACAATCCCTGAAGACTCCGCTTGGAATAGAAAAGGAGTTTTACCATTCTTATGGCGAAAAACACATTGGAGAATAAGATACTTTTTTGGAGGTATAAAAAATATCCTAAGATGGATACCCACTTTATATAAAGATAAGGATTGGGACGATTGGTACATATTTACAATCCTTCAGAAAAAGATAGAATTTCAAAGAAAAGAAATTATCTACGCAAACCGTCATATGCAAGTTGATCGCGATAATCGTGATATGACTATTGTTTTAAACCTAATAGAAAGAGTAAAAGAAGAATATTATGGGGCTGAGTATCTTGATTACTCTGAAACTAAATTCAGATTTGAACCTGTGGAGGGAGGTAGAGAACTTTATTCAATGGAGGAAGATGTTATATCAGAGAATTACGATGCTTATTTAAGAAAGTACCCATCAAGTGTTCGTAAAGTATTGAAAAAGAAATCAGGTTTAGATAAAAGAGATTTATGTTATTATGTTGCAAAACATAATGAGAAAAAGGCACATGATTTATTGTTTAAAATTTTAAAAGAAAGAATGAGATGGTGGTGGGATTAAAAACTTATAAAGTTAAAGATAAAGAAACCTACGAAAAATTACATTCCATGTTAAGTGGATGGTGTTTTTTTAGACAGGAAGATGGGACATATTTTATTAAAGCCCCTTTAAATAAAACAATAAAGGAGCTTTTAGAAATAGGTATGATTTTAGGAACTAACGAATAATTGTTAAATGTCCGTGTATTACTTTTCTTTCGTCAGTACCCTCAACTCCGTAAGTTATTGTCCAAAAATAAACACCGTCTTGACATTTTTTACCGTCATATGTACCATCCCATTTTGCTGATGGGTTATAACTTTCCCATATTGTATTACCCCATCTATTAAAAATTAATAGTTCAAATCTATATGGATCATAACCTGAAGTGAAAACAGGATACCATTCATTGTTATTTTCATCACCATCAGGTGTAAAAGTATTAGGTATAAAGATTAATTCTTCGGGACACTTATCAATACTAATCGTGGTTTGTTGTGGTTGTGATATACAACCATAGTCCGATGTTTGTGTTACCGTTATAGTATATAACCCCTCCTGTAACCAAGTATATGATATTGGGTTACCCTCAATGGTATCATTGTTTATTATCCAATCAAATAATCCTGATAAATTAGAACTTGTGGTGTAAACTTTAGGTAAAGAATCCCCTTCACAAAGTTCAAAAAATTCATCTGACGGAGTTATTGGTAAAATGATTGGCTGTGGGTTTACTGTAACGTTAATTGTAGTGTCAAAAATACAGTTTGATTGGTTGTAGGTGTAAGTCACATTATTTAATATATTATTCGGTGAAGGACAAAACTGATTATTTAAAACGTTATCTCCACTAAAAACCCCACCTAATGGTGATGCATTTAAACTAACACAACCATCATAAGAACAAAAAGGTCCGATTGGGGTTATTGTTGGGTTTATATTTAAAATAAATGTATTAAAATATGACGTATCACTATAACAACCATTTTGATTTGTTGTGTAAACACTTACAGAATTTTGATAAAACCCTGAAGGTAATTGAGACCAATCGGTTGATATGGTTTCAGTTCCCTGTCCACCTGTTATATTTGAATTTGACATCCATGTATAAATAAATCCGTTACCCATAGTAGGTACAGTGTATGTTTCTAAATTAGAAAGGTAACAAATAGTATCCTCACCACTAATCGGTGTTATAAAAATTTGTGGTGGATTAACTAACGTAACATTAGAAGATACTGTACATCCAGCAGCATCAGTTATTGTAAAAGAATAATTACCTGAACAAAGTGATGTTTGATTAAACTGTGGTGGTTGTGAACCGATCCAAGATATAGTTTGAACACCGTTACCTCCTTGTGGTATTACATCTATGGTACCATCACAATATGAATTACATGTTGGGTTTGTAAAATTAATAATAGGTTGTGGTAAATTTGGTGGTCCTGGTTGTACAAAAACAGTATCAGGACCCAACCCACCATTATTGTTACATGTTGCCCACCCCGCATTACAAGAAGGGTAAACAAATTGGCAAGTATAATTAGCCCCCTGTTGTGGTGGAGTAACAGTTATTGTCGGACCTGTACCAATAGGATTTGGATTACCGACTTGATACCAAGTCAATGTTGGGGTTACTGTTGGTCCTGATGGTGTCCATCTACGTCCATCATTTTGTGCCGTCCATTGTGATGAGTTTCTACCTGGCGTTGTCACTGCTTGTGTTCCATTAATGTTTTGAATACCTTGAACTGCGGTTCCATTTGCCCAAGCACAAAATTGTTTATTTTGAATATGAACCTCAATAACATTTGTTGATTCATAAAGGACTATATGAAATGTACCATTTATTGATGTACATGAATAAAAAGGGACATTTACCCAACTAACAACTAATTTACGGCAAGGTGCGGTTCCTTGTACTTGATACCTAATTTGTCCACCTAAACCTGGATGCCAATCTTGCCATGCACCCATAATTGAATTAACGGGATTTGCTGCTGAAGGAATACTAGCAGATGTATACGTTACAGGTTGGTTAGGGGAAAATGATACCCAACCATTACTACCGACATAAAACTGATTGTATGTGTTTCCATAAAAACAAAAAGTAAATCCTATATTGAAAGGTCCTTGTTGTGAGTCATCGGACATAATTAAAGACGTTCCTGTATTTGTTTGCGCAACATATGGTATTTGTGTGTTTTGGTAATTGGTTGTTGCATTTGGGTTTTGTCCTACACCGCATTGACTTAAATCTGCAGTAAGTGTTGTTGAGTTTACACCACAAGGTAATATTTGATTCGGACCCAAATAAGGGCAGTATTGTGAATAACCATAAAAGGTTATAAACATCATAAGATATTTTATTAGTTTCATATGTAATAAATATTAATTTTTATTCATTTAGTAATTAGTTTTACTTGTAAGTTTTCATATGTTATATATTAATTAACATTTAAGGTATTTATAGTATATGTATTTAAAATTACTTAACATATTAAAGGAAGAAATTGCCGAACAAGGTTACGGACATTACTTTAAAGATTGGGAAACATCTGGGGGTAAAAAAGTCGGTGATACTCGTGGTTTTGATTTTACCACAAATAAACCTTTTGATAGAGATTATAAAAATCCTGAAAATGAGGTTTTATCAAATAGTGATGTGGATGACTATAGTTCAACTAATTTAATAAACATAAATAAATTAAATACAAGTAATTATTATTCTGGGTCAGTCAAAAGAGGTAAAACTTACGGTTGGAGGGGACCGATTTGGAGTCTCTGTGGTAAAAAGGTTAGATACTGTGATTGGCATTGGCATGCCGGTAGAGATTATGCAAATAGTACAGGAGTACCTATTGCAATATTAAAGAAAGGGGTGATACAAGATAAGGGTCCCGTTTGTTTTAAAATAAAACACTACGATAATAGTATAACTAAATACTGTCACTGTGATAGTGTGTACTTTGAAAACGGTGAGACTGTATTACCAGGAGATATTGTTGCCACTGTGGGAAATAAGGGTGTTGGTACAGGACCCCACTTACACTGGGAATACTACCCGACAACACAAAAATGTAGAACGGAAACCCACGAATCGGTTAAAGGTTCGACTAAAAGTGTAACTGTTTGTGATGAAGATCCTTCAGGTATGGAAGATAAATATTTTGTTTTTGTCCAAAACGGGAAAAAAGATAATTTCGAATCTGACGTATTTAAAATTAGGAATTCAATTAATGATGAAATAAAAATTGATAATGGAAATAAAACAGGATCAATTTATGATAATTTACCTTCTGACGTTAAAAAGGCAGTTGATAAATTAAAAACAAATTGGGGGGTAAACATTACCGATTACCATCTTAAAAAAGAAATGGATCAAGAGGGTGATACAACCGAAGATGCTGGTGGTGTTGACAGTGAAGCGAAGAAACAAATAAAAAAGTTAATTAAAGATTGTAAAAAACAATTTACAAAAGTTACTACCGACATTATTTCAGATTATAGAAGTTATGATGATCAAGTAGTAAACTTTGGTACTAAAGTTAAAGGGGGTAGAACAATAGACGATGTTCAGAGTTATAATACTATACCTGGATTTAGCCAACACCATACAGGTAAAGCCTTTGATATATTTAGTACTGATCCGTCTTGGTGGGATACAAATAGTGATGTTAAAAAATGGGTTGCAAATAATGCTAATAGTTATGGATTTGAGGTAACATATAAAACCGACGGTACTCTTAGGAAGAAGGAACCTTGGCATTTATTTTATGTTGGTGCAGAATCTGAAGAGGAAGATGACGACTTAAATAATGAAAATAATACATCGTCTAATGGAAAAACAGTTGTTTTTGGTGGTATGAGTTACGCAACATCTGAATGGATGAAATCACAATGGGTGGATGCTGGATTACCTGTAGACAAGGCGGTTTTCTTAGACTACACATCAACGGAATTATCAAATGTTAAAAAAAATAATAAAATAAATAAAATTGTTGGTTTTTCTGCCGGGGGTACTGACGTTTGGGATGAGATTATATCAAGCAGCTCTGATTATGTTTTCATGGGATTAATTGATCCTTCAACATCTGAAACGGTGTTCCAAAAATATAAAGATGGTGGTTTACCTTCTCAAGTTAAGTCACTTTCTAATTATAATAATTGGGATGATTATCCAAAAATACAAAAAAGGTTAGAAAGTTTAGAAAAAAATAAAGTTTTAACTCACACCAATTTATCACACGAAAAAATACCTTTAGAGTTTTTCAAAAAATATAAAACAAACTTATCTTAATTTTTTTTATTTAATTAAAAAGTATTATATTTGTATAAATAAACAAATTATGACACAGGTAGGGCTTTTTATTATCGACGAACCAAATTCTAATTTTATGAAAAGAAAAATATTCAATTTTTTAATGAATATTTTTTCAGAGTCAGATTTGAAAAATATTGCATATTGTGACAATGGTATCGGTAAAGATATGTTATATGTTTTTTTAGATATTGAAAAGCATAAAGAAATATATAATCTTTTCAAGAAATACGATGTTTTGCTTTCTTACAAAAATCTAACAGATTCTTTTTTATATCAAAAAAATTTAAATCCTATTTTTAATGGTGGTGAGTTTAAAGAAACGTTGGTTAGTTTTTTAGAGACTAATTTAGATAAAGACACCATTTTAGATAAAATTAATGATATGGGTATCGACTCACTTAACGAGGTTGATTACAAAATTCTACAAAAATAAAAAACCGTAGATTTCTCTACGGTTTTACTATTCATTTTTTTAAGTATTATCCTAAAGAAGATCCTCTTCTACCACCACCAAATGTGTGTCCAGCTGTTATACCTGCGGTTGCACCTGCACCCATATGCTCTAATCCTGTATAACCTTTTTCATATCTAATAACATGAGGAGGTGTTTTATACATAACAACCAATTCACCTTTATAGTTATTTTCTTCTGCTTGTCTTTCTAATGACGCTCTCATTCTTTCCCAATTATTACCACCATAATAGTCATCAGGATTTTCCTCAACCATTGCACCTACTTCATCTAAATCAGAAAAGAATTGATCCATAGTTTCCTGTCTTTCTTGTTTTGAACCATGCCCTGTTGCAAATCTTTTAGTACCTTTTCCAATATTTTCAATACCTTTCCCTACTCTACCAAGTTTGTCTTCTAACCAACCTTCTTCCATTTCAGCTTTGGTTTCCATTACAATATTTTTGATTAGTCTTGTAAGTTCAGCTTCTGTTAATATAACTTTTCTAATTGCCATTTTTATTTTTTTTAATTGTATTTATTTGTCTTTTTGTATATAAATATATCTTACTTTAAAAAACGTAATTTATATAATGTAGAATTTATTAATTCACAAACCATATCTATTTGATTTTGGATATAAGAGTCTTTACAACAATCTCTTAATTTCTCAACTTTACCACATAAATCCTTTAAATACTTTATAGTTGATTCAGTGGATTTATACCCAACAATATCATAAGATTTATATCCCTTTAATATTCCGTACTTACCTTGATAAGATTCAACTAATCCGTCAATGATATCTCCAATACCATCATAGTACCCATTTAATGCCATGTGTTCAGGGTATGATTCTGTTTGTAAATGTAATGTGTGTGCTTGCGTTCTTGAATGAAGTAGTAATGATACCATTTCTACATAATCAGAATTACTTTCTTTTTGTTCATTTATAAATGAACCGCTAGTTAAAAAATCTTTTTTTGTTATCATCTTAATAAATATTTCTATATTTATAAATATGTTATTAAATGAAGAAATAAATAGAATAAAAAATTTAATGGATATCAACGAGGAATCTCGTAAACATAATTTATTTAAAAATTTTGATTTAACAGAATTTAAAAATTACCCACCATCACCAGAAAACAGTAAAGAAACCAAAAAAGAAATTGAATACCTTAAAAATATAAATTTAGAAAAACGATTTGTACAAAAAAACGATGATATTGATGGTAACTTTAATGACTTTTTACTAACAAAGGATATTGATGAGAAAAAATTGATTTTTAAATTAGGTGAAAGTGCCCGTATTGTTATATTAGAGCTAAAGAATTTTTATAAAAGACCAAGACCGTTTAGGGTAGATTCAAAATTAACTGATCCCATGTTAAAATCAACCGATGGGTTTGCTTATCCTTCAGGACATTCAACACAATCAAACCTAATATACTTGGTTTTATCCGACAAATACCCAAACTATAGAAAAGAATTAAAAAAAATTAAAGATGATATTGTATATTCAAGACAAATGGCTAAAGCGCATTACCCATCGGATATAAAATTTGGCGAAAAACTAGCGAAATCTTTGTTTAAACACTTAAAAGAAAATAATTTAATCAACTAAATAAGGTATAACATCCTCTTGGAAGAAATATTTTACCTGGTGTATGTCATTTCCTATCTCAAGTTGTAGTCTAACCTCTTTATTTTCATCATATCCTGCAAATTCATCTTCAGAATCATATGTTTGGAACGAATCTTGATCTAAAACAAAGTCAATTTCTGTTAAATTGTCTTTTTTATCTGTAGCAATTAACCCAATCCACTCTTCTCCATGCCATTTTACACTACCATAGTATATGTTTTCATCATTTAATATATCAGAATAGTCATATCTAAATGAAAATTCACTACCATCAGGTAAATAAGTGGTGTATTCTTCACCTGTTTTACCGTCAAAATCATCGTTTTCACCGTCAAAATCGGTGTTTTTAGGGGTATTTTGAGGTATAAATTCACCCTTTTTACCCCCTTTTAACCACTCTGAGTACTGATTTAGGGTGTTTTTTTCGTGATTTTCAAGGTTTTCATACCCAATTTCGTTCATTTTATCCAAAATTTGGTTAATTTCAACGGTATTTTCCATTAAAAAACGGTATTGTGACTCTGTAATTATGATTTTCATACAAATAAATAGTCTAAATCCTTGGTTTTTACCCAAAAAACACCTATTTTAGCCTAAATGTTAGAAGAAAAACTTAAAAATATACCAAAATCTAGTGGTTGTTACCTTTTTAAAGACAAAAAAGGACAAATTATCTATGTTGGTAAGGCAAAACACCTCCCAAATAGGGTAAAATCGTACTTTTCTAACAAAAATCACACAGAAAAGACTAAAATATTGGTAAAAAACGTCTCAGATGTTGATTTTGTGACTACTTTGGACGAAAATTCAGCTATTATTCTTGAAAATGACTTAATTAAGTCCCATAAACCTAAATTTAACATCAAATTAAAGGACGATCGTTCAAAAAGATGGTATTTAACACTTACAAATGAGGTATTTCCACGTTTAGAGGTAAAAAATGACTCTAACTTGGATTCAAATCCGCTAATTTGTGTGTCAAACAGTAATTTATGTTATGAAATGTATGAATTATTGCATGATATCTTTAATTTACGCTCTTGTTCGTATGATATTACACCTGAAAATGTTGAAAATAACAAGTTTTCTGTGTGTTTAGAGTACCATATGGGTAGATGTGACGCTCCATGTGTTAATAATATCAATAAATTTGTGTATAATTCAACTATTACTGACTTAAAACAGTTGTTATCCTTTAATTTTACTCAACTTAGAGGTAAATTAACACGTTTAATGAACACATTTAGTAAAAATATGGAGTTTGAGAAGGCAAATACCATCAAATTCAGACTAAATGCCCTTGATAAGTACGAAAAGTGTGTTGAAACTACTCGTATCGGTGGTTATTTGGTACTTGCTGACGACTTTAAGACTAACTACGGGTTAAAAAACACTCCAATTGACATAGAAATGTACGATAACTCCCATACTGCGGGTGATTGTCAGGTTTCTGCGCTTGTTAGATACACAAATGGTAAGAAAAACACGTCAGAATACCGTAAATTCAACATAAAAACAGTGGAAGGTCCCGATGATTACGCATCTTTTGATGAAGTTTTACGTAGAAGGTTTACCAGATTAATAAAAGAGAAGAAAAAACTACCTGATATGGTTATTATTGACGGTGGTAAAGGACAATTAGGGGTAGCAAAGAGGGTTTTTGAGGAACTTTCACTACTTGACAAGGTAGATTTACTATCTATTGGTAAAAATTCGTCTCACAAGTCAGATATTGTTCATTTTTGTGATGGAAATAGTGTAAAATTTGAAAATTCTAAGTTTTTTAACCTACTTGCGTCAATTCAAGATGAGGTTCACAGGTTTGTTATCACTTTTCACCGTAAAAAACGTAGTAAATCTATGTTATCATAGGTTTGTAAACCCTGTATGGTATACTTGAGCTATCCATTCGGTAGAAATTAAAGGATAATCTTCTAAAACCATGTCTAATTCTTGATAAACGGTGTCAGATTCTAAATATGCACTATAAGATTCAATAATTCCAATGTAATTTTCTACACATTCATTTAAATCTGTTGTTAGTATAGTGTTTGTAGTTTCATTATAGACTTTTCCTGACTTTGCATCAAATTCATTCCATATATTTATTTGATCGTAATTGGATTCAACGTTAAAACCAACACTATGCCCTTTTATTTCAGCAATTATAGTATGAGATGAGTACTCACGAGATAATTTAAGAGTAGTAATTGATTGTAATACCTTTTTTATATCATTTTTTAAAGTTTCATTGAAATATATCTCAGGATAATTTGTGTCTATATGATATTTGAACTTGTGGTTGACAAATTTACTAAAATCAAATAGAATATCATCTAAATATTCACCAACAACCCCAAGATAGAAAGACGTATCATTAGTATTATCAATTGAAAACTCAATTGTTATTCCATCCCTAAGAATTCTTTCGGGTTTTAGGTATAATCCATTAATTTCTATCGATTCACCACCAATAAAATCTAAAAATAACCAATATAATTGTGATTTATCCATATATTACTTAGATATATGAAAAAATATTAATCAGGAAAGTGACTACTCTTAACTCTTACACCTTTAGGTAGTTCAAAATCACTTCTTTTTACCCTATCCTGTCTTTTATATTTTTCAGTAGGGAAATTAAAATTCAATTCATTTAAAGCCATAATATATTTCATACCATGTTCATTGATTCTATTAATAACATCATCAACCAACTCGGTTCTTTCAGATGCAGCAACCCCTGTTACAAATTTATCGTCTTCGTTTATAACTTTTTTAACGATTCTTTTAATATCTAATTCACTTATCCTTCTCATTTTAATTGATTTACTATTTTTTCAGCAAAGATTACAAATCTTCTGATCCCATCTTTGTCGTTATTGACAATTGCGTCCATATATTCGTTATACGTATCTTCAGGTAACATATCCATGTTAGTTGATATCTGTACCTCCATATAAGGAAGATATCCATTAATTTTACTCAAAATACCTCTCATTACATTTACTAATTGTCTACCAAAATTCATGTTTTGGATTTCATGTTTGTGGGTATCGGTTGATTTTACTAACGCTTTCCTTAGTTCAGGGTCTTTAGGTAAACTATGAGCTGTTTTATAATATTCAGCACCTTTAATTAATTCGTGTACAAGTAAAGGAAAGTGTGGTGCTCTTGCTTCAATCTTAACTTTACCTCCTTCCATAGGTAAAACATCACAGTATGCAATTCTACCAGCACCCATAGAAGCCATTTTTTCAAGCATGTTAGCATTATCCCAATAAAAATCAGAGATACCTTTTGTAAAGTCTCTATATTTGTTATAAAGTGCGGGATTAATATCATTTAATTCATCTTCCATAAAAAGTGAGACATAATTAAAACCATCCGTCCAAGCCCTTGCCTGTGTTTGTGCGTTTTGAAAATGTCTTTTCTTTTCTAATGCTGAAAAATTAGGATTTTTTTCTTTAACCTTTTCAATCTCCCTTGGTGAAATATTTTGTGGTGTTTGTCTTCCTCCAGGATTTGATATTATCTTAGCATCAATTATAACTTTACCCGAATCCACCATTTGTTTTAGTGCAGGGTAAATTCTAAAAACGGCTTCTTGAGCCAATTCCTCTAACTCTTGTTTATTTTCTCTTTCCACCTCAGGTAGTTCATTCATAACGCGATTTAAATTACCCAATTTTTGCATTTTTTCTTGCCTATCTTGAGTAGTACCTGCTTGCCTTGCCTGTTGTTTAAACTCATCAGGTAGATAGTCACCAACAGGTGGTGATTCATGTAATCTTCTTCTTATCATTATTAGTTAAAATTTCTTCTTTTTAAGTATTTTGCAACTAAGTCTTCTAAACTTCTACTTTCTGAATAGTCAGTGCTCGGATCTTCGATAAAAGGTTCGTTTTCTTCATCACTTAATCTACCTTGTGGTTCTAAATCAGGCAGAGGATTAAATTCTCTACTTCTGTCAGGATCAAATGGATTAGGGAATGGATCACTATCAGGTTTACCTGGACGAGTTTTTGGTCTAGTCTCAGTTTCAGTATCAGGTTCCATTACGTCAGGTTCTGACATAAAAAATTCTTCTTCCTCATAACCTTGTGGTTCTAAATCGGGTAGTGGGTTAAATTCTCTACTTCTATCAGGATCAAATGGGTTAGGGAATGGGTCTGAATCGGGTTTTCCAGGGCGAGTTTTTGGTCTAGTCTCAGTTTCAGTATCAGGTTCCATTACATCGGGTTGTTCAGAAATTACAACACCTCTTTGGTGTCCAAAAAGACGTTTCATCTCACTGATTTCATTTATTAAGTTTTTTTTCATAATTTTCTTTTTTTATAAATATACAGTTATTTTTATTTATTAGTTTAATTCCTATCTTTTTTAACTTCTTCGACATCTATAATCCTTCCATTAACAACTTCAGAATCATCAACGCTTTCATTAATAATTTGACCATCGTAATATTCAAAATCTGTAGAATTGTTTAATTGGTCCCTTACCATGTCTCTACCATAACCATATACTCTATGTTTATATGTGTATGTAACCCATAGTCTTTCTTCACTATCATAATAAACATCATACATACCAAGTTTAGGTACTTTAATTTGTTTATTTTCATCTCTATAGTCAGGATTTAATTCCATTAATTGAAAAAAGAATCCATACTCTTCCCACTCTAAATCGTGTAACCCATAATACTTAACAATACCATCAACAATGTCACAGTAACCTTCTTCATATCTTTGGTGCATACTATACCCATTATATTCATAATGAAACGCATCTTCAAGTTGCTTCAATACGTTCCTTAACATTTTATCACTAAACTGTTTTGATAAGTCTCTCATACCTATAAATACTTTATAATTCTAATTGTTTACTAACAATATAGTAATGATATCCGAAGGAGTAATAAAGAAATGATCCTTTATTTTTAAGGATGAGGTTTATCTTATCTTTTTCATTAACTTTAACCCCAACAATTTTTTTATCGTCAGGTAGTTTTCTTCCTGGATGAGAATTTAATGTCTCAACAACAGGATCTAAAAAGTATTTAAGATTTTTAATTAAAGATTTTTTATCACCCACAACACTAATGCCGTATTTCTTACAAAGTGATTTGATTTCAGGTAAGTCTAAGGTTTCTAATTTTTCCATACTGTAAAACGATTATTCTACAAATATACAAAAAAAAATTAAACATCAAAAAAAAGTATATTAAGATATATTTTCATAACTTCATCAAAGGGGTCGTATTCTAATTTAGATAACATATGACTAATACCCATTAATGTTGTATCTTCTTTGTGTTTTACTAAATTTCCTTCATTGGTAAAATAATAAGTGCTAAGAACATCATTTAATATTGAATCTAAATTTTTTAATCTTAACGTGACAGATGTCAAATCCGGATCAGGACAATCCATATCAAAATACATATCCCCTTCAAGATCAACTAAACCGTCCTCGTTAATACCCGGTACAATACCATATTGTATATCTCTAACAAGGTTACCAAACTTAATCTCTAAAATATATTTTAAACTATCAAATGAATAAAAACAATTTTCGTATATTTTTTGTTTGTCTTCTTCTTCCATTTATATTCCTTTAAATAAAGATTGTTTAGAATTTAAAAAATCTGATACCACTTTAACCGCCTCATCGTTATCAACATAAATCCTTTTAAGTGGTTCAAACTTATCACCCAATTCAGGATTGTTAAATAATTTACTATCTCTTACGTCTTGTGGCAATGTAACCCCTTTTGATTTCCACGTAAACTTAATTTTTGTTTTACCTAACCCTTCAGGTGTTACTTGTAATTCAGGTAAATCTTCACTTTCCTCTTCAAAAAGAAATTTGTTTTTTAAATATCTTTCTTCTACTATTAAATTTGTATTTTGAATTAATTTACGTTTTCTACTTTGCATAATTATTTTTTTAATAAATAGTTTTGCAATTAAAAAAAATGTAGTATATTTGTATTATAAACATTTAAAAAAATATATTATGAAATCATTAGTTTTATCTATTTTACTTTTTGTTCTACCTATTTTTGGTTTTTCTCAATTACAAATAGATTCAAACATTGTTAAATCTGACTTTGGTGGTGACTTTGTTGCTATAAAATTAAAAGTTTTGGGTATGATGGTTTTAAATGATGATTTAAAAACCGAAAATGTTGACTCTTTATATTCTTGTAAAAGTAAAAAACAATCTAAACCGTTCTTTTACTTTTATTTTAATATTAATGATAAAAAAGTTTTATACCGTAATAGGGATTATTATACAAATGTAGGTTTTATTAAATCAACAAATTTAGTTAGTGGTTCTATTTGTTTCGATTATTTAGCCAAAAAAGGTAAAACCTATCAAGTAAAAATAACGTCAGGAGAAAATAATAAATTCAACGTTCTAATTTTAGAAAAAAATAAAAGAGGTAAAGTAAAAACCTACTTTAGTAAAAATTGTGACTTATCTAAGTTTTCCGTTTAAATAAATGCATCTTCAGAATTCAATAATTTATATTTTTGGATTTCTGAAGATGTTTCTTTTTTTACCAACTCTACTTGCCCAATTTACCGAATCACAAAAATAACCTAACCATAACTCATCTCTTTTTTGTTGTTCTTGTTCTGGTTCTACAGTATTTTTATATTCTAAAAATCCTGCACCTGTGTTATCTTCAGAATTAGGGCAGTGATAAATTATTAAATCATTACCTCTATCTTTACTAGGTAATCTAAAATGTTTACTAGCAATTACTACCTTATGCGTTTCATCCGTTAAAACATTCTCTAATGGTTGTATCATTTTATAACCAAAAACTAAATCTTTAAAATCTTCCATTCCAGCCCTATATCTACACTCATATTCAAGTCTCTTCGGATCTCCTCGGTACCAACCACCAGAGATACATTTTTGTATTTCTTCCTCCCTTTCTTCAGGACTCATAATTGGTCTATAAAGACTATCTTCGTTTTTTTCCCTTTTTAAATCTGACTTTATTGTTTTTTCAGGATCACTATAATTTGTATCTAATTCAATATCTACTGACTCTTCACTTTCTCTAATAACTCGTTTAACAATTCTTGCTAAATCGTTTTCAGTCAATCTAATAATTCTTTTCATAAATCTTTTATTAAATAAATATTTGACTTAATATAAAAAATAAAGTATCATTAATAAAAATATTAATATGAGAAAAGTACAAAATGGTGACACAGTCACAGTAAACTACACAGGACGGTTGGTTGATGGGACTGTCTTTGATTCTTCATTAAATGAAGGTAGAGAACCATTAGTTGCGAAATTAGGTGAAGGTAATCTTATTTCTGGTTTTGAGAACGGACTAATTGATATGATTGTTGGTGATAAAAAAACAGTAGAACTTGAAGTTGAGGACGCTTACGGACCTTACAATGACTACATGATTCAAGAAGTACCTAAAGATCAAATGCCAGGTGACGTTGAAGTTGGTACACCTCTTCAAGCAAACACACAAATGGGTGTTGTTAATTTCGTCGTAAAAGAAGTAAAAGAAGAAGTTGTTATTTTAGACGCAAACCACCCTTTAGCAGGAGAAAAACTTATTTTTGATTTAGAAGTTTTAGAAATCCAATAAAAAAGATAAACCCCCACAGGTAGCGACACTTATGGGGGTTTTTATTGCCGTAGCAATATCGGTCCTAAGCCGTATCTTAAATTTCTTTACCTTTAATATTTTCATACAATTCATCGGACATCGTGATTTCATTAATCACAATTCTTGGATAATCTCCAGTATGAAAATATATCAACTCTTCACTAATACATTGATCAAGGTTTATTTTAAATATGTATTCTTTTTTAAAAAAAACATTGATTATAGTATCTTTATTAAAATCCCTACCCATTATTTTAAAATACAATTTATAATTTTCCTCTATATCTATAATCTCAACGTCAATCATTGCATACATGTAATACTCACCAACAGACATCATTCTTTTTTCACCAACAACATTAAATCTATATTCAATTTCATATTTAGGGGAGTCAGGAGTAAAAAATGGAATTGAGCATGTAAATGTTTGATTTGACAAATACCTATTAATGTCCCTTCTTTCTTTTTCGTTAAACATTATAATTCAAAATATAATAAATCTTTTATTCCGTTTGTTTGATGTATTTGGTAACCTTTTTTTTTCATTAATCCTTGTGACGCTTCGTTTGAACAACTAACTATGTTTGTAATGTATTTGAATCCGTTACCTTTAACAATATTATCACACTCACCTTTTAATTTTTCACCCCATCCCTGTCTTCTAAATTTATCATCAACTTTTAAACCATACTGATAAACACAATTTTCTTGATTAAATAAATCATTTTGATTTTCTAAAAACGTTTTAAGATCACGACTTTTATCTAATGCGTGTTGGAACCCAATGATGTTTGTTTCACCAATATAATCATCTTTTGGTGTTAGAATACACACTCTCATTCCGTCTTCGGAATGTATGTCTCCATATGTTTGAATTTTATAATTCAAAACGTTTTCCATCATTAGTGATTTAATCCTATTTATTTCCTCATTAAGATTCATATAGAATAAATATACAAACAATAGGTATTATTTTTGTGTTCTATTTTGCCACTCTAAAAATTCTTTTCTATCATTTAAAATCGTTCTTAAAATGAAAGATAATGGTAGTGTAATTAATATTGTTGTCATCATACTATAATATATAGTAAAATGGTTTTGTGGTGGTGTTAAGGTAATGTTAAATAAACGCTACGTTATTTTTTTTAAAAAAATGGTGCGGATTAGAAAAAAATAAGTATATTTGTATTATATAAAATATTAGTCATGAAAAATTTATTATTCGTTTTATTTTTACTTTTAGGTTTTGGGTGTTTTTCTCAACCGTTAGATATGTCAAAAATTAATTATAATTTATTAGATAGTTTAATTTTTGTTGAGGTTAATAATATTCGTGACTCATTAGAACGTAATACTATACATTTTTCAAGTTTAATGAGAGATAATGTTTCAAAAGTCCAAACAAAAAAAATGTTAGATGCTAAAAAATGTTATCATCCTGAACGTGGTACAATAGTTACTGATATTCAACAAAAGGTATTTAATGTTGTTCAAAAATCTAACCCTAAATTATCCGTAGATAAAGGCGGGGATTTAAATAATATGACTATGGAGGTTTGTATTATCACAGGATATATTAATGATTGTAAGACATATCAAGAAATGGCAAAAAAAATTGTAGATAGATGGTGCACATCAGAACCACACAAAATGGTTTTAGAGTATTACGGAAAAGATAAATACATATTGAATAATAGATTCCAAAACTACTTAATTGGATCGTGCTCATCAAAATTAGGCGATTACCAAGGATCAATTTGTATTTACGCAACTTTCCATATTGGTGTTGTTTACATTAATAATTAAAAATCCGCATGATAATTAGGGAAGTTAACACTAAACCTTCTATCAGGGTAAGTTTTAGAGGTACTATAAGGACTTTTTTCATTAGATCCTGGATTTTTAACCTTCCAACATAAACCACTAAATTCACATGTTTCACCCATACCTACAGGTTTAAAATTAACGTCTTTAAAAATACCCCCTTGTGTTGTTTTTAAATAATCCACAACCTTTTGTGCCCTAGCTTGACTTAAACATTTATTGTAAAGTTTTCTAGGTCCCTTACCTACACCATATTGGGAGCAACCTTCATAATACCCTCCATCCTTATAATCTGGATCAGCATCAATAGAAGCATAAGCGTAAACAGGTATTTCTTTATCTTTTATAAAATTAAGATAACCTTCTTGGTATTTAGGTAATATACTTAGAAATTTAGCCGTTATATTTTTATCAATTTCATTTTTAGCATCTTGAGTTAATTCTGCTTTATCAAACTCATAATTTTTTGCGGTTTCCACGACAAAATCAAAAGCAATGACTTCAGGAGTTGGTGTTGGTGTCGGGGTTGAAGTTGGTGTTGGTGTCGGGGTAACCGCATAAATTAAGTCATTCATTTCAGGCGGTATACTTAAAACTAAATCACCAAACGATAACTGTAAATACCTTGATTCTATTTTATATGTTTGTTTACGATTTGGCCCTACGTAAACAGGTACTTTTGGAAATGCTATTTTATCTAGTGGTATTTCTTCATTAATATTATAAGCATAATCATTATAATCTTTTCTTGATGTTTTTTCTTGTTGTATACTAAAACCAAATTCTTTTTCGTAATCCCGATAAGAATATTCAATTTTAAATCTTTCGTCAAATCTAATTGGAACTATAAACACTTCTGCTTTTAAATTTTCTAGTTGTTGTTTAACATAATCAGAAATATTAACACCACTTTCTAATTTCTTATCTTTGTATTTTTCAAAAAACGCACTAAATTGTTTTCCAGGTGTTGGGTCATTTGCAATTAATTTATTATAGTAATCACCAATATAAACAGGTCCGTCCCCTATACTTATTCCCGGTCGTTTAACATAAATGTACTTATCTTCAACACTTGACATGTCTCTTAATCTTTCATTCCAAGAATAATCACCTAAATAAATTCTACCACCACTTAATACCTTTTTAAAAGGTAATATTTTTATATCATCAAGTACAAGTTGTAGTTTTTCATTAACTTTAACATTAATTTTAGACATAATTTCATCTTGATCAACTTCAATAATCTGATTTAAAACCCTAACCATATCTCTCTCAACTAACTCTTTATCGGCAACACTATACAATTCAACTTCAGACAATGGTGTATCAGTCGGTTTAGGGTAATCCGGTTCTTCGTTAATTAACTGTTCATTAATCAACTTACCGGGTTGGTATCTCGACATCATTTTAAATCTACTTATTTCTTCTAATAATCTTTTGTTTGGGTTCATAGTGGTTACTTTTTATTATAAATATAATGTTTCTGGTAAAAAAATAAATTTATCTTTTTTGTTTTTATTTAAAAAAGTATTATATTTGTAATATAATTTTAAAAATAAAAAAAATGAAAAATCTATTGTTGTCTATCGTTTTGTTTACTATTTCTTTTTTTTCATACTCGCAAAAAAATATTGATACTGTATTTGTGATATCTGTTGAACAAAAAACCGATTATAATGACACAACTTTTTATGTTAAAACAAGTGATTCTAATGGTTTTATTTGTAAAAGTTCATATTTGGTTGGTGATGTATTTTGCTATTACGACACTCAAAAAAACCAATACATAACTAAAAAAGATTATGAAAATAGTTTGTTTGACGAACTGTATGATACAGAATACTATAAACTTTTTTCTGAAACTAAACCTGTTAAATGCACCAAAGTAAAAAAGGTGTTAAAAAATAAATATAAATACAAAGTTTCAACAGACTGTGGTGTTACTTTTTTTACAAATTTTGCACCTTCAGTTAATGAAGTTGTGTTTTTAATTACTAAAGAAGGTAAATTAATTTTAAATTAGGGGAATAAAATATCATTTATTGGGGTATCCAAACCTACCCCAACATTTGAGTTATAGATTTTTATTCCTCCGTATCCTATTCTCTTGTTTTCTGTTAGTCCTGAACCCTCAACGTATAAAATTTTGTCGTAAGGTATTTCTTCAGTACCATTTTTATAAATATTATCAGTTTTAACATCATTAAAACATGTTTTTTCCATTTGTCCACCTGAACCCGATACGTTACATCTTTCCCATCCCATTTGATTTATTGACCCGTCGGGATTTAAACCTTTTAACCATATACCAATAGATCCTGAATCAAACATATTTTTAATAGACTTATCAGGTATAGACGTTATATAACCAACCTTTTCAAAATTTATTTTTTCATCGTCAGTAAGATTTGAATTTACTGTTTCAACATAATCAACCGCGCTTATTTGTTTTAATTCAAAATACCCTTTACCGTACCTTAGTGTTTTTGATTTTCCTCCCCAACCGTTATTGTCAAACGATAACAATACGTTACTATTAGACGCATCATACATAACATATTGGCCACCAGAAAAACCAAATTTTAATTTTAAATCAGATAATAATGTTTGTAATTTAGCATTAATTTCTTTTTTTAGTATATTATCTATTTTAGTTAAAAATTCTTTAATCTTTTTATCCTCTTCTAATTTTTGTTTTTCTACTATTTTATTTTCAGTATTTTTTATTTTTTGTTGGGATTCTATAAAGAATTTGTGATTAGGTTTATCGACAAATAAATTATTAGCTTCTTTATATTTAACAAGGGCTTCATCATAATCACCATTACTAAAAAGTTCATCACCTTCTTCGATTAAAAGTTTGTATTGTTTTTTTACCCCTTCCAATAATATTTGAGCTGATTCTGAAATGGTATTTTTACCTTTTTCAAAACTCATCAATTGATGGATTCTTATCATTTCTTCGCTTAAATTTTTCATATCTTTTTTTTTTTAATAAATATACTATACTTTTATTATTAACTCAGAACTACCCGATTTAGATTTAGGAAAACTTAAATCATTTCCATCCCAAACAACATTAGCAACATAATCGGAACCGGAAGAAGGGGTAACACCCGCACTAACACCGTCGTCACTATCTAATGTTAATTCAACACCATTTATTTTTTCGTCACACTTTGATTTTAATTTTAATTTAAATGAATTAACTGTTCCTGTTTTAATATTATAATTAATAGTATTGTTTTCAATATTATCTATTTCAAAACAAGGAACGGTACCATCTAAAAGAGACTGAAAAATGTCATCTTCATCTGATAGTAAATCATTTGGGGTTTTAAATGAAACCTTACTAAATTTAGTAAATAAATCTTCCCATGTATTACCTACTAATTTTTGATCTTTAATTGTTAGATACCCGTCGTGATTAACATATGCATAAAAACCATCGATTTGATCGTACATTTGTAAAAAATAATCAACACCATTAGGTATTTTTTTTGTTTTACTATAATTTTTAAATACCGGATCCAAATTACGTAAATAAAAACTATCTTCCACAATACCAAAAGTTTGATTAGGATCCAAAGTAATCCCCGTACCATCGGAAATAGGTTCACCTGTTGGTATATATTCATCAGTTTCTTCTTCTTTTAAAACTCTTTTAACGATTCTATATAAATCTGATTCTGTAAGTCTAATAATTTTTTTCATATTAAATAAATACTATGATTCCTTAGGTAATACCCCAGTCATATAATATTTAACCGTTGTACTTGCAATTCTTCTTATTGCAAATTCAACACTTCTTGGGGTTACTTCTTGATTTTTATTTTCTAATAGGGTAATTCCTGCACCAATCATAATGCTATTTATTTCAGGTAACAGTTCTTTTATTTCATCAAGAACATCTTCATCATATTCTCTTTCATATGATTTTAATCTCATAAAATCATTAAAATAATCAGATGACATTAAAAGAAAATCACCAGCCTGAAACATATTAACAACACCGAGTTCTCTAATTAATAAAAGAAATTTATTAATTTTTTTCATATTAGTTTTTGAAAATAACTTGGCATATTCAGCAAACTCAATTAGTTGATCTAAATTTGAAAAGTTTGTTTCGTTTAATACCCTTCTTACTATTTTTCTTATGTTATCACTCATAATTTATTGATTAAGATTTTATATAATAAATATAATCTAAAATGAAATATAGTGTCGGTAATAGTGTATCACCAAACAAATTCTTCGTCACCTGTCATCCAAGGATTTATTCTAGGTACCGCAATATATTGTTGTCTACGGGATTCATATTGATAATACAAATCTCTAAAATTAAATCTTTCAAAATAACCTTTGCTGTTGATTGGCTTGTCATACATAAAGTAAAGATCGTTGTTTCTATCATACCCGTACGACTCATAAAGTTCAACCTCCATGTACGGCACAATATCAGGTAAATAACCATAAAACGTTTGAAAAATATCATACGCACACATAAAGTCAACCTCGTCATTAATAGTTTTAACTTTATATGATGGGTCAAAATTTTCGGGGTTATACATCTTATAGGGAATAACGTCATGTATTTCTATAACAATACAATTTTCTTCAAGTGCAATATAATGATTAAACTTATACATTGATTTAAAAAATACGTCAACAAGTTTAAGATAATTTCCGTGATGTCTTTTTAAGTTTGAATATGGATATTTTACTTCACAATTATAACGTGGGTCGTAAAAATTTGGGTAGGAGTTATTACACATGAAATAAAAATAGAAAAAACAAAATATTAAATCAAATAATTAAAATTTGAATTTAGGGTAGTTAATTTGAACCCTGGTTGCATCGGCAGGTGCCGCATATTTTTTATCTATTTTTAGATTAAGTGGTTTTTCTACTGACTCCTTTGGTTTTTCAACTGTTTTTTTAGGATGAGGTTTTTTACTGTCTTTACTGTATACATAAAATAATTGTTTTAATTTGTAATTACCTCCATTTATTGTAATATCCCCATTTGAACTTCCGTCGTCTGTTGTTACTATCTCAGCAGCTAATTTATGATTTTCAGGTGTGGAGTTCCAAGTCTTCATAGTTTTAACTTGCCCATCTGCTCTTGTTTTAAAACTACTATTACAACAAGAACCAACAGTCACTAAACCTACATAAGCTTTACCATCAGTACTCTCATCAATGGTAACATCCCAACTTGTGGTTTTTGTTTCCTTATCAATTGTGATTTTAATTTTTGTTATATCAGGATTATACCCCGCATCATAAACTTCTTTAAGTTTTGCATTAACCTTAGTTTGCATCCCACCAACTGTAACCCCTCCTGTGGATTGAAAAGCATGGGACTTATCACCGTTATCACCCTTAAAACTACCACTAACCGTAAGTGGTAAAGTAATATTACCTTCAAAGATAATACCCATAACTTGTTTAATTCTTGATATTTCTTCGTTAAGATTCATATCATTTCTCTATCTGTATTTTGTCACCAGGAAATATTTTATTTTTATCTTTAATATGTGGATTTTGTTTTAAAATCTCATCAACAGATACGCCCATTTCTTTTGATATTTTTGTTAAATTATCACCAGGTTTAACTTGATATATTGACAACGCAGTTCCTATATCGAATTTTGGTTCGTCTTGTTCAGATAAAACTTTACCTGGTTTGTAACCAAACATAAATTTCATTTGGTTTATTTCATTTAATAAATTTCTATTCATTTTTAAATCATTTAGTTTTTATAAATCGTCCCACCAACCAGGGTTACATGATCCACCACCTTTACCTTTGTTTTTAAGTAAAATAACAACAATTATAATAAACAGTAAAATTGCACCAATAACGATTAATGTTGAAGCGGTAACTGCGGTACCTAAAATTGTAAATACAACCACCGCTTGTTCATTAAGTTTACCTTCTTTTTTTAATCTTTTTGCTTCTTTTCTTTTTTGTCTTAGATTTTTTAACTCATTAAACAAAGTCTTTACTGTTTGTCCTTTAGCCCATCTGTACGCTTGTTTAATTATTCCATCTTTTTCTGAATCACCAGTTAGTTTAGGTGCGCATGGACAAGTGGGATCGGCATATTTTTGAACAGGTAAATTTGAATCTAATTCAGTTGCTTGTTGTTGAACGTCGGAAATGGTAACAGGGGTTGTTTGTCCTGATTCTGTTTGTTCTCTTAGACCTATAACATTATACATTCTAAGTATGTCTTTTTTTTCACTTTCAGTAATAATAAAATTTTTCATAAACTGTTTTATTTATAAATACTATACCCATATAAAAAGTTATTCCTCTTCTTGAAAATACATATCAATTATGTCAGAAAACCTTAAACCAAGAATTGCAATACCAAGTTTTTCAGGGATTTCATTATCAACATATTCCATACAATCATCATAAAAAAACCATTCATAGTCCCATCTATCTTGATATAAAATTTTCGATCCCTTCAATGAAAAAAGATACATAGGTCCCCAAGCGTTTAACCAAAGTCTAACTGATTGGTAATTAAAACACTCATCGAATTCCATTGGGATATCATAAGATGAGGTTACTTGTGTAATTTTATTTGAAAAATCAAACCCAATAACATCATTAATTAATTTTTTATTTTTATCAGTTGATTCACCTAATAACACATTATTGTCTGTTGAGTCAACGATTCTACTAACTACAAGTCCGGAGTTTTCTTCAAACCAATCTTTAAACACTGAATACCAAGCATTATTAAACCAACTATTAAGTCTTTCACAAACCCACGGCATAATTTCTAATGTCCCATCATCGTAGTAGACATAGGCTTCACTATCGTTAACATAAAAAGTAATATCACCATATTTCTCAACATCTTCACGATAAAAATCAAATAAATGAGGACCCCAATCATAATCAGGATAATATTCATCTTTTAAAAAGTCATAGATGATTTTATTTAATTTATCTTTTTTATCCAAAATATTTTTCCAATTTTGATTTATCATGGTCAGATAAAGAATCCCACCATTCATCAACTTCAATTTCACTTAAATGCATATTATCATCAAGTGTGATTCCAGAATCCACACAAATTTCTGTACCAACACTTTCTAAATCGATGGTATCATAACAATCATTATAATCATCATAATTATTATACCCAAATTCAATAAAATATGGACTTGAAAGATACTCTGAATCATTTTGTAACATCCGTCTAATTGATCCGGGATAATCGTATCTACCGTACCCCCAACCGTTAAAATCATAGTTTCTTAAAGTCAAAGGAATATCTTCAACGGTTTTGACTATAAGTATATCTTCATCTAAACCAATAATTTTAAATGTTAAATCAATACCATATTTGTTCTTAACACTTTCACGAGTAAGAGTGTTAAATAATTTTTCAAGAGTATTAATATTAAAATCCATATTAATTAAATTTAAATCTTTTTTTCTTTTTAATATTATATGCAAAACGTGTATACCCAAAAGAAACCTCAGAATCCTTAGAATCATCGTAGTTGTAGTCAATACAATCACATTTTACACCCAAATAATCATATACATAATCAACCATAACTTCAGAAAATATTTTACGTCTAAAGTGGGGAATATATTTTATTAAATCTTCAACAAAATCACTGCTCAATGACAAATCATTTTTACAACCAGGACTTTTACCTGATTTTTTTCCATAAAAAATTGTCATTATATCACTCCCATTAGAATCATTAATGTCAACCCATTGCTTATTATTACGATCAGACTCACCAAATGAAAGTTTACCACCTGTGATGGTATCAAGTAAAGTATAAACAAGAAGTTTATATTGTTTTTTTGTGATAATGATTTTCATATAAGATAAATATTACCCCTATAAATAAATTTCACCGTATTTGCGATACATTCCTGAATCTTTATACATTGAAATTTTTTCTGAATATAAATCAGGAAATAGATTAATAAGTCCTTTTATTAAATCAATATTATAGACGTTATATAATGCATACGCATCTTCACCAAATCTATGTTTAAGATAATCATCAAACACAACTGCACCGACAAACCCTGATTTTCTAATAAGTGTTAAACCACGATCCATTAAAAGAATATCACCACCCCTTCTTTCTAAATGTAAATCATCATAATGACTAATAAGATATGAAACTATATTTTCTTTATTATTTCCGATGATATCAAGCAAGTTTCCAACCCCACCAACAAGTTCGGCGGTTTCATTCCACCCATCTTGTTCAATTCTATCAAGAAGTGTGTTATCTAAAGTTTCTTCCTTTAATATTTTTTTAATTAAATTTTTCATATAGTCTACTTTAATAAATATATCAAAATAAAAAACCCCACTTGATAGGGTGGGGGATGTATAATTTAAATTTTAGAATCAATTTGTTGAATAACGTCTTTTAGTTTACGAACAAGTCTTCGAATGTTATCCACCTCGTCACCCATTTTTTTATAATCTCCTTTTCTTTGTAATGCACCATAGTCATCCATAGATGCTGTTAATCTTCGTGTCACACTTCTTAGTTCATCTTTAACACCTTCTAAAGACGGGGTATTCTCATTTAACACTTTTTTTACAATTCTTGTAACGTCGTTTTCTGTTATTCTAGTTCTCATAGTTTATAAATATACGTTTATATATAAATTTTACCAATAGAGTTTATTTCAATCCCGTGACGATCAAACAACCAATCTTTAATTACATTTCTTGCTCCGTCCTTATCAAGTTTAAATCCAAAACGTAAAAAATCTGAAAGTTCACTATTAACCTCAACTATTTCAATATCTCGTGTAAATTGCAAAAACAATTTATTCTCATGATTACCAAAATAGTCACCATATTTTCCATTAACCCTTTTTGTCACCAATAAATCCATAAATTGTATGGGATCATTATCAAATGCCAATTGTGCCAAGGTTTCAGGATCACCAACCAAAGGGTACGTACTTTCCCAACCATCCAAATTAACCATACGTTTTAAATCAGATTTAATATTTTCTTCTTTTAATATTTTTTTAATTATATGTTTCATTTTTTACTTGGTACACCAAGGTCTGTTTTTTATGTTTAAAGGTTTACCGGTTCTATCCATACCTTTTCTAAAATATTCACATCTTATATCAGTGTAGTAATCTTGGATTTGATTTTTATTAATACCAATTTGATCATACTCACCAAAAAAATCTTTAAAAGGACCATTTACAATTTCATCCTTAACTGAATTAATAGAATCAACTTGATTATTCTCCTCGTCGGATCCAACCAAAATACTTTCGATTTTTGTTTTATAGTAAGGACCCAACTTTTTAACGGTTTCAGGGCTAATCTCCTTATTTAATTCCTTATCGATAACTTTACCATCTATAATTGTATAGTAATCCAATACCTTTTCAATTTGATTTTTAATGTCAGTTATTTTTTGTATCCCCTTTATTTCCGTATCTTCAGCAATGATACGTTTAACAACACGGATTAATTCTGATTCTGTTAATCTTATAATTTTTTTCATATACAATAAATACCCACAAATAAAAAAGAGGGTGGCTGGAGAAGATTAAGTGTAAAAAAAATTAGAAATAATGATTTAACAAAGAATCGATTTTCCATTGTCATCCTTTGCGAGAAAATCATTTGTAAAATACATGTATGTATTATCAAATAAAAGAGGGTTATTTACAAGCTCTCTTGTAAAGGGTACCATTAAATCAAACTGATAATCCTGAAAACTATCGTTATAAAAAAGTTCACAAATAGCTGCAACATATTTGTCACTAAAGTCCTCCAATTCTTCACCTTTATAAACCACGTTAGACATTATACAATCATACCCAATGTATATATCTTCGCCACCTGAGGTGTCTATAGTAAAATCCACGAAATCAATATCGCAGTGAAATTGTTTATAGTTTATTTCAGAAATATTAAATAATATATCATCTAATTTTTTTCTATCATTACCATTAATGTACATCCCCCATTTTGGGAATATATCTGTTTGCAATTTACAAAGTCTTTTCCAATTGTGCCTATATAAATTGTATTCACTGTTACTAACAAGTGTTGAGAATTCATTGATAATGTCGTGAATGTAATCAACAACAATAGTTTCGTTACAGGATATGTTTTTTTTATTTTCTAATTCCCAAAATATTTCATAACCATTTCTACCATCATATAAAACAGGTTTTAAAGTTAACCCATTAAAATCATAGGACTTCTCCAAAAATTGATTATAACAAATTTTTATGATTTTATTTATTTCATTGTCATTCATATAGATAAATATAACATAATAAAAACCCCCAATCTTATTAGGAATGGGGTAACTTATAGTTTTAATTATTTTTACTAATTCATTTGTTGCAATTTTTCAACAATATAATTAAAAACTTCTTCACCACTTTTCCCATCTTGTACATGTAATTTTGATTGTACAAAAACTCCATTGGCTAACCCCCTGTCACCCTCAAATGAATATACCTCACCAAATCCATTATCATCATCACTAATATATAATTCAAAAATTCCATTCATGGTTTCTTTAACACTAATAAAAACACCGTTCTCATTTGTCTTTTTGTGAAATAGTTCTTCTTGTTCTTTAATAACACGTTTAAAAATTTCCATTTCATTTAATTTGTTATATTCTGTATTTTCTAATTCTAACATAGATTCTTCATAACAATCAGAAATTTTTTCATAATCATCTGATGATATTAATTTTTTTCTCAAGTATCTACTTGCGGTATTCATGTAATCATCCAGTATTTGAATAATTTTTTCTTTGGTTATCATTCCACTTGGAAAATCGGCATGTACAAGGTATTCCATATTTCTACACAAATCATAAGGTATCAACTCATTTTCCGAATCAAATTCTTCGTCATCAGAAAATCTCATCTCACTAATGGTTCGTTTAACAATACGAGTTAAATCAGATTCTGTAAGTCTTATTATTCTTTTCATAATTATTTTTATTTATAAATATGATGACACACCAAAAAGGAAGGGGGCGGGGGGATGGTTCGGTGTAAAAAAAATTTTTTATTTTACATCATCATTTACACCCAAATCACTAAATGAATCGGGATTAATAAATTCAGATTCCAAATGTGAAATAACATCCCGCATTGCCTTTGCCTGAAGTTCAGGTGTCTTCTCCCCACGTATGGATAATGCAACACCCCCAACAAGAATAGAACGAATATCTTCCATATACAATCCCTTATCTGCCATTATATCAAAATAGAATCTCCCGTCTTTAACAGTCACGGAAACTCCAACAAACATTTTATCACCCATATGATTAAGAATAAATTTTAGAGATAACTTCCTTACATAATTCAAACCCCTTATAGAAGTCCTTATCCTTTTCTGATACATCGCTAACATATCTGGCAGAGTGGGTAAACCCAAGGGTGTATTTAGAAAGAAGGTGGTTAAACGATCCGTCAGAGTTCATTACCTCCACAGTAAGTCCTGAAGACCCGTTTCTACATTCATACAAAATCTTAAATTTCTTTTCAAACATGGATATAATCTTTGTTCCAAAGTAATCGCTACTGTTAACGTGTTTTGATTCAAATAATATTTTACATTTCATATAATAAATTTTTTAAGATGTTAACTATTTCAATTTTTGACTAAATCCCCTACTTGTAAAGTAAATAAAAAGTATTATACAGGACATTCCAATGTTTGTTGAGATATGAACAAACTTTCCGTTGGTATAATAACAAATTACATTACACAATAAAAGAAAAAGTAATGAGAAGAATAAATCGAATTGATACCGTGTCATAATAGTTGATATTTAATGTTGAATACAAAGATAATATAATAGTTGGGATTTACCAAAAATTTTATGGAAATTTTTTTTGAGATTTGGGGGTATAAAAGATGTGAAAAGTTTTTAGGGGGAAATAATATTATACAGGGTTTACATCTAATGTCCAAACAGCAGTATACGTATAATCTTTCATTGGAAAAAACATATCCATTATAAAATCAATCTCTCCTACTAATTCTGAAAAATCACTTGTTGTTACAATATCATCTTCATCAGAAATATAAATTGTAATTTTAATTTCTGGAGTTGGGATTAAATTTGAATTAAACCAAGTACCCATTTCAAAATCAACGTCTTTAAACCAATCTACATCAGAAAAGTATTCTATAATAAAGTTCTTTAATACTTTAATTACTTTACGAAACTCTGTCTCGGTTTCTTCTTTGAGTATACGTTTAATAAGATGTTTCATATAAGAATAAATATAAGGGGAAATAAAAAACCCCTCTGTTGGGAGGGGGGGTTAAACTATCAATTGTTTTTTATATTTTTTTCCATCCATATAAAGACCGTTTCAGTCAATGCGGAGGATAAATCACTAACATCAATATTTCTTCCATCAAGACTCAAAAAGGAATCAATATGTTCATTGTAAATTGATGCATCCATGTTAATGTATTTTCCGTATTTTTGAATAAACTCATTTTGATAATCTGAAATCATTTTTGGTAAATTCATGTTTTTAATACAATTAGCAAACTCATTTTCAATATCCAAATTCAAGTCCCAATATAAATCATTAGCATACTCATCGGCCTCAACATAAGACTCAATAAATGATTCCTCATCTTCAAATCCAAAACCTTCCCAATGGTTTTCATTTTCTTTAACCACCCGTTTAACAATACGTGTTAAATCTGATTCTGTAAGTTTTATAGTTCTTTTCATAATATAATGTTTTATACATAAATACCCCGATTTTTCATAAAATTTTTCCAGAATTTTTTTTAATATCATAGGGACTTTTTTCTTATGAATACTTTGCAAAGGGGACTGTCCCCCCTTTTTACCCCTGACAATGTGTCATATCGGAGGGGGGATACGGGGGAGGGGGCCCCAAATATATAGGGGGGTGGGGTATGCCAAAGTATAGAGGGGGGTATATAGTCCCCGTCATTTATTAACAGTCAATGTGTCATGTTAATAACTCTCTAAAAATATATGGGGGAATGTTTTGTAGTCTCATATATAATCCGTACCTTTATGATTGTCAGTGGTTCAGTCCGAGACGGGTCAGGGAAACAAGTTCTTCTCTAAGAGGGTGGACTCCAACCTGCCTTATAGTTTACAAAAGTTGGGACGTGTTGGAGTCTACTCGGTCCCCATCGTTAGTGACAGTTACAGAGCTAAGGTACGAAAAAGATTTGACATATACAAACTTGACTGATAAGATATTTATCATTATTAATTATCATTGTATGAAAGAGGATGTTGTTACTTTATTTATGTGTATGTTATCCCTATTCATATCTTACTTAATAGTTTACATATCTAACCATGATGACAATCGTTAATTATCTTCTTATCTCTCTTGGGATTATCTTCTCCCTCTTTTGGGTTGTGATGTTGTACTGTGTGTTCATAGTTGAATACATGAAAGGATCCAAACAATACTATTGGATTATAAAACATATCCTTACAGACGAGGACTTAGAACCTCTTGATTAATCTTCCCCTCCGAAGAACTTATCTATATGTGACATTGCCATATCGATGATTACTTTTCTAACCGTTGGGAAGTCATCCTCAGATAGATTGTAGTATGTGTTTAGAAATGTTAACACGTCAGTCATATCTGCATCCACTATAACAAACTGTTTTTTATTCATGATGGGTTTCTTACTCCATGACTTCTTAGCAAACTCAAAAAATACAACCCCATCTTCCACTAAGTTGTTCTTATGTTTGAATAAACATTTGATTCCCTGTTTATCTTCTACTACCTTGGGGATGAATTCTTCCTTTAAAAACTTCTCTACTCCTTCCATATTCCTTAATGTTGTAACGGTTTACCATTAATTATATTAATGTTTTGTTGATAAATAAATACTAAATTGGTGTCTGACAGTATGTCAGGGGGAATGTTGATAACTTTTTTTTAAAAAAATATGTCATTTTATTTGTTTTTGTCAAAATGTCAGTCGAGCTTCACACAGGGGACAATCCTTTTTACCACTTTTCCCCACCATATTATTCCACTATTTACCACCATAATCCTTGCTGGTTATAGCTGTACCCTAAAAAATCCCCTCTGTAGGTATCTGTAGACGTATTTTTTTTACTATATACATTTTCCAGCTAATTAATGTATTAACTATGTAGTTAGCGCGGAGACGAAGTCCTTAAGTATTTCCAACGAATGGAACATGTAAATGTGACATATAATATACCCCAACGTATAAAGGATCACTTAGATAAGATATTATAATAGTGGGAAAACGTGGGACAATTTAAAGGAATATGGTACATATAAAATAAACGTGTCCCTTTCTGTCCCACGTTATATGGTTCGTTTATATAATACTTTATTGTTCACCATACACTATTGTTCAGTTACACTGAACATCCCCTTTTAGTGAACACCTCATCAGTATAGTATAAGAAACATACATATACATCTTATATAGATTATCCATATAGATAATGGGGGACAGTTTATTAAACCCACTGAATGGGGGGAATTTGTTTACAATAGATAGTTTACTGTAAACTTATTAATGTGTATTATATTTTAGTGTTGTATGATTATTATATTTTAATGCTAAATGTAAATACTTTTTACAATTGTAAGGTATTTTGTTAATAGTATATTACATTATGATTTAAGATATGTCCTAAGAATTACCACATAACCTTTATAGAAATGTAAGAGTATAGGATTAAGTTATGAAACGAATGTCGTAGTGAATGAAATGAACGGTAGAGATGAGTGAGTAAATTAAATCTATACTCTACACATTAATGATAAACCACTCACCATTAAAATCTTCTACTAAACAAGTGGAGTTCTCACAAAAGTCTCCTGAGTTCATATAATCTTTATCTAACTTAGGGTGATGAATATGTCCACATACCGCAACATCATATCCCTTCTGTATTGTTAGTTGTTTTGCGTTTGTTTCAAAATCAGATACAAAGTTAATTGCTCCCTTTACTGATTGTTTAATTGTGTTTGCTAATGAATGATATGGTAGATTAAACTTTCTTCTTATGTAGTTGTATATTGTATTTAATCTTATAACAAAATCATAACTCCATCCACCTATTACCGCTAACCATCTTACTTTCATTATAACAAAGTCTAATACATCCCCGTGAAAACAAAAATACTTTCTTCCGTCTAATCCTTTGTGTACATACTTTCTTACAATCTCTATGTTATTCATCTTAAACGGGACGAATGGTTTTAAAAAATCGTCGTGATTTCCTCTTATGTATATTACCTTTGTTCCCTGTTCACTTCTTTTCATAAACCTTCTAAATATCTTTGAACAATCCTTACTCCATTTACCTTTTGATTTCATTGCCCAACCATCTATTATGTCACCATTTAGAATTAATATATCTGATTCATTCTTCTCTAAGAATTGTAGTATCTTAGTTGTTTGTGATTGTCTTGCTCCTAAGTGTAAATCACTCATTATAATTGTTCTCCACTTTTTCATTTCCAATATGTGTTATCGTCTGAAAAGAATTGTTTATTGTTTCTATTCAAAAATGATTTAATCATTAACCTCATCATATACATTACCCCCTTGTTATCAAATCTTCTTGGTGGCGTGAATACTGTGGTGTTTATTATTTTAAATCTATTTGGTTTAATTTGTTTTGATAGTAGGTAATCCTCTGCAACCTTCGCTTCTTCGTCAAATCCCCCTAATTCGTTAAATGTGTTCATTTTAAATAACATAAACCCACCTAAACAAAATGGTGATATGAACTTGGATATCTTCTGTATAAAATCAAACGTTCTAAACACATAGTTATATTTCCCGTTTGTTGTTCTTATCTTCGTTGTAAGTAAATCAATTCCTCCATATAACATCATTCTTGTTACTGTATTTAAAAGTGTCGGATCAAGTAAATACATATCCGAATCAATAAATAAAACGTATGGTGTTTTTACGTATCTTGCTCCGTTGTTTCTTGCCTTTGCTGGTAGTCCCCCTTCTATTATTTTTAAATCAAACTTATCGTTTGTTCTTGATTCCAATTGATATGTGGTTTCATCGGTGGATGAATCTGAAATAATAACTTTTACGTTATCTATGTTATCTTGGAAATTTAATAGGGATAGTGTGGAGTCTATTGTTTTTGATTCGTTTTTACACGGAATGACTATTGTTAAAAATTTAGATAGTTCCATATAATATAACTATCTTTGTAATTGGGTATTTGGTATTAACAAATCGTTAATAAATTATTTAGTCTTATACTCTTTTATTACATCTCATTTTTGATATAATAATTAATAACCATATTAAATATATCCTTTAACACACGACTTGTTAATATGTCATAATTTATATATGCCTCATCTGCCGATTCTTCATCATATCCATAATAATAAAATACAGCAACATCATGTGGGTATAACATTTCTATTTGTGTTAATAGATCATCTTCATCCGTTAAAACTAATGGGTTTTCATTCATCTCTATAAAAGTTAGATACTCTTCTTCTGTAGTAAGTACGATCTCTTTAATTAATTTAATCTTAATGTCATCTGTAAAATATTCTTTACCTAAAAGATAAATTAGTTCTTTTAACCCCCCGACTAATCTGGATGTATCTAATATACCATTATCTTTAATTTGATTAATTAAAAATTGGTTTAGGTTTTCCTCCCTTAATACTTTTCTGATATGTTCTTGTAGGTTCATTTAAGTTAATTTTGTTATAATTTCATCAACAAGTTCTTCTGTTGTTTTTCTTTGTCCGTTTTCAGTGAAAGGATTTATATTTTGTTTACCCATATAAAATTCCCTTACACTGTTAATTGATTGTTGTATATCATCATCTTTGATTCCATCCTCTAAATTAGGTTGTCCCATCTTTTCCGCTCTGTCTTTTCTAGTTTGTTTTAGGAATTGGATGTATGGTTTATCGTTTTCAGGTGAAAAAGGTAAACCAAAAACAAATAAGTTTGGTAGAGTATCTAATAGATCAGAATTTTTTATACTATCCCCACCAATATCCAAAACTACTTTGGTGTCACCATATTTTTGTAACAATTTAGTAAGAACACATCTCTTGTATTCATCATTTGTTGACCCATAATTATGTCCGTCTTCAGTTCTTGTAATATTAACTTCTACACCAGGTTCTCCCTTACATAATTCTTCATATTCTATACTACCTTCCATTTCATCAACATCTATATGAGGTATTCCCAATTTTTCAGCAACCGCTTTAGCAGTTGTTGATTTACCAGCACCTGCCGTTCCAACAAATACAATAGGTTTGCTTTCGTAAACCCTTTGTTCTTCCTCAATGATTAACCCCATCATTGATTTCATTCTTGATATGTGCTCTTGTAGGTTCATACTCTATAAATCTTTAACGTACCCATCAATACCATTTTCGTTTATAAACTCTTTAAAATAAATTTGTTTTGTACTACCTATTCCTTTAGTGACAAATTCACCTTCATCATACATCTCACCGAACTTATCATTAACCCATTTTAATACAACATCTATAAGTCTTTTCTCATCATCTTTAAAATTATTTAAATTATACCATCTAAATAATAAACCTTCATTCTCATACGAGTCTTTTATATTTTGATCGGTAGTTGTATCAACATAATTTTTAATAAATTTACTAATTGGAAGTATGTGTCCCGCCGTAGAGAAAAATATATTTCTATCACTATTTAATAAGTTATATTCGGTGGCTAAAATACAAATATTCACACCTTGAGTTGTATAACCAACCATAGTATATTTATTTAACAAGGTTGCCTTTTCTTCATCCTCGTCATCCCCTCTCATTCTTCTCATAGTCTTAAATAACTTAAGAAATTCAGGTGATCTTTCTATTTGTTTGGATCCTCGGACATAATATGAATTTTTAAAAAGCTCATTTAAATAGTTATATATTAATTTATTTAATAAACTTTCATAATCAATTTCTCCCGATTCTTCTTTTGCCACTTCAGGTTCATAATTAAAATCTTGTTCATTTCCTCCTGAATTTAAATGGGTGTTATATGCATCCATTTTATCTTTATCTTCTTTAGATAATTCTTCTCCTCGTCCAATCTTATCTAAGATATCGTCAATGTTTTCATTAACTAATCCCATCATTGATTGTATTCTATTTATTTGTTCTTGTAAATTCATTTTGTTATATCTATATACCAAACTTTTATTGGTTCTATCCCCATCTGTAATGCTGTTGATGTTCTTTTGAATCCACCAATTAAAACATAATCATTACCTTCTTTTTGTGTGAAGTATTTTACAACAAATGCTGGTGGTAGTTTTCTTTCTTCACCCCTTCTTGCGTAATCTCTATAATCATCTATGTTTTTTGCCAATCTTCTTGGGTCTTCTTCATCTGAATCTTTTAGTCGTTGTGATACTCTTGACGATACGCCTTTTTCTGGTGATTTATTCCATAAGAAATCTGTTATTTTTCCCATATAATCTGTGTTGTCCACATTGTCAACATATTCACCGGTTTCTGGATCTATCCCTTTCCATACTTTCATTTCACCAAGACCAAAGAATTTATACCCTTCTTCTATACATTGTTGGTCATTCATCAATATATCTTTTAATTCATTCCATCTTTTTTCTTCTTTTAAAAGAGATATCATATTTTGATTTAAAAGTATGTCCTTAATTTCACCTTCACTTTCTACTTCTTCACCTTTGGCAAATTCAGCAATTGTTTTAAATGTGTGTGGCATAATACGATAAACAGTATCGTAGTTGTCGGGATTAAAAAACTCTTGTTCTGTAAACCTACCAGGGTTTCCTAGTAACTCACTTAATTCTTGTGTAAAATATTCCTTTGTTGGGTATTCCCATTCAACTTTGTATGGGTTTGATACTTCATTTAATCCCATCATTGACTGTATTCTTGATATTTGTTCTTGTAAGTTCATATTATTTAGACTCAGGTAATTTCATATCCTTTATAAATTTATCGTGAGACTTTTTATAAGATTTCTGTGACTCATCATTTGAATCTTTAGTGTATTGCCAATTCCAATAAAGTTTGTTGTTAGGTTTGAACCCATAATACTCATGACTTTCTTTTTGTGTTTCAGTAACATTCTCACCATTCCAATTTTGTCCAACACAAATAAATCCTGATTCAATATCTTTAATTAAATTAGACTCACCTAAGGTTGAGTGTCTATTTTGAATCCATGTAAGTCTTTCCATTAAGTTTTGGTAATACATATTTGCTTGTCCCCATCTTACAGATGAAAAGAATACCACCGCATCTGATTCAAATAATTCTTTACTAACCTTCCATAGTTCATCTGATGGTTCATTAATATTTACCCAACATCTATGATGTCCTGTGGGGTTCTTTTTCTTGTCTTTAAGAGCCGCTTTTAATAATCCACAAGAGTTTCCATCAGCTCTTGATACATTACCCTCACATGGTAATATTTTAAGTTCTGTGATATCCATATAAGTTGCCTTGTTACCCAATTCTTCTTTAATGTGTAATGCCAACAATCTTGATTTAGGAATGTCCATATTATTCTCATCCCAATTATATCTATTGGAACAACTTAGTAATAAAACTTTCTTTTTATTTTTAAGTATTTTAATTGTTTCTTCTAATACTTTCCATCCGTCAGATTGTACCATCTCTTCGGATAACATTATTGATTTCATTCTTGATATTTGTTCTTGTAGATTCATTATTTTTTCTTTTTAACACAATTAGGGTATTGTTTACCAAACATTGTTTTCATTCCTTTTTGAGTATATCCTTTCCAACACTTTTCTGTTAACTCACCTTCTTTCATTTCAATTTCAGAAGAATCTGTATCAAAAATTATATCACCTATTACATCTAATGTTTTTTTGTTTGTGGCGTTTTTAATTACCTTCGGGGCTTTTCCTTCATCGTATGCTTCTTTCCATCTTTTTGCACATAAACACCATCTATCTCCGCTTTTTAACATAGATAAATCATTTCCTTTTGATTTTGTAAACTCAAGGAATTCATCATCCACTTCACTACAAACCGTGTGTGTACCTCCATCTGTACTATCTGTCTTGCAATAACCATCCCTGAAATAACCTGTAATTGGATTTTTCCCGCATATTTGTAATGGTTTATCTAATATATTCATATCAGATATATCCATCATTGATTTCATTCTTGATAATTGTTCTTGTAGGTTCATAGTAATAAATACTATAAAAATAAAAAACCCCACCTATAATGGATGGGGACTTTTATTATTTTTTAATGAAGAACTTTTCGTTATCCCACCTTACTTTCTTTAGTGACGCAAGATAATCATTTTCACCATCTCTATATCCTAATGGTAGAAGTGCTACTGACATTAAACCTAATTCTTGTAATCCTAAGATTCTATCTACCGCAGCAGGATTGAATCCTTCCATTGGTGTTGAATCCACTTCCTCTGTTGCTGCCGCCACTAAAGCAAATCCTAAACCAATATATGCTTGTCTTTGTGCCCATGTAACTTTTTGTTCATGTTCCATATTAGATAGTGAACCCTTAACCATATCACCTAATCCATTTAACGATTCTACAGGGATTTCTCTTTGTCTTGCAATCTCATTCATATAAATGTCTACCGCATCGTCTGATACGTCGTCCCATGTAGCAAACACAAGTACTGCCGATGAGTCTGCTAATTGTGATTGTCCGTAAGCGGCTCCTTGTAGTTCTTCTTTTAATTTCTGATCCTCTACAACAATAACATTGTATGGTGTAAGTCCGTATGAGCTCGGTGCAAGTCTTGTGACTTCTAAGATTCTTTCTAATTTATCCTGTGGGATTTTCTCCCCATTCATTTTCTTGGTGGCATATCTCCACTCTAATGATTTTAATAGTTCCATAATTATTTTTGTTTTACTCTCAATTATAGAACTTTTAAATTTTATTGTAAACAAAAAATAGGGTTATTTACCCCCATCGATATTTGTTTTTGTATATTCATATTATATAATTATTAAATCCCAAGCTTTACACCCATACTTATCGTTTATTAAATTTAAAAGACTTTCTTTCCAATTCATTTGTGGACCAAAGTAGTTTTCAATATCTTCGGCAAAGTCCTGATAAAATACAATTACATTAAAACGTGGATCTTTAACATCAGGGAAATCATAACAAGGTTCAGGTAATTCATCTCTTAATTCTTTAGGGTAATCCCCATCATCATCGTATTTAGTATCATCAACCAATTTAAATATATAATCTTCATAATGATGTGTCGGTAAAACAAACCCGATAGCATATGGATCACAACATACCCCCATACCACAGTTATAGTTTGCCCAATCGTAGTACATATCATCAAACCCATCAAACAACATATTAAGTAGGTTGTGTAGTACGGGTTTAATGTTTGTTTCTTCCCTTAATACTTTTTTTATGTGTTCTTTTTTACTTCTCATCACAATTTGTGTTTGTTATAATAGCAAATAAGGATACAGGTATATATGCTTTTAAAGAAACTTCCAATTTTTCATTTAAATAATTACCTGAATCCCCATTATATAGTACAAGTATTATATATGTATTTTCCACATACACAGCAACTACATCACATACATTTTCCTCACCAAGATAACTTATTGTGAGTTCCTCCAAAAGATCAGAAAATTTACCTTTATTTACAGTTTCTTTTTTAAACTTCTTTATGGTTTCTTCCCTTAATACTTTTATTATGTGTTCTTGTAGGTTCATTGCTGTAATTGGTTTTTAACCGTATTATAAAAATATTCACTAACTTTTTTTGGTGAGTCAATATTTTTTCCTTTCATGTCTCTTTTATAATGACTAATCATCATTGATATTTGTTGTAATGAAATATTTTTGTACATTTGTGGTGGTGTAAATGAACCAATTAGTCCCATCTTTTGAAGTTGTCTGATTTTCCTTGCCGCGAATTCATCTGCAACTTCCTCTGTATTTTTCATAAACTCAGCGGCATGTCTTTCTGAAACATCACCCAAATAACAACGATACATAAGTTCTTCACCATACTTTTTAAATTGATATTGGTGCGCAACTTCGTGAAGTATAACAAACAACAAAAATGGTAATGGTCTATTAAGTACTGTTGAATTAATTAAAACCCCAGTTTCTAATGCGATACCTAATGCTGGTACACTAAAACTTGAGAAGTTTATTCTTTTACAGTTTGATTCTTCAATAAACTTTTTTACGAATTCTTTTAGTTCATCTGACATATCATGTGTATTTGATAATTCATCTAAGAATACATCAATACCTTCTGTCTCTTCCTTTAATATTCTTCTTATATGTTCTTGTAAATTCATATTAATATGTAACGTGTTCTGCTTCTGTATCAAACTCACTATTAAACCAATCTATAACATACGTTGCTGCGTCTTCACCTAAATAATTTTCAAGCGTTTTATATATTTCTGGATTCATATGTAGTTCTCTTTTTGTAGGGGTATACGACGCATATATATGATCGGTTTTATTATCAAAACATTCATATAAAAAACTATCCCAAAACAATGGTCGTCTTTCTTTTAAGTGTGCACCATCTTTATTAAAGTTTGGATAAAGTGCCTTTAATATTGAATCAACGGCACTAATGTTTTTAATTATTTGGTTACTGTAGTCTTCCTGTGGAAACTCCTCGATTAATACTTTTCTTATATGTTCTTGTAGATTCATATTATAGATAAATATATCCCTAACACAATTATGTTGTTGTGTAGGTTATATTATATGACAACCGTTAGCCCAATTACTTACTTCACTTGTTATGGGTATACCAACATTATTAAATGAAGAACTTCTATGTATATTAACATATGTATCCGCATTGTTTGCCATATCTATACCACCATATAAATCTTTATAGTAATCTGATGATTTTATCACAATAGTCTTTGGTTCTGGTAAATTAATTACTTCCATATAGATTTTAAACATCTTTTCAGGTAAGTAAGTTTTTAATTTTGATTCAATTGTTATTTTATTTCTTAGTTTAACTAAATGAAAGAGACTACTAAGTGTGTCTGATTTTTTTGCATCAAAAAGTTTTGTGATATGATATACATCATCTTTTACTTCTACCTTAATATTATCGGCGTCTAATATGTCTATTATATATTTTATTATATGATCCATTATACAAATATAAAAAAAATCCCTCATTTATACAAATGAAGGATTAACTATTTTTATATATACCTAGCTGTTGTCGTTATTAACCATTAAATTCGTCTTGCATTATATGGTAAATTAAAGTTACCTTTGTGTCATTGTTTAAGTTCCAATTACAACCAATAAATAACATTTGAAGGTATCTATCATTTGTTTTAACTAATGTCCCATTTGTTTTAAATTCATAATCTTTAATTATGTTATACAGTTCAGTATCGCATCTATCAATTTCGTGTGTAAACTGCCCCATATCCGGATCTTCACATTGTGTTGATACTTCAAAATAACATTCAAACTGCTGCCATCTATCGTCATACCTAACCTCACGAACTGAAATTTCTTTTATAATTTTTGAATTTGATTCAACAATATAACTCAAAGTCTGAAACGACTTTGTTGCATTTTCTATTAATTTTTCTACACTATATTCCATAATTATTGTCCTCTTACTCTTTTCATTTCTTCTGAACGAAGTTTATCTACATATAATTTATCAATATACCCAGGAGTTTCTTTTTCTTTTTTAATTAAATCGTTTGCTTTCCATAAAGTATTTTTAACAATAAAATCAATCATTTCATCATTTGTAACTCCTTCAGGTTTTGAAACAGGAGGAACGCAAATTTGAGTTTTTTCTGGATGTACAGAAAATTCATCTACTGTTATATCATTTCTTCCCATTTTATTTTGGATTGTTTCTAAAAATGTGTCTTCAAACCAATCTTGAATAACATATTTTAAATAGTTTTTTCTTACGGGAATGTCTGAATTTAATTCATCAAATATATCTTTAGGTATTTGTAATTCACCACTTTCAAAATCTCTTTCTTCCGTTTTTCTTTTATCATCAAAAACATTTTCATCATGGAAGAATAATATAACACTCATTATTTCTTTTCCGTCGTTACACCATTCAAAATCATGTCTTGTTTCCCAAGATTTGTCATGATACATTTGCGCACCATCAACATAGTCGTTTAACCACCTATAGATAAGTTTATCCACACTTGGTGTTGGCTTTGAGTATTTTTTATTTACCTCCTGTAATAATATTTTTTTAATTAAGTTTTTCATATTAGTTAATTATACATTGGTTTCCACCCACAATTAGGTTTACCATAACTTCCGACATTTAAATTATCGATTGGTAAATAACTTTTTATTGCTTCTTTAACTACCGTTATTTTTTTCCTAATGTAATGGTATTTCCCATCATGTGTAAATTTATCATTTAATTCTTCTGTTCCAAAAACTAAATAAACAGAATACATATCATCTTCGTCGTCATACCACATATCAATATCACAAACACCCTCATCATTTTTGAATGGTTCGACAATATCTTTTAATAATTCTATATAGTTAGTTTTTTCTTTTTGTTCTCTTAGATAAATGTTTTCTTTTCCACAGTCTTTAACGTATTTTGAATATATTTCAAGTGAAATCCCTGTATAATCCCAAACCGTTTCCCATATATCGTCTAATACGTCGTCATACATTTTTTGAACCGCCTGTGTTTGTGGCCACATTTTTGTACCATAACCTCCAATAAATGTTACAGTAACTCCTGGGTAATTAATAACATTATCTAAAGATTTATCGTCAACATTTTTTAATTCAAATCCACATATAACGTGTTCATATTGTGGTAAAACTAAAGTATTTAAAACTGTGGTAATAAGTTCGTTTGTTGATTTCTCTTTGGATTCATTTATATCTCTATCGAAATGTATATAGTATTTGAAGTCCATAGGAAATACTTCCAAGTCTTCCATGACTTGTTTCCCAACTCTTTTAATGACAGAGTTAATTCCTCCACCCAATCTAATCGAGTCTTCAACATTAAAGAATATATTAACAATAACATCATCGTGTGTGTCATCATAATACACAGTAAATTTTTTAACACTTGGGTATTCGTTTGTGTTTAAATAATCTTCTATTTTTTGAATCAATTTATTAAACTTTCTTTCTTGTTTAGATTCGTCAGATTCATTCATGAACTCAACCTCATCCTCACAATTTTTTACATACCACGGGGTATAGATATATACCCTTATACCCATAGAACTTAGTGTATTTTCTAAAGATTCTAATTCTTGTTCTATGTCATTATCACCAAAATAAGATGCTGTAGTTTTTGATCTTATTTCATATTCCTCATCTTCAGGATTGTATTCTACCCATATATCACAAAGTCCGTCCCAACTGACTAAAGATAATAATGTGTTTATAACTTTTAGATTCTTTTCTATTTCTGTATCTTTGTTTTCTTTAATTGTTTCCTTACATCTTGTACTATCATATGAAACAAACGCCATTTCTATTATTGGTAAATATGTTTCTAGTGTATTTTTCATTTCTGTTCGTTTCTCACTGAATACATCATATCCAGGATATCTTCCTTTTTTGTAATATAAAACAATTTGTAAAGCATCTTCACCTGCATTTAAAAAAAACTCCGTTCTATATCCGCACAAGTCATCTTCATTTACTATACCATAAACAATACTGTCTATAACATCTTGGTACTGTTTAAACTCCTCTTCTTTTGGGTGCGGTTTTATTCCTTCTACAATATATTCATCACCTTTTCCTGAACCTTCATAAATCAATTTTATTGCGTCTCTTGGTATGTTTTCAAACGTTACAATGTGTTTTGACCTCGATTCAAAATGTCTATCTTTATACCACTTAACATTTGGTATTTTTGTTGTATCAATTTCCCATACATCATCGTCATATGTTGAATCGAACCAAGCTCTTTTGTTTGATGAGTTGGTTGCAAATATCGCGGGTTTACATTTTGTTCCATATCCAACATATATTCTATAACATTCTCCATCTTTAACCTTTAATCCTTGTTCTTCAATTTTATTTCTAAACATAGGATTTGATTGATGAAATACTTTTTCATTTGGAATTATTTCTTTTCCTGCCGGTGAATAAGTTTCTTCTCTTAATATATGTCTAATTAGTTCTTTCATTTAATAAAAAGATTATACTGTTGTAGTGGTTGGTTTAGCACAGAATGGTATTTCAAATGGTCCTTTTGGATCACCAATAACATCATAAATTGTTTCACCTTTTGAATTTTTAACTAAGACTCTTACGGATTCTTCATGCGCTTTAGGATGACTAGGAGTGCTTTCTAAAATCAAAAATTTATCATTATTTGCAACTGCCTTATCATATATCGCTTTAGCCTTCTCATCATCAATTGTAAAGACATTATATCTATAATTCCCTGCAGGAAAACAAGCGGTATTTCTGTCTTTACTTGTTTTAAGTGTTTGGGCGTTTTTAGTAGTTTCACAACATTCGTGTGTCCTATTCCATTTAAGACTTGTTAACTGTTCTTTATCAGGTAAAACTTGTATATCCATAGTACCAATTTTTCCAGGGGCATTTTTATCTTGAACTGAGTTACCTTTGGCATCTTTTACAGTTAAATAAAAATCATTACCCGTATTGTCGTTTTCTTGCCCCGCACTAGCATTGTTAACACTTGCGTACAATTTACCATCATCTCTGACTATTGGCTCACCATTTAATGTTAATTTAAATCTACCTCTATTACAACAGTGAGCGGCTTTTGGTGTTGCTTCAACAACTTCGTCATAGTTAAACTCAACCGTTAATCCTTTAATACAAGCCAAATCAGGATTTCTTTCTCCTTTATACTCACATATTGTCCCGTTGAATAGGACTATTTGTCCTGGATTAGGATAACTTGCGGTATCTCTATTTTCGTCTATCCTTCCACCCGTATCAACTATATGAGACTCTATTACTGGCGTATCTATAAACACAATTCTGTTTTTTGTTAAAAGGGGTTTCATTGATTTCCATAAGTTATTTGCTCTGTCTGCAGCATATTTAAGATCATCATCAAAAAATACTTGGTATTCTGGATAATTTAAATCATTTATTCCCGCACCTGATAACACGGTATTATAGGAAGTTTTATCGTATGTTTTTACCACATAATTATTATCCATAGTAGGTAAAACTGCTCTACCACCAGTAGATGAATATTGTACATATTTATTATTTCTATCACTTCTCACCCTATTTGATGCACACCCAATTAATGTTACTTTACTAATACCTAAAAATGTTCCTAATTGCCATTTACTATATAAATCAGGTAAATTTGTATTAACATATTCTAAAATACCATTTATAAATTCTTGAGCTCTTTCATTAGTGGCTGCCTGAGCGGCACTAAACTCTTTTGAGTAATCTTTAAGATTTAAACACGTTCCCTCAACTGTTGATGTTGCGTCTTTTTCCTCACTAAGAATAATTCTCTTAATGTTCATTAAATCTTGGATTCTAAATATTTCTTCTTTTAATAAATTTTTCATCTAACAAACATATAATAATTTATATTTATGTCTTTTTCATGAACATTTATTTTACCAAAGATATCTTGTCTTTCTTCTTTCATTTTATATTCATTAGGAATCAATTCATACATTTCTTCAAAAAGTGTTTTAATTTTTTTACTTTCAATATATGGGTCATCATCTAATAAACTAAAATCTAATAAACTAAATGGATAAGCAAAACTTTCTTTTCGCTCAATTTGTTCATCTATTACGTCAGGATATTTTAAATAATAATCTTTAAATGGTAAGTCGTAATATTCTTTAACTTTATCAACATTAACCTTTAAATCAATGTATAAATAATACTTACTTTCATCATAATCTCCATTTTTTTCCCAACCGACAATAAAAGGAAATGTTTTATTTACTACCTTAACTACAATATCAATACCTTTATCGATCATATTATAATCGTTTTCAACTTCTTCTTTTAATATTCTTCTAATTAGTTGTTTCATTTTGATTCTAATTTATCTATAATTCTTTGTACATTATCTTTTTCCATTCTTCCGTAAAAGGCGGATGAGTCTTCTATACTTACACCATTGATTTCCGCTAAGGTAAGAAAGTTATCGGATCTTTTTTTTTCTAATTCAGGACAATCAAAATGAGCAATCTCAAAAGAACCTTCCTGTTCAAAACTATCTATTATATATGCATTGAAGAAGTCTATTTCCTCTTCTGTTAGTTTAGACTCGTCGTATTTAACATTTATATCTGCCCAACTATTGGTTCTCCATTTATTCCAATGTTCGTCTACAATATCAAAATCTAAAGTTATACAAGGGCAGTGTGCAAGATCATAATTAATATTAACCTTACCATTTGCCCCCCCAATTCTTTTTAAAATATTTGGGTTATCCCTGAATATACTTTTTAAGTTATCAACCCCACCAACATATCTTACTACAGAAAAAATACCTTCTCTGTTAATCATATCTAATAAATCATTAGACATGTTAGTTTCTTTTAATATTTTTCTAATCAGTTGTTTCATAATTAAAAATTAACCCAAGCCTGTGCCTTGAATTCTAAGTCTATTGGACAACCATATAACAAAGTGTCAAAGTCAAAATAATTTTTGAAAATATTTAAAACATCTAACTTTATTGGACTTTTTGGTCTTATTTCTTCTTTCTTTAAATCTTTAAATTTTAATGTCACAACTAATACCTCCACTCTAGGGTTTTCCATACCTAACCTTATAGATCCTAAAAGAACATTTTTTTTTCTGTATTCAACATCAACAAGGTTTGGGTGTTCTGATTTAATGTAATCAATAATTGTATCTTTACTTCTTTCAAACCTTTCAAGTTCATTGTAGTAATTATCAATAAACTCTTGTCCTTGAAGTTCCTCTTTTAATATATTTTTAATTAGTTTTTTCATTATCTCATATTTATAGGTTTCCTTAAACCGTCTTTTATAAATAATAAATATTACTTTAAATGTATTTATGTTAAAAATAAAGTAAAATGGCAAAGGCAAAAAAAGAAGGTAAAAAAGGTAAGTCAAGAAAAAGTATTTTAAAAACTATTAGACTAATCGAGAACAATAACAAGTTAATTAAAAAGTACTATGAAGAATTAGAAAAATAGACTGTTTTTTTGTATCTTTACGATATGAAAGAACTACTAAAATATCTTATTATTCGTTGCACAACTCGTCACGCAAAAACGGCAATTGAGGTTTATAACACCTTATACCCAAAACAAAAAGAAATTGTTTACATTGAGAAGCCTATTATCACGCAGGTTGAAAACAATCTATCCGTAACCTCAGTACCAAAAACAAAGTCAAAAAGAGATGAGATTATGGAATCACTATCTTATCTTAGAAGTAAAAAAGTAAAAACCAAACAAGATAAGGAATCAATCTACTCTTTAGAAATGGTTTTAAATAATATGAAATAAAAAAGGGAGTTTTTTAACTCCCTTTCTTTTTAAATCATCTCTTCAGCAAGTTCCCAAAGTTTTGTGTTTACTTGGTTTACCGCCATTATGTTTTGTAGTCCTCTGAGTTTAGTTCTTCGTCCGTTTGGTGATGAATACTCCATCCCTCCTCTGACAAACTTCTCCTGTACTACATTGAATACTTTCCACATATCGTCACCTTCATCCTCAAAACGGTTTGGTGTCAATAGTCCGACGATTTCTAAGTCGTTCAAGACTTTTTCTTTACTGAAACGAATCTCAGCCGACTTACGAACAAAATCAATCTTCTCGTCCGTTGTCATCTCACGTTCCATCATTCGGTTAACAGATCCTTCAATCTTTGGTAGTTTACCTGCGAATGACTCTGTAAGTCGTTTTACGTCATCCAAATCAAATCGTTGGTGTCTTACATTAAATGACTCAGCAAGTGCCGTAGGAACTGTAAGTCCGTTTGAACATACAAGTCGGTGAAGTCCCGCACTTACTCCAAGTGTAGTCATACCGTTGTGTGAGTTACGGATGATTGCTTCAACCAATGTGTCACCCACTTTTGGTAGTTCCCCATTACGTAAACGTATCTCGTGTACTCCGTGTAATCCACGTCCTGTTTGTTTTGCGGATGCTATTTCCCATCCTTCTCTTTCAAAATTTTCAAGAATGTCCATAGTTGGAACAAATACATACTTGTCAGACATCTTTGGAGATGCTGAAGTTGCGAATACTGAAGGTGTTGCCGATTTAAGTTGTTCAAGTGTCATCATGTGTATATCGTTTTAATTGTTTTACAAAGATATGTAAATTATTATAAACTTCCAAATTTTTTTTAATATATTTATCATTATGGACAAAAAAATTAAAAAACTAATAGATCAAAACGTTTTCAATAGTGACTTATTAGATTATGACATTGAAATAGAAGACGAATATTTTGATGAAGAACTCGTAACACTTAAATTAACAATATATGTAGATTCATATAAGTTATATAAAAGTTCAGGATATTTTAATGAAGAGTATTATAATCTTATTACTGATTTAGCGGAGGGTAATTTTGATGAAGAACTTTTTGATTTTTTACCTATGGTTGGTTATAGTTTTTCATCTCTTGAGTTATTTTATGATAAATCTAACTTAGGGGGTTATAAACAAATATTTTACGCTCTTGATGAATTGTCATATCGATATGAGATGATTGATCGTTATCATTCAAGTCCATGGTTATACATTAAATACAATATCAGTGATAGTAAATTTACTACCGATTTGTATAAAATGATTAATGATGAATTTGATATTGACGTAGACGACATTGTCCTTATACCATCTCAGTTCTAATTATTGTTTGATGTTATTTAAAAAACAAAAACCACCTCAAGGGTGGTTTTTTATTTTAAGCCGTTTGTGCTCCTGATGGTGGTGGTGTTGGTGCTCCTGATAAAGGTGCTGGTTGTGTTGGCGCCGCTGCGGGTGCAGGTGTTGTGGCACATGAAGTTAATCCAGCGGCTTTCATTTGATCTGCAGGTATTACTTCACAACAAGGTTTACCATTAAGAGTGTCTTGGTATTGTTTTAATTGTTCAGGTTTCATTGTTGCCTTGAACTTAGTTAAATTTTTAAACCAAGTGTTACATTGTTGTTCTTGTTCTTTAGTTGCTCTTTTTTGTTGTCTTGCGTCTTGTCTATCGTCTCTTTTTTGTTGTCTATCCGCCTTGTTATCGGCTCTTTGTTGTTGTCTTGCGGCTTGGTTAGCATCTTGTCTTTGTTGTCTTAAATCTTGTCTTGATGCTAATTGTGGTGTTGTTGAACCTGATGCTAGTCCTTGTAATTGTGTTGCTCCTGATGATGTTGTACTCAAACTACTTGCAACTTCAGTAGCGGATTTAGGTTTTAATTCTAAATTTGGTTGTGTTACTTGTGTAGATTTATCAGGTTGAGCAACATTCAATATTTTATCTTGAATTGCTTTTACACCATCAGGTTTAGTTTGTTCAATCCATTTAGGTTGTCCGCCATTAGATGTGTCGCCTTTTTTAGCATAAAAAACTTTACCACCTTCACCTTTATATTGGTAAGGATCACCTGCGGCTCCTTGAACTACTTGTCCGTTTAATGCTTCTTCATGTATGAAATTTTTTTGTATTTCAAACATTGTTTTATGCATATTTAATATCCTACTTTTTTCTGATTCCGTAATTAAAAGATTTCTTCTATTCATAATATTTTTTATTATAAATATATATTAAAAAGAAAAAATCAATCAACACTTAATTTAGATGATGATATTTTTTTCACTAAAAGGTTTGGGTAAGTTTTATTAAAGTATTTCTTAATTGCTATTTTTTTATGTTTAGCAATACTCCTTGAGAACGTATTATTAATTTCTTTTTCAATTGAGTTCTTATCAAAGAATAGTTCGTATCTTTTTTTATCGTAATACATGATACCTTTATTGTTGGCACCTATCATAACCATGTATTCTTCCTGATCTGAGACTTCATCGACGGATTCTAAAATAAAATCCGTCATGTTGTCTATCACTTTTTCAATTTCTTTTAAATTAACCATTCTTTTCTATATTTGCCTGTCCGTAAGCATCGCAATTTGTTTTTGTTGACTTACAAGAGACAAAAATAGTCAAAATAATTAATAAAACAATAATTTTTTTCATTTTAATTCAGTAATAGATTAGTAACTAATTCTTTGATACTTTGTTCAGCAATCACACCAACTTTAGTTTCTTTAACTTCTTTACCATCAAATACTTTAATTGTAGGAATACTTCTTACACCATATTTCATCGCAATTTCTTTATTTTCATCAATGTTTAATGTGTACATTTGAACGTCAGTTTCGTTGTTTTGTGCAACTCTTTCAAAAACAGGTTTTAACATTCTACATGGTCCACACCAAGGCGCCCACATTTCTACAATAACCTTTTCACCATTTTGGATTTTTTCTTCTAAATCTTTTGCATTAATTTCCATTACTTTTGTTTTAACATGTTTTTTAAATAATCGTGGATTTTATATGTTTGTTGGTAGTATCCACCATTAAATGATTTATTTACTTCACGATCATAATAACCTTTCATATAGGAATTATTAACCATGTGTTCTTCGTCTTTTTCTTTACTTTTTATATACTTTTGAACCTCCTCTAAAACATTTTTAACTTCATCATTTGTATGTGAATTTTTTTTATCTTCTAACCAAGTGTGTAAGTTTTGTCGGAATGTTTTCATAGTGAATAAAATATAATTTATTAATTTATTAATGTCAAATAATTATTATTTGGTTTACATGTACTTACTTCTATAATAATGAATCAATTTTTGTATTGGTTCGAACAGTAATTTAGGATATTCATTATTTAAAAAGTTAATTAGTTCTGAAATAGATTTAAATTTTTTTGGTGTGTGACTTGTTGTAATTCCTTGGTTGTCATAATCGTCATAACTATCTTTAGATTCCATGTCTTCAAAATATGAACCGTCAACAGGTGTTCTGCAATTACCGTCCCAATAAGGTGTTGCAAAACCAACTAATTTAGAATCAATATCTTCATATTCAAAAATAAGATAACCACCAAAACCGTCCCATTGTAGTTCTAAACTAACTGTGTCATCTTCAAAACTATACTTTTTATTTACTAAATCAGTGTGACTAAAAAGCATAGATACAAGTTGATAAGCAAATCCACAATCAATATGTATTTCTTTATCTTTTAAAAGAAAAAGTATTTGTTCTAAATCTAACCCAGTATATTCTGAAATATCATAAAAATTCATCCCATCATTCCACATTTTATAAATGAGTTTAGAATTCTTTTCAAAAAGATTATTATATTGTGATTCTGTTATTATTATTTTCATGCATCAATTGTTTTGATATCGTAGTTAAAATTATCTTTAAACCATTTTTTAAATACAGGTTTCCATAATTCACCAAATTGATTTAATAACTCAATTTTATTGTAGTCTTCAATAAACAACACAGGACTTTCCATTAAAATATAATCATCCATTTTTTCATAACTTTGTTGGTATAAAATAAATTCCATTGTCCCGTGACTAAAGTCCCCACTATAAAAATAAATATCGTCTGATATAACATACTCACGGTTATCAAAATCATATATTTCCTGTTCACCATAAGATATGTCACTAACATCGTACAAATCATTTATATAATCATAAATGTGTTGTTCCATTTCATTAAGTTGGTTCTCTGTAATTATTATTTTCATTACCAATTGAAGTCTTTTCTTTTATTAATTATTTCTCCTATTTCTAAAGTAACGAATCCACCCCCAATAATGTTTCTTGCCTCCACCTGCAGTTCATAAATAAAGTTATCTAAATTGTTATATTCGTGTATTGAATCAACATAACAATTAACTTTTATGTGTATAACATCCATTTTATTTTTTTCAAAATAATCCATAGATGTTACTTTTGATACGTCTACTACTTTAATTTCTTCAATCATATCTACAGGGTCACAAATAAGATTTTGATGTGATCTAATATAATATCCACCTTCACAATTTTCTTTTACCTGATCAAAAGCCATGTCAATAAGACTTTGCATGGAATCTGTATTTGACTCCAACAACATTTTATACTGACTTTCTGTTAATATTATTTTCATTCTTTTATCCAACATAAATTTGTGTCAACCATTATTCCTGTTTTTTTAGTTACTTCTTGATATAATATATCTTCAATTATTCCCCTAATTTCACTATCAATTTCCCACCACAAGTCTTCATTTTCTTCTAAATCTTTTAAATAGTGGGTTTCGCCATCAGTCATTATTAAAGTTACTTTACCGTCACTTTCAATTGGTCCATTAACAAATATCAAATTATCTTCTTCATAGTCACTATGAAACTGCGGTTTAAACTTAAAATTATATCCACCCCTAAAATCATAATCCATAGTGTCAAATGTTCTATCCATTAGTTGGAAAGCCTTTTCAATCATTTTATCCCAACCACCAAGAAAATCCCTATACATTTCGTAAATTTCTTTCCTGTCTTGTGGTTTATAATTTACGTAATCAGCAATTTTTGGATCGAAATCTATCGTACCTGTACTATCCAATTCATTTTGCCAAAGTTTAAAAAACAACTTTTTAGCCATTTTATCTTCTTCAGAATAGGATTCTAATATTTTGTATTGTGATTCAGTTATTATTATTTTCATTATTTTACCATTAAATCTACATGTATTGGTAATCCAATAGGTTTTAATACTTTTGAAAAGTATGAATACGCCTCATCTCTTAAAAACTGTACGAAATCATCGGTGTCGTATTCTAATAGACTATACTGTTCAAATATATCCATGTTTGGTACCATATCCATCATTTCAGTATCTTCATTATAAACATACCCATCAACCGTACCGTAAACAACTCTACATATAATATCAACCATACCACCTTGTTCTCTTTCGCCGTAAGAGTAAACTTCATCAATAAAAATAACCATGTCTAAGTTACTATCTCCTTTTATTTGTATCTCATCGTGTTCTATTTCATCTTTGATTGATTGTAATAAATGTTTGTATCCACCTCTGTAATCATACCATATAGGTCTTATCGTATTATAATCATCATTAGAATCTTTTCTAATGTCAGTAACATGATAAATGATATCATCTAAAACAGGTTCCATTCCTTGTTTTTTTTGGTTGTCCCAAAAAGAAAATAAAAACTGTCTAAGGTTATCCTCAGTCATTTTTTTATATTCGGCTTCTGTTAAAAATAGTTTCATTATTTCTTGTTTGGCACAACATTTCCAAATTTATGTTTACCTATTGTTATAGTTGGTACCCACTTGGTTGTGTCGGTATTTTTAGTCCATGATGGTGTGACGTATGTTGCGTGATAATATTGAGCACCTCCCGTTATGTCACTAATAGAGTCTATCGATTTGGCTATTGTTATTGCGTTTTGCATTTGACTATGCTCTCTAAATTTGTCATAGACATCTTGTAAAACTTCATCCCCTTCATTATAATCATTCCACATTGAAAACTGATAATCAGCTAAAGCTTGACTTTGTGGTGTCGCTCCATAACCATTGTGATTTGCGTCCGCTCTATTTTTTAAAACATTAGCAACCGCAGTCATTCCCTTAACCGGATTAGTTTCACCACCAGCTTCACCAATTAATGTACAAACTATTATTTTTTGAGTTTTTGTTAATTGATTAAAAAGTTTTAGTGCGTCACTTTTGGTTACTTTTTCTGATGTGGTTGTTACTTCTTTTTCAGGTGTATCATTTTCAGGTGTTTCGTCCCCTTCTAATTTTTCAACAGTTTTTTTACCTATCTGAGTTCCTTTAACTTCACTGGGTTCCCAAAGTTTTTTAACAGCCTCTTGTGTTTTCTCACCGTAGTAACCATTATAGCTTTTAGTATCCAACAACCCTTTATCCTGTAACATTTTTTGTATTTTTACAATTGCTGAGGTTTCACTTGAATTGCAATACCCCTTTTCTATTATTGAACCATTTTTTACTTGATCTAATGTTATTAGTGTGTCTTCTTTTTTACCTTCAGGGCACGGGTTTGTAGACTCCTTTAATAGAAGATTAAATTGACTTTCTGTTATTATTATTTTCATTCGCATATAACTTTTTCTTTTTCAACATAAGGTACTGTTTTTACCATAGGAATTAATTCATCCTTATTTTTATATCTAAAAGTCCTTATTTCATTAATTTTTTCTTTTATTCTAAATCTAATTGATAGTCTTTTTTCGTTACAACCTCTTTGTCCTTTATTAGACCAATATAAATCGATGTACTCTATAGGTACAATAGTGTCATACTCATATATAATTCCACCTATTTGTGATTTTACTTTTTCTAAGTAATCTGTAGCCGACGGGTTTGATACTAACCAGTCAAACACTCTCTGAATTAATTCATTATACATTTCAACATATTCTCCTTTGAATGCTATTTTTTCAGTTTCTTTAAATATTGAGAAAAATTCAGATAAGTAACTATCAATAAATGGATCCATTTTTTTTACTTCAAAATGTGTTCCTGATGGGAATATTAACTCACCGTTATATGTCAAATCTTTTTTGCTAACAATGTCTGCTTTTAAATAATAAGATCCTTGTGTTAATGATTTTTCAATACATCTTGTCATCTGTTCAAAAACAATATCTAAAGTTCTTTCTTCAGATTTAACTTGTGTTAGTATATCAAATAATGTTTGTTTTGCATCGTCATCACAATAATGATTTAATCTTAAAAATGTTGATTTTTTTTCAAAATGATCACCAACAAATCTTTGTTCGTATTTTTGATGTTCGGCAGTTTTTGCTTGTCTGGCTAAATCATCAACATCTTCAATTTCAATATCTTTTCTATTTTTTTGTCTATTAATGATTCTTTTTGTTTCAGTATCATCATAGTCATCATCCCAAACGAAATCAGAAATTAATTTTAAATAATTTATTGTTCTACCCTCATCTTTAAGTGCCAAATCAACTATAATTGGAAACATTCCTACATTTTTAAATCTAAAATACCTATCTAAATCTTCCATAGCAACATCTAACTCCACTTGTTCATCTTCACTTAATTTTTTTCTCATCTCGTAAAGACTACAAAACGGTTTATTTTCTTTTTGGTTATAACATAGTTTTTGAACTACGTTTTCATATCTCTTTGCTAATTCATTAAGATGTTCGTATTGTTCTTCTGTAATAATTATATTAATTTTTTTTGAGTTATTAGACATCATAGACTCGTCAGTTTTTTCTTTCTTTTTTCCTTTTTCAGGTATTTCATGTTCTTTTGGTAAAATATCAATTCCTATTTTTTTACCAAATATTATTAAAAATGGTGTTACAGGAATTGGTATTGGGATTATTGAGATAACAATCATTAATAAATTTTTAATTACGTCTCCTGATTGTCCTTGGATAAACTCAACATCTTTTTTATCTAAATCAAACTCTCTTGTTTTTGAATATGATTTAACTGCATGGGTTAATATTCGAGCCAATGCCCTTGTTTCTTCCATTTCAGACTTTGCTCTACTTTTAATGTCTTTGAATTTGGATAATATTTTTTTTAATACTCCTTCTTCACTTTTATTTTCGGATAGTAATAAATCCCTTTTTTTAAATTCCATAATAATAAATACCATAAAAACAAAAAAAGTCAGGAGTTAATCCTGACTTTTGATATATAATGGATGGGTTTAAACTAACCCGTAAAGTGCCGCCTTATCACCCATCAATTCTATTGCTTTAGCAACCGCCTCATCTTTAGTTTTTAAATTACCTAAGGACAGTTTTTTTGCGTGTAGGATATTATACACTGTAGATTTTACATCACCTTTAGTGAACTTATACTTACTTTCTTTTTTTGGTTTCATTGTGTCCTTAGCGTAGATGTCCAAGTAACCAACTTTGCAAATGTAACGTCCTTTGTTTCCTGATTTTGTTGCCATAATTTTTCTTGTTTATGTTTAAATAATTAATACTTGTACAAATATATATATTCTTTTTTGATTAATCAAACAATCATTCTAAATTTCTTTTGTTAAAATGAAAGTTATAGTATGGCGTCATACGCTCATCATTATATAAACCCATCATTTCAAGTGTATTAAGTAATTCAACGGAAATTTCGTGTCTATACATTTGTGTTATTTTATATTCTTTTCCGTCTTTTTTATCAACATCAATGAATAGTTGTAATATTGGTCTTCTAACCCCTTCGTTTTGTTTTAAAAAATAATCATGTAAACTAAAATCTAAAGGTATCCCCTCACCGTATGTTTCTGAAAGTTGTGACATAACTTTAATTGCTATTTTTATACCTTCAATATTAAACCCATTCTTTTCTATTTCTTCTTCTTTAGATTCTTTTAAATGTTTCTTTCTTCCTTGGCAATGTGCTCTTTGTGAGAAACCTTTTGGGTTACTACAGTTAATACTTTTTTTATATTTTTCAGTCCACTTCTCTGTAACCTCTTCTTCTTTTTTATAGTTTTTCCAAAAGTTTTCAAGTTCTTCGTAGTTATGTTTTTCTTTTGCAGAATCATAACCACACATATGACAAAGATATGGGTGTTTGTATTCTTTTTCTATTTTCCAAGAATGGTTACACTTTTCACAACTAAATTTTTTAGTTGCGTTTTCTCTAATTTCTTCTAATTGTTTTTGCGTTATTATTACTTTCATTAGATATAATCGTGAAACATTTCATTTATGTTTTTTTTAGTTAAACTCCAATCAGGGTATTCAGGTATTCTAAAATCAATACATTCAATGTAATCATTGTAAATCATAGAATTAATTAACTCTTCAAAACTACCATAATAATCTAACTGTGAATCGTTGTACCCACTTCCTTTATTGTTATCTAAAAAATTTGATACTAAACTTATGAAGTTATTTATTTTAATGTAATTATCATATTTAGTAATTGTGGTGCCGTCACTTCTTTTTACTTGTCTTGGTGTTTCTTCTATTCTTCCTTCAAAATATTCATTTAAACCTTCATATACTAAAGAATAAACCTCATCTTCATACGCACTATTTTCTGCCCAATGATATAAACTTCTTAGATTAGAACCCAATTCCTCTAAGTCTTTTTTACATAATTCGTTAATTGCATTTTCGTCTTTTAATAAATCATCTAAATCTTCACTTCTTATAATAAAATAATCTTCAGTTCCTTGTTCTTCTGATAATTGTTCAAAAAAATCAGAATCATAATCTTCAAGAGACATTTCTTGATTTCCTATTTCTTTAAAAATAATGTTTTTTAAAGATGCAAAGTTAGATTCGTCTAACTCATCTATGGTATCACTAGGGTTTCTATCGTAATCAAAATACCAATCGTGTCCTAAACCCTCTTCACTAAATATTTGTTTTGCAACGTCTTTAGCTCCATAATCATTTCGTCCACCACCACAAAAGAATTTAGATAAATCTTCACGGTCCCTTAAATATAAATAAAACCCGTCTTTTCTTACTTGAACGTCGGTTAATAAATTTTGTGTTATATACTCAACGGCCCATTCGTAATTATGTTCTAAATGGTGAAGTAAAAAGTGATTTTTAAATTCTTCAGGAATGTAGTCATAGTTAGTATTTGATAAAATGTCGTTTTCAACTAAAAACTCAAACAGTTCATCATCAAAATCTCTAGATGGTATTTCACCTAAATCAATTTCATCTAATAAATTATATTTTTTTACATAATTTAAAAATGTCATTAAATCATTGAAGTAAGGTTCAATTTCGTCTACAAATTGTCCATTATTAAATTTTTGTATTAAGTCCCTTACAGCATCTAAACTCATTATTAAAATTGTATTGGCTCTTCTTCAAATTGAATGTTTTTATCGTCTAATATTGTGAACTTACCTTCTGTCTTTTTAAAAACGTAAACTTCGTCTTTATCTGAGGAGGCGAACACAAAATAATCAACAGGTTTTTTATCTAAATTTTTTATATTGTAACTTTCTATTTTATAACCATTTTTAATTTTTTCAATACTACCTAAAGGTTTAACTTGAAACTTAGCTTCATCGTTATTTTTATTAACCATTACAAAGTCAACTCCGTCTCTATCTTTTTTAGAACCAGGTACCGACCTTCCTTTTAGTTTCCAACCCTTTATATTTTTTAAAACGTCACTTAAAAAGTCATAAGCCTTTCTTTCGTTTAACTCTCCTTGATATAGAGATTCTACGTTTTTTTGTATTAAGTCGTTTAATATTGGTCCGTTTTTAAAAATTTTATTTCGGTTTTTTGACATCCACTTTATGAACTCTTCCATTACTTTAGTGTTATCCATAATTTTACCGGTTTCTTTTTCATATAAACCAACAATAGTGTTTCTAACTTGTGGATTTGTGTCAAAATAATTTAATATTGACCAATCACCACCTTCTGGATCATAATCAGTTAGACCCTTTTTTTGTAATAAATCATAAACGGTGTGAACGTTAACAACACCTCCACCACCACCAGGCCCTCGACTTCTATCACTATCCCAATTTGATTTATATAAATCTTTTAAAATGAAATATACTTTTTCTTTAAACCGTAATGTAAATTCATCTGAATTTAAATTAATGGGGGTGGCATCACCAGTAAAAAGAGAAAGTTGATCATCATTTTCAACCAACATTAACTCTTTAATTCTATTTATATTTTCTTGTAATTTTTCCATTAAATTATTTTAACTTCAGTAATCTCTTGATGTTCTGTATCTTCGTAATATTGTGAATGTGATATAGTTACTTTCTTTTCTTCTAAATTTATTGTTACTGTTCCATCAGCACCTTCGTTATTTTCCCAACCACCAAAAAATAAATCAATAATTTCGTATGCAATATTTAAAACATCGTCGTTATATGATAAACTACTATCTATTTCACCACTATCTCCGTAACCATTATATGGGAATTCAAAAAAAGTTTCTCCATTATGTTTATTAATTAACTCTTGAATGTATTCATCACTTTTTAATTTTGTATATACACGGTCTTGATTAGCAGCATACCATGGTAATGGTTGGTTAAAAATTTCATCAAATGTTTTATTTTGATAAAAATCTTCAGACTTTTTTACATATGCATCAAATCCTAATGTAAAAATTTTTGTTTGTGGGTTATATGTTAAATATATACTACCGTTTCTTGCATATTCATCATCTAAATAATCATAAAAATTATCTTCATTTTGTTTAACAATATTATCTGCAAGCTCGCACATGATATCATAACCAGGATCTTCAGGTGCCAACTCATCTTTTCTTTCCCATCCATGACTTATATTTGGTGTTGGTCCATCTAAGCTCTCCATCCCATCATCATAATATATGTAACTAGTCCAACTAACACCATTATCCCCTAAAACAGCGTTTAAATATAAATTATATTTATCAAATATTTTTTTTTGTTCTTCGTTTAGTTTTATTTGTTCCATATATTAACCAATTTTTTTTATTCGTTCTATTTCATCATCAGTTATTTCAGTGTCATGTACATCGGTATCAAAATTATTTCCTTCGTAATAATAGTACTCATCAGTATTATTTAGTTGATATAACATATCAGAATCAACAGGATAATAACTATCAATTATTGATGAGTAATAATTAGTTTGATACCTTCTTTCTGTTTCTGAATGTATAACCTCATATTTACCTAATGTCGGTTTCACTATTGGTTCTGTTTCATAGTCAGGATTAAGGTTCCATAATTGAATAAAAAAAGATCTATCTGTATAAGTTTTTAATTCAATACCAAAATACCCACAAATACTATTTATTTCTTGCTCACAATCAATATCAAATGGTTCATAATCAAAATCGCAATCTCCGTCATCTTGTCGTTTATGCATTTCTTGAAGTATCATTTTTAAAACGTTATCAGGAAGTGTGCTATAATCCATAAGTTTTTTTAATTATAAATATATCTTAATTACTTTTAGTCTTCAAACTCTAACTTTTGAGTTCGTGTTGCCCATAAAGGTCTTTGTTTATTTTCTATAATTAAGAACCATTCTCTTGCTGTTGGTATATATCCATCACAATCTTCTTTTACATGTTGCTCTCCAACATATCGAGTATAAACAGTTTTACCGTCACTATTTTTAAATTCAGCACCAAACCTTTGTTCCATCTCAAAAATACCTTCTGAGTGGTGTCTCCACATCCTGTGAAAGGAATGTCCGTACCATCCCTTAGTTTCGTCCATCCAGTTATGAAGGTGGATATAATCTTCCCAAATTCCTCCAAACTTTTTGGCAGAACTTTTTGCATGTAATATTGGGTGAGCCATAATATTTTTTGATTTAATTATAAGTTTTTTTCATCGGAAGGTAAATTAACATATTCTTCTTCACCATAAAAAGTTAGATATATTGATATTGGAAAATCTTTTAACTTGTCTTCGTAGATTGCACTTTCTAATGTTTGTATATACCATTCACGATCATCGTAATTGTTTTCAACCCAATCGTAGTAATAGTCATCACCGTCTCTTTGTATGTCACTTATTATAACGTTAATACCCGCAACGGTTCTATCACCTTCACCTAAAACTTTACCAACTTCCATATAATATTTGAAGGTGTACTTTTCATAAACCGACTCGTCGTCATTCCAACTATTCACCTCGTCTTCAAAAGAAGTTTCATGTTCTTGGTTTTCGTAAAGTTTTTTAAGTATGTTTTTTATTTTTAAGTTTTCTTCTATCATGATTATTTTTTTGGCATTATAAAATTTAAAAAGTGTCTAATTGTTTTAATTATTCTTTGTCTATTTTTATCTAAATAATTAGTGTTGTACACTCCTAAATCAGCTATTTCATTCTCCTCTAACATATTAATGATTTTTCTTTCCATATCTTTTCTACTACTAAAAGAATTAAATCCGTAACCTGGTAAATCACTGAATGAAATCTCTATAACATTAATTGGATATTCGTCGTCACCAATTTGCCTTTCTTTTTTTTCCGCCCTTCTTAATAGAAAATTCATAAGTTTTCTATCAATTTCTTCATGTTTGTTTGTAATGTCTTCTTTGTCAGACTCAAATAAAAAAATTCTTTCCATAATCATAAATACCTATTCGTTTAGTATTGGGAATTCATCAACTAATTCATTAAACGCAAAGTTAACTGGAATATTTTCTTCTAATAGGATATTGAAGAAATCTTTTGATTTTTTTTCTGTGATAATGTCAAAAAAAAGTTTAGCTAGTTCTGATTGAAAATCTTTATGGTGATATGGTAACCCGGTTATTTCTTCTATTTTACCCCAAACCAACGTAATCTTTACTCTACCAACTCTACCGATATCTATGTAGTTTCTTTTACTATAAGTTTCGTTAGAATCATGTAACATAATTTGTTTATGTTTAGGATCATAAGTTATTTCATAAAAATTCCTGACATAATCTCTTATTGCGTTTTTTATTGCCATATAAGATAAATATGTTTTTTACTTTTTGAAGTTTAATAACGTCTCAACCTCTTGATTTTTTGTTTCTACGATTGGCGCCCACTCCCCTTTATATGTTATACCTCTTACAGGTTTATTATCAATCCACACGTATTCTTCATCGTCCATACATCTTGGTTTGTCAGTGATTAGATCGTGAAATTTAAACCCATGTTTCCATAACCAAGCAAGGGTTAATCCTTTATCTTTATATTCTCTTGCGGTAAAGAAAACTATTTTATTACCTTCATCATAAAGTTTATTAATTTCTTCTTTGGAACCTTCGTATGGTTTTGCCTCCTTATATAAATGACTGTCTTCATTTTTTATATCGTCACAGACTGTCCCGTCAATATCAATCAAATAAACTCTTTTTTTCATATACCTAAATTGTTTTTATAGTTCATATCCAAAATATAAGTTTTTAAGTTTTTAACTAAAGATTCGGCATCACTTTTTTCATACATTCCAGGATATCTTTCCGCAAGTTGATTTGTTTCTTCCATATCACGACAACTATGTAGTATATCCTGTAACATAGATTTTAACATATGTTCTTTATCATAGTTGTCCTGAATGTTTTTTTCAAATACTTGCCCTTCAAGTTCTTGAGTATATTCAATAAGTTCTTGGACTTCAGGTTTTTCAAGAAGATCAGGTCGTCTACGAAATAGTTGTTTTATGTTTTTCACGTTAAATAATTTAATATTTTTTCTTTTACACCTGATTGTTTAATACCTTCGTTTGATTTTGGTGTCAACACAAAATTATCAATTGCCCACTCATCTTTCCATGGCTCACCAATCTTACCCATATTTAAATCATCTATAGAAACCCAATGAGTAATCTCAGGGTGATCGTGAAGATATTGTTTAATTTCAATAGTTCGTAATTGTTCTGACTCCCATCGTGGTGACCACATAAATAAATTACCATGAACCGTACAATTCTGTATGTTTGGTGTTAACTCAATCGGTCGTTTGATAATACCTTGACTTTCGTAATAATCACCAAGTTCTTCAAGTGTTGCATATAATTTCCAATCTGAACTTACAACAATTTCAGCTCCCGTTTCTTCAAGTATCTCATTAAGAACTTTAACCGCCTTTGTGTCAAAATCATCAAAACGATATTCAACAGGGGCATCTTTTTTTTCCTTACTACTGTCAGGATTTTCACTTCGGTATTTTGCCCATTTTTTTGTTCGTCCACCCCAATTATTGGAAAGACATATAACTCCGTCGTTGTCTAAAAATATAACTTTCATAGTACAAATATAATAAAACTTTTTTAAACAAACAACCCCCCAATATTTCTACTGAGGGGTTTATATGATTTGGTTCAAGTTATTAAAAAAGCTCAAATTTTAAGAGTTTTAAGGTTTAATAAAATGACTTTTGAGTGTTTGAATTTTCTGTTAAAATTAGGACATTACTTAATCACAATCAATTATCAACTATACAGTTTTCTATGTAGAACAAGCCATACTTTTTAACACTATCTTCAAATCATATTATATTGTAGTTGTTGCGTTAAACACATCCAACTCATCTTGAATTTTTTCTACTTTCTCTTCTAACACTTTTACCATTTCATTTCTTACAACTAAAGATATTTCTGAAGTTAAAACTATTTCACTTTCAAGACGGTATCTATCTCTATTTGATTTACCTTCGGTGCAATCCATTTTTTTAAGGGAGGCAATTAAAGATTTTGTTTCTGACATTTCAAAAATCTTATTTAACACGGGTGTGTTTGCTATATGGATTTTAGTTTTTAAAGTCGCTAATTCGTCCATATCAAGTGATATTCTATCATATAGTGTTGCTGGACTATATGGTCTTTTATTACCAACTTCAACTGAGTTGTATTGTTGCATCAACTTAGTATTTTCAGTAATACTTTTGATTAACTTGTTTTTTTGTTTAAGTGCTTGTTTGATATTCATAATGTTAAGTATATAATTTATTTTTTAATATGTCAATTAATATTTAATAACTTTTACACACCAAGGATTAAAAAAGTTATCTGTATCGCATTTTTTTATTTCATGGTAATATGCGTCGTAATATAAATCACCATTTTTGATTTTACCAAACATGGATGGTTTATACATTTCACCACCTATTTCTATCACATCATTTAAATCTGAATGTACTTGACATAATGTTGTATACCAACCTTTTTTATTTACAAGTTTTCCCTCTTTTCCACACAACTCACAAGTTATGGAACTTTCATTGGTATATTCAGAAATAACTTCAAAACCTTTTTTAGGTAACTCGTTGGTATAAAATCTTAGTGTTCCAAATTTCTCTTTAACCTGTATAATTTGTTTGTCCCATCCAAGTTTAATTAAATCCTTAATAAGGTTTTCTATAATACCTAACCAACCGTTACCAACAGAAAAATAACCTCTACTTAAAATTGGTTTCTCGCCAATTCTGTAACCGTTTTCTAATCCATTTATAGATGCTAAAAAATCTTCAAATTCAGCATCAGTTTTATAATTTTGATTCATTTTGTTTTTTTTTCTCCATTTTAATCATAGTTAAAGCATTAAACAATGTGTAATAAGAATCCCAAAAACCACCTCTGTCGTCAAGGAATATATTGGCATATATCTTACCATTTATACCATATGGTTTATCCCACTCCGGATGCATTTTATTAACTCCGTGTACAACAATTCCAAGTTCTTCCACTTGTTGTTTTGCCTTTTCTAATTGGTATTCACTTCTTGCGGTATTAATTAAAAATATAATACCTTCTTTTTGACACTCTAAAATCAAATCAACCATTTTTTTACAGTTGTCTTTAATTTCCTCATTGTAAGGAATAATAGTGTCGTCAAGATCACAACCAATGATAATCTTACCGTTTTTTAACCATTCGGTTGTCAATCTATTTACGTAAAAATTTGCGTGGTGTCTCATTTAATCAATTCTAATAACGTCCATAATTCTTAATTGTGCTAGTAACGCACAACCCCAACCCATAGCAGCAACCCAGTTTTCTGAGTAAATACACATCCCGGTATTAAGGAGGTAAAGTAATGCCAAAGGTATTTCATATTTTCTATTCATAACAATTTTCTTCTTTTATTATTTTTATTTCACCCATTGTTCTTGAGTAATACTCTTCTAAATCGTAACCACTTTTACCACATTCGCAAACTTGCATATCCCATCTTTTATTAGATTGTGATTCGTGTTGTTTGTTACAACTTAAACATTCCCAAGTAACTTTTTTATATTTTCCCATCTTTATTAATTAAAATAACCACCTGTCATTAATAATGTAAAATAAATTCCAACACTAATAAGTGTAACCCAAAAACTGTAATTCCCTGTTCTTTCTTTTCCGTGATAGTGTGCCCCAAATAGTAAGTTAAGGGTTAATAACACTAACATTATTATTTGACTTGTTCCCATATTTTTTTTTATTTTTAATTTATTTTCCAAATCCTACTTTACCACCACCCTTAATTGTTGGTGCCTTTTTTAATCCCTCCAAGTTATCGATAGTCTCCTCAAAACTTCTACCCATAACAATAACCGAAATTACAACTTCTTTCAAATGTGACAATGACATTCCCTCAGTTTTTTTAATCCACTCTTCAATGTTGATGTTTTTTAAATCATCCTCATTTAATTTATGTTCAATGTATGCTCTTCTGATATCATCGTTGGGTAACTCAACTTTATATCGTCTGTCAAAACGAGAAGGTCTATTTGTTATTCGTTCTTGTAATTTTTCAGGGTAGTTGGTTGTTGCTATATAAACAACCCCCTCAATTTGTTTAACACCATCAAGAATGTTTAATAGTCTTGCCGTCTGATATCTATTTTCGCCAGCAAGTGAATCAATATCCTCCAATAGAACAACTAACGGTCTGTTTGGTTCAACCTTTCTGAATGTTGCAATGAATGATGTAAATCTATCAACGTCTTCCTCATCTTTAACATTTATAACAATACCGTCTTTCTCAATTAACTGCTGAGAAATTAATTGTATAATTCCTGATTTTCCACATCCTGGTTCACCATACATCAGGATTCCTCGTTTGTGTATGTAATTGTATTTTTTATAATTTTCAGCCCTATTCCAAAAGTTATCAATATCTTTTAAAATGTCGGTAATCTCATAAGATGGTAGATGATACAACTCGTCTGTCTTGAATGGTTGTTTTTTCAAAGTATGTGTTTGTAAATTTCCATTCCAACCAATTTCATAAACACCGGCAGGGACTTTAGGTACTGTAACGTAAGCCGGAGCATATTCATCATTTTTTAAGTTACTCCAACAAGAAGGAACATCAACATCTTTTTTTTCTTCGTTGTTTGGAATATTTATTTTTTTACGGATGATTGGTTCTTCTTCCTCAGAATAACCTGTATATTCAATAGCCTCATCAATATATTCTTCGCTCATGTTATTTCTTTTTAAAATTTTTTTTAATTCTTCTTTCCATTCCATTTTTCAATTTTTTCCCAATCGTCTTTTTTTACAGCAACTCTTACACCATCAATGGTAAAGAATACCTCATTAGGAAAAACCATAGGATCTTCTATTTTTTCAGGGTTTATTTTTATAGAATTATAATAAACCCCCTCATTTGCAAATCTAACTAATACTTCAATCTTTTCCATTTTTATTATTAAATGCTGACATTATCATACCATATTCTAAAACTATCAAAATAACTCTACCCCATATACTGGTTAATAACCACCAATTAAACGGATTTAAATCAAAATAAATTAAAGAGAATATAGAATACCAAACAAAATTAAAAACAATTAATTCTGTGATTTTTAAACCTAAAGGTTTTTCTTTTTTATCTAAGGACATAACTATGAATAATAATTAACACTTCTTCAATTCTATCAGTTTTCATAACAATAGCTCGATCTTCTTTAACAACTATATCCATAATTCCAAGATCCTCTTTTAATCTATCGGATTGTATTTTAACTTCTTTTTTTGCGTCACCCTCATTTTTAAAGAACCCAAAATATGAGTCACAATTTCCTGTTTTGTCACATACTCCATAAATAATTTCTCTTGCTGGTTGTATCATAATTTTAATTTTTTATAAGTTTAATAAAAAAAGGTGACTCTATCAATGAGAGTCACCAACATTATTTTTTTCTCCGTATATTAAGTAGTCAGGGTTTATTACTTTAGATACTTTTCTACGATCACCAGTTACAGATTTCACAACTATACCTTCATGTGGTACTTTACCCCCTTCTATGTTGTTATTAAACACAAAAGTATCTTGTATCTCTTTAACCCATATACCTTTGTATAGTAACTCAACTTGTGGTAATTGTAGACAATCAAAGTGTACTGTTTCATTTATGTATGGTTGGTACACTCCATCAACTTCAACATCAAATCCTGCGAATTTAACATCGGTCAAACCGTACTCATAGTTTTTTTGTATACCAGCCCCGTATATCTCGCCGTATATAACAACACCTTCATTTAAGTCAGTTGGTTCGTAAGTATCTTTTACGTGATCCCACAACTTACCTCTTATGTCGTAAGTGTTCGCCACAGTTTTCCATACATCAGTATCGTAAAACCCTTGTGAATCAGAACCCTTCTCAACGTTATGAGAACCATAAACATATTCAAATGCTGCCCATTGATTTCCAAAGAACATTTTAACACGATCCCATATAGATAGTTTTTTCTTTCTAACTATACCGTAACGAGCATTAGTTCCATGAAGTTTACGAGTTATAACAACTTCATCTTCCTCACTGAACATATCAGGTACGTTCTTTTGGTTAGGGAACTTGTAGTAAACTTTGAAGTTAGGGTTTTGGTGGTATTTTATTTTACGTCCACCAACACTTAACTGAACGGTTTTAACTGGTGGTTCGTATTTAGTTATACCAAGTATTCCCATCATATCATCACCTTCATTAACGTTGTTCTCCAATGATTTTGGTGCCAAGTATTTGAATGGTATTAATAAACATTCAGAGTAAACACCTCGAAGTTTAACGGTACGAACTCTTTGTCCTTTACGAAGGTAGTTAGTTACTTCCATCAAGTCAGATAAAGCTTGTGGTATTACCGCATCAGTAGTTGCAACAACAACCTTATCGTCTACTTTGTATTCGCCTTTCTTGGTTATGGCGTTCCACCCACCAACAGTAACTAACTCTATGTTATCGGCGTTTGGTATTTCAGATATAGAACCTATCTTACCAACATATGCAACACTATTTAAATTTTCCATTTTTATATATTTTCAAATTCTTTTTTTACTGAATCTATTTCTTCTTTCAATCTTTCAAGTTCTTTAGATATCATTTCTTTAATAGCACCTTTGTTATAAAGACTAACCTCATCTTTTCTTGGAAAAGACCCCCCTATTGAGTATCCAATTGTTACACCTAAAGAACAAGATTTTAACGCAGATTCTAATTTATACTTCTGTCTTTCCAACCTATCAAGTTCTTCTTTAATTTTTTTTGCTTGTTCAAATTTTTCTAATTCCATCAATCTTTCATTTTTAAACCCGGTGTTAATAATAAAGCCCAAAGACAATTACCATTTTGAGTAACGTACACTGCGGCTCCTATCAATCCGAAGAAACCTAAATAAATTAAACTAATTCCTAAATATTTCATACCACAAATATATAAATAATTTTTCTATTCGTCACTATCTTCTTCAAGATAATTTATTTTCATAGATCTTGGTTCAGTAAAGTCCCACTTCTTACTTTCAAACTCTGTGATCCATTCACTAACATCTTCTCTTGTCCAATGTGGAGCAAAAGAAGGACGATACTTAAATGGTAAATTTTTACTTTCATCCCACTCATCAAGTCGTTTTGTTACATCTTCAATAAGGTTTTTAGTCTTAGTGTGTTTAATCCACTCTCTGTAATCATCCTCGGATTTAATAAACATAACATCACCATAATTATAAAACTCCATTTCAGGAAATTCTAAATTAGGGTTGTTGGTATAAACATCAACAATACCATTGTCACCGTAATATGAATCACAAAGTTCTTTTAAACCATATATACTACTTGGTCTTTCTTCCCAAACACTACCGAACTGACGAACAGAACAGATATACAAATACCCATCTTCATAAGAATTTATTTTATATTCAATTTTATTTCGTAGTGAAATAAGTTCGTCCATTGTTAGTTTTTCTAAATTCATATTGTTCGTGTACTGTTTGCGTTTTAAATTAATCTCATTTTTTCAACTATTTCTTCAGGTGTTTCTTTAACTTCAGATACCGAACCATTATGCCCTACTTTAGTGAGTTTTTCAATGATTGGTTTACCTTCATAATATTTGTCCCCCATTTGTCTTTCATAGAAGTAATCAATTTTATCAATATTGATGTAAATCGGTTCATCGTTTTTATATGATGTTAATTTAATTAGTTTCATATTACAAAGATAAATGTTTTTTTGCGTTTTCTAAAAATTTCTCAATATTTTCTTTTCCTGCAGGATTTGCCGAATGAACCAAATATTTTGGTAATGGTACGTTCTTGTTTACACAATACTCAACAAGGAACTTTGCACAATCAAGTCCAGTTTTTTCCATAGAACCAAATTTCATATTCATTTCATCTTCAGACATACCTTCATAATCTTCAGGTTTAAAGTCATAGTGAAAATCAGCCAAGTCGTGATCAAAAGATACAAACTCAGGAACACCATTATCTTCAATGTATTTGACAAACTCATCGTGGTTTGTTACTATATCCCAATCATTCTCCCAATAAAATTTATTGAATGATGACGGTATTAATCTTATTGCGTCTTTTGGAATTCTGAAGTCATCCAAAAATAATTTATTATTTTTCATTTGTATATTTTCTTAATAGTTTGAATATCTCTGTAATATCTGTAAATTCAGATGGTGGACTATCGTTTCTACCAGGAAGAAAGATTATTGTAAATCCGTGATTTCCTTCAAATCTTTCAGTCACTCTTTTACCGCAGATTTCAGTAATATAAACCCAAGGAAAGTTCCCTGATAGTTTTACATCAATTCCAATTTTTTTCAATCTTTCTACAAATACTGTGATTTTATCTCCAGTTAGTTTTGTACTTGTTTCTGTTTCCATTTCTGTATATGTTCCAAATTTAGTTTCTTTTATTTTCATACTAGAATTTTTCCATTCTTTCCAAACATCAAAGTCTTTAAGTTTTTCTAAAAACTCATTATCCATTTCTTTGGCTTGTTCAATTAC